GGCAAACAGAATAGCCGACAACAACCTACAGTCAAACGGCACCTCTTACGCTAATGGCTTGGCGCAGGCCGATAGATGCGATTGCGTGGAGCCAACAAAGACGTGGTCATGGTCGGTATCTATGAATAATGATTGCATGAGCCATGAACAACTTGTCACATCAAGAGGATTTACGATTACGTATAATAATCAATGTGGTAGATCTATATCTGGTTCTGTGAGTGGTATAGGATATACACAAAACGGAGAAGAGCAGGTCAATAGCGCTAGCTTTACAATTCCCGCAGGATCCGGAACCAAGAGTGGAAGTGTATATTTTAGCCGAGAAGTGGTATGTGGAGATGTAACAATCTCTGGTCATGATTCAGGTAATTGTTGACAATCACTGCTGTTATGGTTTTTAATAAAAAGGAGAGACTTATCAGCCTCTCCTTTTTTTGTTATACATCAGAATCTTAACAGTTTCCAGATCCTCCTCCAGAAACACTTATAGACCCACATTGTACTCCTGAATCAAAACCTATGACACCGGTTTTTTTACCAGACCCAGTAGGTATGCTTACGGTAGTACTTCCAGCCGTAACGGTTTGTCCATGATCATCCCTACCAGTAACAGTTACAGTTATTGATTTAGATGATCCACATTGATTATTGTAAGACACTTCATAGGAGCACCTTAATGCAGATGTAGAACCAGACAGACCATTACAAGGATCACCACTCAGCATAGCGTTGGCGCTCCACGTCTTTGTTGGCTCCACGCAATCGCATCTATCGGCCTGCGCCAAGCCATTAGCGTAAGAGGTGCCGTCTGACTGTAGGTTGTTGTCGGCTATTCTGTTTGCCTCCTCCTTGGTGCAGGCGGTATATTTACCAGCGATTTGCTTATAACTGATAGTCTTAGGAGTACAGTTGCTAGGACAGTTCGTAGCCTTGACATTTCCCCATCGGTCATCATTACCAACCTTAGAAGGACATTTCTTAGCATCAACAACAGCCTTGAGATTGGCCTTAGTGCCAGAATAAACGTCATAAGCGGCGCTAGACGCAGCTTTAGTCGTGCTCCTGCAATATTCTCCGGCAGAAACAACCTTCATAGGGCTACTAGGAGCGCATACATCACCACATTCGCCCGAACATCCCTTACATACCTCATTAGTATAGATCGTATAATCATAAGGGTTACAGCAATGCTCGCCACCATTCTGCCAATATCCCGTAGGATCGCACTCGCTAGAATAATGCTCCTCGCTATTACCATTATTACACCTACTATTATCCATATGGTATGTATTATCACATCCGCATCCACAAGATCTGGAATCATACTCAATCACCTCGTCTTGATCAGAAGCAGAGGAACAAGGATTGGTTTGACTCCTTTTCTTACGATAGGTACACCCGTCGCAATAATAACTCCAATTACCATAAGTAGGAGTATCATCATCGTCGGCGCAATCACCATTCTTATTAGCGTAAGCTTGAGCGGCGGTCTTAGTCGCCGTATCATTCTTGAAAGCGTTTTGAACCTTGCTGTCGGCATCCGCCTGAGATACGGTAGATGTCAACGCTGACAACCCTAAGGCACTATAAGGAACGGATAGAGCGACACCATGTTTACATGTACCACAATTATCCTTATAAAATGTAGCGCTTCCAGTACCGGTCCATACACAAGTTCCATGTTGGTTAGCGTAATCCTGTCCCTTCTGGTCTAAGATCTGCTCGGCCTTGCTTCTGGCATCAGCCAAAGAAACCTTGCTGGTGATAGGCGTACCGCCGTTAACCTGCGTAGAGGTCACTGTTATTCTCTGACCAACCCCGCTTCCGGCGCAATTGTTCCTATAGAAGTCACGGCTTGCCACGTAAGTCCATGTACATCCTCCATTCTTATTGGCGTAAGCCTGACCATCAGATCCACGAACCGCGTTCTCAGCCTTCTTGTTGGCGTCAGCCAAGGAAACGGTGGAGGTGTACGGGTGTCCCGGAAGCTTGCTGCTACTTACGGATACCATGTCGCCCACGCCGCCGTCAGCGCAATTGTTCTTCCTAACCTGTCCGGTATAGCTTCCTGTCCACGTACAAGTACCCTTCGAGTTAGCCACGGCCTGACCCTGAGAGTTCACGGCGGCCAATGCCTTGGCGTTAGCGTCAGCCTGAGATACGCATGACTTGAACTTACCATCAGAGCTAGGAGCCGGATCTGTAACATCATTCTGAGTCACAGTAACAGAGCTTCCAACTCCACCATCCGCGCATTGACGGGTGAAGGCCTTAGATGCCGTACCAAACCAGAAGCATGTCTTATTACCACCAGCTATATACCGCTCTTGATTCTCAGGATCAGTGTAGCAGGTATTGGTATTACGTTGATGTAATTTAGAGATACAGTCCTTACATACGGTCTCGATAGTCTCCCATACCGGTTGCTCGGTCTTCGTATGGCACGTATCATCGTAGTTCTTGTTGACGAACGCCTGACCCATTCTGTCGATATAGGCCTTAGCCAAAGCGTCTGCCTCTTCCTGAGAACGGGTTGAGGTAAAGAACTGACCCATAAGATCCGGGGTTACGGTGATAGGATCTGCATACTGACAAGTAGGACACTTAGGAGTGAACTCCTTGCTATAATTACCTACATATATCTTCAGTTCGTCGCAAGTACCACGATCGTTGGCTATAGCCTGACCTTGCGCCTTGACAGCGGCCTTGGCAAGCTCATCGGCGGCGAACTGGCTCTCGTATGAGTAGAACGGACCTCCGGTCACGTCAGCCTCAGTAACGGTAACCGAAGACGGGATAAGACCAGACGGACAGTTGTTCTTCTCGAACGCCTCGCTATAATGACCGGTGTACTTAGGAGCCTCATGGCAAGTACCACGCTCATCGGCGATCTTCTGACCTTGATTCATGACAGCGGCCATAGCGACTAAGTTAGCCTCATCCTGCGATACGCAAGACTGGAACGGATGGCCATCGACCATATCCTGTGTCACGGTGAACGGATCTCCTATCTGATTAGCTCCACAATTGCTCTTAGTGAACTCGAAGCTAGCCCTACCGGTATACATAGTAGCGTTAGAGCAAGTACCCTTGGTGTTAGCCAAAGCCTGCCCTTGAGCCTGTACGGCGGTCATGGCCATAGCGTCAGCGGCGGTCTGGGAGTCGTTAGACTGGAATGGGTGTCCTTCTACCATATCTTGGGTGATCGTCACCTTAGATCCGATCTTACACTCACCACAGTTGTTTCTCGTGAATTCCAAGGAAGCACGGCCGGTGTACGTACAAAGGGCGTGGATATTGGCAAGGGCCTGTCCTTGGGCGTCAACGGCGGCCTTGGCCTTGTTGTTGGCATCCTCCTGAGATACGGTAGACGTGAACGGATAACCGTCAACCATCCTATCATTTACCGTATAAGTACCACCAGTGCCAGTGCCACAATTGTTACGGGTAAACGTACGTGTATAAGTACCGGTATATACAGGCACCTTCTCGCACTTACCTTTCACGTTAGCCACATCCTGACCTTGAGCCTCGACGGCGGCCTTAGCCTTATTGTTGGCATCCGCCTGTGATACGGTAGACCTGAAGTCTCCGGTAACCATCGTCTCATCCACGACAACCTTGGTGCCGTATTGGGTCTCATCACAGTTATTACGAGTGAACTCCTTATTATACCTACCGTAGTAGATCGTCTTCTCCTTACACTCACCTTCTAGGTTGGCTTGTTGCTGGGCGTTAGCCTCAAGATCGGCCTTAGCCTTATTATCAGCATCCTCCTGAGAGATAATAGAGAAGTACTTACCGGCCGCAACGACATAAGTATAAGGTTGACCAGTATGGAACTCGTCGCAATTATTTCTCGTAACTGTCTTCTCCATCCTTACGTTATAGTAGACGTTAGTCTGACAGTCGCCACGCTCGTTGGTGATAGCCTGACCTTGCGCCTCCACAGCGTCCTGCGCCAGCTTATTGGCGGCATCCTGCGATACCGTAGAAGTGAACGGATATCCAGAACACATCTTCTCGTCCACAGTGAAGTCAACAGGAGTAGAACCCTCAGGGCAGTTGGTTCTCTGGAATACCTTGGAGTACGATCCGGTAAATACCGGTATCTTCTCACAGTTACCCTTGATATTCGCTATATCCTGACCTTGAGCCTCGACAGCAGCCCTTGCTAGGCTATTAGCGTCTTCCTGAGACACGATGGATCTGAAGTCCCCTGTAACCATCGTCTCATCGACAACCACATCAGTACCGTATTGGGTGGAGTCACAATTGTTACGGGTAAAGGTCTTACTAAACTTACCATAATAGATATTCTCCTTAGGCTTACACTCACCCTCCAAATTGGCTTGTTGTTGACCGTTCTTCTCAATATCCTCAAGAGCCTTCCTATCGGCGTCCTCCTGAGAGATGGAAGATACGTACTTGCCCTCAGGAATGATATAAACATATTCCTGACCGTCACTGAACTTATCGCAATTATTACGTATAAACGTCTTTCTCTGCTCCTCGTTATACCAGATATCGGTTATACACTCACCATGCTCGTTGGCGTATTTTTGACCGTTCAGGGCTATATCCTCCATAGCCTTGGCGTCTGCGTCCTCCTGCGAGATAAACGACTTGTAAGTCCTTTCCTCGACCGTATACAACACCACCGATCCATGTTGGTTGGCCAGACAGTCGTCCTTGGTGAACGGCTGAACCATCTTGATATTATAATAAACGGGCTTGGCGTCTTGGGCTATCATATACTCCTTGACAATATTACCGTCCTTTGACGTTATACGGAACTTAGCCGTACAGATCTGACCGGTATAATTAGCCTTGTATACGATATTAAGCTTATTATCGCCTACCCCATGGCTCTTGTCGTTAATGGCAAAGCAATTACCCTCGACACAATTCTTATCTATTTCCCTTGCCATATTATCCTTCAGTTATTCTCCATGAAACATCATCTCCGGCCTCTACCCTCACGATTTGGGTATCACCATCCTTATTAAGCGTCAACCTTTGCGGATCCACGTTGAAGGGTGGTTCCGGCTCCGGCTCACTACCATCACCGCAAGTGCAACATACCAGCTCGATATCATACTCGGTATTGGACTTGATATCGATGACAACCTGACCGTTCTCGCTAGTCACGTTATCGAAGTCATGATCAAGTATGATATAAGGTATATCATTAGGCTGTTGATTGATATTAACAACCTTACCGTTCAAGACAAACATCTCATGATGCTGTTCGTTATCCATATTCTTAGGCATAGCTATGACAAAGCTAGCCTCATACAAATCAGTAGCTCCGGGATCCTCAGGATCGGCATACACTATATATCTGCTATCCTCTTCCGGGACCTTCATGGATAAGCCGTTCACGTTCATGGAGACTATATAAGACTTGCTCACCGAGCCACCAAGGGTAAGGCAGGAAGCCTTGACCGAGGCGGAGTTGAGCTTGGCGTTGATGGTCGCCGTCCCGCCCTCCATGTCGAACATGATACTGGTAGGATCCACGCTTACCCGCTCTATACCCTTCTGGGTTATAGTAGCGAGTTTCGTAACCTTGCCTTTCTCGACCGCCACGTAAGTCTCCCTAGGCAACCTACCCATCCATCCCGGCTCTACCTTGATAGCCACCTTGTCGGGGCCGGTACCGGAAATCTTGTCGTAGGACACCCATGAGGAGCCTTGCTCGATCTTGGCAAGAATATCTTTTAAATTACTAGCCATATCACTCCGCTTGCGTTATAGTCCATTTATCACTCTTACCTACGATAATCTCCAAAATCTGCTCACCACCCTCAGGAGGATACTCGAAGTTAGTAGGCTTAATCTCAAATACGCTGGCGCCTCCACAACCAAGATCACAGATCATATCCGGCAACCATCCCTCCTCAAAAAAACGCTCTATAAGCTCCCTTACGGCCTCTGATAAAGAATCAAGCTCTAACCTATCTACCGGGATAGATCCTTTCTTGAGGGTCTCACCACATACCCAACCGTCACACTCAGAAGCCAAGACCGTATCGTACACTCTCTTAGCCATAGCACGAAGTATTTAAAATATTACTATTCAATGTAGTATATACGATATTAACATCAGTGAACTCATCACCCATGCAATATTTCTTCTTAAACTTAACGGATCTACCAGAAACGACATACCCGTCATTAGGGACGATAGTACCACAATAGGTAACGCTGAGCACATTCAACGGCTCGTATCTTAATCTGACAGCCTGAACACCCTTGAACGAGTCACGCTGGATGGACGCCGTGGCGCCAGATACGGCAACCAGCTTCCTTACCAGAGACTCGATTACGCTATTCATGCCATCACCGTTCCTGATGTCTGCCTCAGGGAACGACTGACCGTCATATATGATCTGGGAGCTGTAGATACTACACTCATTCCCCGGTCTATATTCCGGTTTACATGGATTACAATTTTTCATATTATCAAATTAATTTATTGATCATTCTTCTCAACTCGGATATCTCGGCATCCCTATCCCGTATAGCCTTTATCATAGCGTTAAGGGTATCGGACATATCGCAATTAGGGGATAATCCCAATGATTCCACACGTACCTTATCACCTGGATAAATACAATCGGTACTCATGTACGTAGAGCACGGTACTTTCGTATCGTCTACAGTAGGTCTGTATTGTTTTTTGTTGCAACCATTCATTACCACGTCTCCTCTTCCGTATCGTTATCCCCGCCGCTACCACCGGCGTTGACAAGCTCGTTTATAATCTTCTTCAAATCCAGAACCTCACGATGGTATAAATCTATCTGCTTATCCCTAGACGCTATAATACGCCTCAATGAGTCTATAACGACAGAAATGTCATTACCTTTCTCTATACCATCCGCTACCAACTCATCGCCTGAGTATAAGACACATTTATCATACAAGGTTATAGGACATCCATAACCAACACAAGGTTCGTCCTGACAATCCCGATCGCAAGGATCACAAGGATCGTTAGGGCATTTGTTAAGAAACCTATCTATCTTAACGCCATGACAACACTCCTCGGGACGCTCCCGTGAATGATCATGGCAACAACCACCTGAATTACACATATGAATAATATTAATGTTTTTAGCAAAGATACTTATTTGGTTTAATAATAAGACAACAAGGCGCATGAAACAATAGGAGGTAGAGACCATAAGCCCCTACCTCCAAACACTAATCTATAAATTATGGAAAAACAAAAAAAGGCATTATCACCAATAACACTGATCTTCTTGATCGATATTCTCAATCCATTTCTCGCACTCAAGATTAAGATCAGCGTACTCCTGTCCCTCTACCATCAAGACCTCACGAGCCTTGGCGTTGGCATCCTCAACCGATATCCAAGACCTAAACCTGTTGGCTTTGATAGAATAATATACCTTACCGGACTTATATCCGAACGGACATATCTTCTCGAACCAATCACCGATCTTCGTATTATAGAATACAGGAGAGCAACTACCCTCTGCGTTAGCCTTCTCCTGACCTTCTTTCATGAACTTCCTATAGGCTAACGTATCGGCGTCTATCTGGGATATATCGGATATGACATCTCCAGCTGGTAATTCATATACAATACCTTCCTTGCCTGATTTACCAGCCTCGCAATCGTTCTTATAAAATAAGCCACGAAGAGGCTGTGAGGCCCAGTCCTCGCAGCAAGCCCCGACGGAGTTGGCCTCCCCCTGCCCGATCCGCCCAAGCTCCACCCTAGCCTTATCATTGGCATCTTTCTTGGATACGTAAGAGACAAACCTACCTTTCTCTACACATACCTGTTCCTTAGATCCCTTACCGCTTACGCAATTGTTCTTAATAAACTCATCGCATACCTGATCATTATACCATACGGACGGTATTATGTCGGCATATGTGTTGGCGTAGTCCTGACCGTTGGCTTTGATATCATCCTCAGCCTTGTTGTCAGCCTCCTCCTGCGTATCGCCAAAATAGACGTTGGCCGGGACCCTGTAGTCAACAGAGCCGCCCACGTACCCGGCAGGAGGGTTGTTTCTGGTGAACGTCCGTACTATTTCTTTATTACTGTATATCATTACGATTCACTTTGTTACAAAGATAGATATTTTATCAATATGAGACACATAACCGTAAATGCAAATATACAGTTACCTAATCATTAGTTTTTTTGGCAAAAAAAATGGAAGGTGATTATATACAACTTTACACTACAAATATATAGATTATTTTTATATATAAATAATAATCTATATATTTGTGCCATGAGATTAGTCGAACAACATATAATCAAGCAAAGCTCAATCTATTACAATGAGATTCAAGATCTGTTGCATAAGTGCAAAAACTTATACAACAAAGGATTGTATGTTGTTAGGAAACATTACTTTCAATATAAGGATGATAATACCGTTAAGTATAAATACCTCAACTACTACTCTCTTGAAAAGAAGTTAAGAATAGAAGATGACGTTGACTATCGTGCTTTACCGTCACCGGTAGCCCAACAGGTACTTATGATGGTCGACCAGAATTTCAAGTCCTTCTTCAATCTTCTTAATAAGAAGGGTAGAGGTGAGTATTCCGAGAAAGTAAGAATACCTAAGTATCTTGATAAAGATGGGATGTTTATGGCTGTTTTTCCGACAACGGCTTTTTCTCAGAAATGGATAAAACAGGGTATTGTTAAGTTACCGAAACAATTCTCTTTTACTACAAGAACCAACAAACATGATGTCCAACAACTTAGATTTATACCTAAAAACGGATATATTATGCTTGAGATTGTGTATAATAAGAAAGAGAAATATCTTATGTATGATAACGGTAATTACCTTGGTATTGATCTTGGACTTAACAATCTTGCATCTTGTGTATCAAATACCGGTTCCTGCTTTATCATCAACGGTAAGCCTCTAAAATCTATCAACCAGTATTATAACAAAAGATTAGCATTCTTAAAATCCAAGTTAAAAGACAATAAACATACTTCAAAACAAATCAGGTTATTAACCAACAAAAGGAATAACAAGATCAAGGATTATCTGCATAAAGCCAGTAGGGTATTGATTAATCACGTAGTTTCTAATGGTATTAATACGATCGTAATCGGTCATAACAGATGCTGGAAACAAGAGATCAATATCGGAAAACGAAATAACCAGAATTTTGTATCTATTCCTTTTAATATGTTTATCTCAATGATATCATATAAAGCTACACTTGAGGGTATTAATGTTAAGATCGTTGAGGAATCCTATACCTCAAAATGTAGTTTTTTGGATAACGAGAAGATTTGTAAGCATGAGGAATATGCTGGAAGACGTATCAAACGAGGATTATTCAAGACATCTTCCGGCAATATTATTAACGCCGATATCAATGGTGCGTTTAACATCATTAGAAAATCGGCAAAAGAAGCCTTCGATGTAAGTACCTTACCAGAAGGTAGAGGGTTTTGGTGGAACCCGGTACGGATTTCCGTATAAATGTATATTGTTTTACGCTTTTGGTGTAAAATAGAATATAATCACCTTGCCGTATACCATCGTAATTCACTTTGACACAAATATACGATTAAAATCCAAATCACAAAGGAAGAGCCTTTTTGCTTCTCAAAACCTTATACAAATAATCCCTTAACTGTTCTTCAGTAGTTATATATCCAAACTCAATCATCTTGGCTATATCAATTTCCAGTTCCATCAATTCTTTAGCCTTAATCTCTTCACCTACGGAATTTCTTATCATGGTCTCATGAAGACCATAAACGATAATATTTACAGACCTAGCTAAATCCTGTACCTTATCTTTAAATCTTGACGAATCTACAATCTTAGATAAAGCAGAAGACATTCTCTTGTAAGCATCACCAGCCTTATCCCTGTAATCTATAAGCTGATCATGAACAAATCTAATAACTTGAACCTCAAACCTTGGATTTATCCACATAGCAAACTTGATAAACAAAAACGGGTGCATCCATACTTGCTTCTTAGGTCTTCCAGATTTACCATGTTCTTTTACAGTAGACTTCTTAACTAATTGATTATCAATTTTTGGGCATTTTTGCCCAAAACTATTAATAGATAAATCTTCTAATAACGCATCAATAAACTCCTTTGTTTTAGTCGAAGATAAAAACACATCCATCTTCCTTTGCTCATTCCCTTCCAAAGAGTTCCATTGCCTCACCAACTCATACGCTTCAAAATAACCATCACTCGTTCTTTGAAAAACGTTAAAATCACCCATCTTTCTTGTTAAAACATTTACTGTCTTCATTTTTTAATCTAATTTTGAAGTTAATAATTAATTACTTTATGTCCGCTCCCTCGCGAGAGTCGGCGGACATACAAAAATAGCCAATCGGGATGATAAACACAAACCGATTGGCTATTTTTAATATCCCAAAATCAGGACATTAATCACCCATTGCAGATCTTATCCTCAATAGCGTAAAGGATTTTAGCGACAGTCTTATCGCCATTTATCTTCACGCAAGACTCGCCAAGATCCCGGACATCTATGGCCTCCCTAATACGGGTAAGCTCGTCATATATCTCCTCTATCACGTCAGAGATCTTGACATACTCCCATCACTAAAGCAAATGGGATTCTTGGATACAAACGCAAGAAACCCCGATATTACTATCGCTGGAATTACTCTTGCTCTCCAATTCGGAAATGCCCTTCCGAAGTATATTACGGGCTGCAAGAATATCACGGTCGTTGATTGCGCCGCACGACGGGCATACCCACGTGCGGTCGCGTAACGACAAGTTTTTATTAACAAGCCCGCATTCACAAGTCTTTGAGGAAGGATACCATTTGTCAATCTTATGTACTATCACTCCATACTTTGAAGCGATATACGTAAGTTAGTTAATAAAAGAAGAATGACTAAGATCGGAAATCTTCTTTCCCCACAAACGTTTCATTCCTTCAATGTTTAGATCTTCAATGAAAATATAATCATATTGTTTGCATAATTCATGAGCTAATTTCCATTGAAAATCAGATCGAAAATCGTTTATTTTACGATACGCTTGTTGAAGTTCAAACAGTCTTCTTTTTCTATTATTGGATCCTTTCTTCGCATTAGAAAACTTTCTATTTAGTTTTCTAATCTTGTTTTGATATTGCTTGAAGAATAGTGGAGAATTGATTTTACTACCATCGCTTTTAGTTAGGTAAGTTTTCAGACCAAAATCCAATCCTAAAGATGCACCATCATATGTCTTTCTGTAAGAGTTTGCAGGATTGTAATCTGTAACTATAATCAAACTAAAACGATAGCAGGTTTCTCTGACTATCCTTATTTGTTTAACATTACCTTCATATGTTCTACTGTATGAAAACTTAAAACGTTTCTTTCCTTTGTTGATTGTAAGGATATTACCGTTTAAGGTAAAACCTCCTTGTTTAAAAACAAAAGAGTTGAAACAATCTGATCTTTTAAACTTAGGTGGTCTCTTTGATTTTCTTTTAAAGAAACGATTATAAGATTCATCAAGACGTTCAAGTATTTCTTGTGTTGTTTGAGAATGAAGAAGATTTCTTTTAATTCTTTTAGCAAAATGCTTCTTCATTTTACCAATTGAGATATATTTCCCAAACAACTTGTAATACCTACGCTGTATAGATAAAGCGTGATTCCATACAAAACAACATTCACGAAGCATTTTATCAAGATACTTCGTTTTCTTGGAATGATAGATGTTGTATTTGTAGGTAATCATTTTTTTATTTACAATTTTGATTCAAAATTAATCAAACCAATTCATCCACCTCCTAAAGTATGGTGGTTTTGTTGGTTAAATAATCATAACGCACTCATCAGAGTCCTTATACTTTGACCACTCTGGGAGATCGCCCTCGTAAGGCACACAAGTGGACGGAGCTATATGTGAACAACTGTATTTTTTCATGCCAGTAACTTATTAACACGTTCCTTTAACGATCTTACCTCATCCGGGCATAACCCGCAATCATTATCGCATAATGATCTTTGCAGACGAATTATCTTGCCCCAATAGGATACATCGGGTTTGTCCCCGATCCTATACCTATGATACCTCATGTATCTACCCCACTGGCAAGAAAGCCATTCATCTACGACCTTACATAGATCTATTCTATCAAGATTTGATATAGATTGCGCGCCCATCTAGTATCTCCTTTCTCATTTCTTGTACCTCCTCGTCAGGCGGGCATCCATATGGCAGGTTCTTGATCCACTCACGGATCTTCTTCTGCATGTTGAGATAGACGATACCCACGTCACCTATGGTACGGGTCTGTTTGTATATGCTCACCACGTCACGCTCCATGGTCTTCAACGGATCAAGCATAACCATACAACCGGCGGTGCTCCTAGAAGCGTATTCCATATCGCTAACAACGGTAGAGGAAGCACGATTCATCATACTTCTCTCAATTCTTTCTCTCTCGGCCCTTAATGCCTTTTCCCTACAAGTATTACAACCCACGACTAAATATTTTTATGTTTAACAATCCACGCAATTGGTAGCCATCTCAAGAAGCTCTCCGACACGATCAATGATCTCATGAGCCGCCTCTATATTGTCCAACCTAACGTTAGCCTCCGCTACGACCATAAGTGTCTCCATCTCCTGTATCTTATTTATAAGATCCTTATCCTTGTCCTCGCATAGGATATCAGTCTTAATCCATAGCCGATCAAGACGCCTGCGTATAAGATCCGTCTTAAGATACTTGCGACTGAAATTGTAAGTGGAAGGGCTACCTATGATCTTGATATCATATATACCGTCTGGGAGGTCAAGGTATTTGACATTACAATCATCGTAATTAAAGCAATTGAGGCCTAATGTTAGGCTAGTAAAGGTATTGACCTGATTCTTGCCAAGGAACAACGTAACGGGGTCAGACATGCCCGGCGTAGTGATCTCGATGATCGCCTTCCTATCCTCCAGCAGCCCCCACTCGGACTCATCCAGTACCTGCAATACCTTTGGATCACGTGTCTCTAGCACCTGAAATGACAACCGAATATCATTCATATTAACCTTCTTATCGTACCGGCACAAGCTATCGTCATAACGGGCTTGCATATCAAGATCCGGGATATCGGTATAATATGTCTTGACCTCATGCCCGTTGATAAATACAGATGTTATCTGGCAAACATGAGACCTAGCGACATCGAAAAACACCATCCTTACATTACCCTCATAATCAACGCCAGATGTCGGGTATGTCAATATCTGGGTATTATACTCACCATCGTTACGTCTAGCCACGACAGTAATAACGATAGGTTTCTCTATATCGTAATCATCCATGATAATCCTAGCGGCGAACTTATCATGAATTATCTTCGGTATGATATTTATCTGGTTCATATTAATATCTTTTTCACAAAGATACTAATTTGAACAATATAACAAATGAAGCTACAAGATAAGAGCTGCAAGTAGATCTTCCTCACTAAGAAGAATACCTCCATTAATAGCCATAAACATGGCTATATAAAGATAAAGAGACTTAAGATCATAGGTGAGCATCCTACTTCTAAGAGCCACGATAAACCTATTAAGGTCGGTATTATCTCCAGCTACCGACATATAACTTTTAAAAAGAAAAGTACTGTATATAGGATCGGATATAGATAAACCAACATTATTATAAGATATATCACATACCTCTACCCACAATCTAATAGACTTAATAATCAAATCCTTTATAATTGACTTATTTAGCATACATCCAAATCTTACCAAAGCCACGATGTCACCCCACTTCTGACCAGAAACATCCCTTACGACATACATAGATCCGTTTAACGGGTCTTTCACAATAGATGATAGAACATTCTTACATCCAATAGAATCGGATAACTCTTGAATGTTAAACATATCGTTATCATGATTAAAGATAACAGATATATCACCACCTCTTACGACGCTTAAATTATCCATCACGAATCCTCCATAAAAGAACAAACATCAAAACAATCATCAAAAGAACAGAAATCAGGAGCATATCTCTTCTTCCCGTTCTCTATATCAGAAGCAGTCCTATCAGCAAAAGCCCTTAACTCCAATAAGCTTACACCTAAAAAATCTAATGCCGATTTCAGATACTTATACAAGGATGAGATCTTCATTTCTTTAAATCCCTCATGATCCAGGCGTTTGTTGAATTTACTAAAAAGAGTCTTATCATTTCTCCCATCAGCCCTATTGCCATTATTCTTAAGCCTACCGTTTGACTTAACAATATTCCTTATACTATTGATTGATTTCGTACCAATAATATTCACCATAATCATAACCTTATGATCAACAGCCGCCTTTCTAGCCTTGTTAGCTCTCTCCTTAGAACTTACTGGAGAAATATCTTCACCACCTCCAATATATCTAAATTTAGCCTTGCTTACGAAACATGATGGATATATCTTACGCATATTCCATTTGTAGTTATAATCACCAATGGATCTCATAATTGAGAATTCATTGTCAACAACCAACGAAACCATGCTATAAGCCTTCTCAAAACACTTAAAAGAACCGACATGCTCATAAATGAACCGGTATGTCATGCCTAACTTAAAGTCATTATCAGATATCCTGTTAAACGCAATAGCTCTATCAAAGTTGATGATAATAGCCATGATAATCTTAAGCCTAAAATAAGGAGGTATATAGATGTTGTTAGGATCAATATCCCTTGGATTAGCCGTTGTATAGTCAGCACCAGCGAAAGTATCTCTACGTTTCTTGAAATTACGTGGATATATAGGCTGACCTTTAGACAGCTTAATACAAGAGCGTCCCTCAGCTATCTGCTTCTTCTCAGCCTCAGTATATACAGGAAATTCTTTTATCATAGAAGAACATTTCCTCATGTAATTCAAGTCAAACTTCATATCGCCATTATCTTAAACACTTCAAATATACGAAAAAGATATGATTCTTGGAAGTAAAAACGTAGCTAATTTTACTACATATCAATTATATTATATCAATAATACGGTAAGTGCCTGAAACACAGTTGTCCATTTTGTGACATGTGTATTAAGAAGCTTCGCTACCCTCTCTAGGAAAATCCATTATAAACTATTCTTACCTTTAATAACCGCCTATTGTTAATTAATAACTTGACTAATGAATTGATGTTAGCTAACGCATTTTATTATTCAAAGTAGATAACTAAAAATCATTAACTTAAAAACCAGTAGTATGTATGTAAATAAAGATCTTAATAATACCACCAAAAATACTTTATGTTTAAATTATCTGCATATTTATCACATCTTTTTGTTCGATCTTATTCGCATAATTACTACCTATGTTAAATGTTAATGAATTTATATACTTACTTCTTTTCTGCGCTAAGGCGTGAAGTGCCAAAGGGAATCGGCAGGGTGGATCGTGAGTCGCTCCGCTCCTGGCCGGCCATGGAAGGCAACCACCAGCCCCAGGCCATGACGCCGCCACCTTGTTCATTGGCTTCCAACAAGAGTCACCTAAAAACAATACTTGTCTATACAATTATCTCTACGGTTCCAGAAGTTAAATAAGAACTATTTGGCTTTAAGGAAAATTGTTAGTTAAAAAGATGGTCGATTAAGTCATCTGGTCAAATAAAATCCTTATATTCGCGATACGGTCGGTTGGATGAGTTGGTTTAGTCGGTGGTCTGCAAAACCATATACCTCGGTTCGAATCCGGGACTGACCTCTATGCTATTTGCATATCCTTTAAAAACTAATTAGATAAGGAACGGTGAGAGATCATAGTTCCTTTTTTTATAATATATAATTACAAAATCTTTATCTTCTTCAATATATACACCAATACCAACAATATCATCAAGATACCAGCTACTATCCACACTATAGGCCATCTTGATTCCTTCCTATCATCTACGTCCTTAGATTTGATATTTGTCTTATTATCCAGATCCTTTATATCATTCCTTGTCTTATTAACTCCAAGGGAATCGGCTGTCACCGTGCTGTCCCGCCGGCCAATGACAATATGGGTATCTGTCTGCGAGGACACCGGCCGTTCCCCCGTGGCAGGATCAACATCCTTGCCCGTATCGAATTTCCTCTCAGTTATAACGATATCAGCATTAAGATCAGATGTCTTGATCTCTACGATCCTCCGATCCATGGCCTCATCTATCATCGTCTCTATCCTGCTTATTAGCCGGCTATCAATAGACGTGTCGCTAACCTGCCTCCTACTTCCGCAAGAGGACAGGAACAGCGACAGACCTAAACAAAAAACAGCCCTAAGACTTATCCTTAACCTCATCATCCGCAATTTTCTTTATATCGTCAAACGTCTCATCAGGTATGTTTTTAGAGAAGCCAAACATCTTGAATACGTTTATCCTATTGAATACAGCCTTGAACACCTTAACCAGATAAGCGTCAGCAAAAGCATCCCCTATCGTATTCAGGAAAAGCATAACATATCCAACAAGAGCTATATACACCCCATATTTGGTTACGGTAAGTATCATGCTAGCCTCCTCCTCGATCGGGTATAACGTCTTATATATAACACATAATGTCATTACTATAAAACAGGACAAAGCGAACTCCTTAAGAATATCAGTAAACCTGACCTCCCTAAACCATCTCTTAAAACTAAACCTTCTTCTACGACTCCGTCGGAGCTTCCAGCCCCTTATGCTTTGCGCTAACCTAGCTAAAAAATTAGCTATTAATACTATAAGTAATACAATTAATAAATGGTGTACCGGCTGGAAATAAGCCCAACAAGAGGCACCATACGCAAGCGCAATATTCCACAAAGCCCCTACTCGCTCTATCATGTCTTTGTCTTTCATTTTATACCCTACTCGCAAAGTTAACTACTATACCATTAAGTACCTAAAACACCACGGCGTGTATACCGTTCCTAGTATCAAGGCTATCAAAATGCAACCAACCCACCTTCCCTTCAAGCCGGAAATGATATGGTAACATATCTTGATGATCCAAGATCAAGCCTCTAGCCTGTTCCGCCGTCATCGACTTGATATCAAAATCACCAGCCTTACCCAACACATGAGCGGATAGATAAACATCTTTCTTATCCTTAACTATCTGACAGATGTTGCATCTAAGACCACGTTGGGAAAACTGCCCTTGCTTATCCCAGTTATTACAATACATAGGCTGTTTGATTATATCCCTCCGTAATATAAGAAGATTATGGAGAAACGCTGTATCAAGAAACTGCCACGATCTGTCCTTCCACTTATTATATGTATGAGGACATACCAATTCCACTATATCAAAATACGAACCTAGTTCTTTTATAATATCATTTCTATTCATGTTATCCATTTTTAAAATAATGTAAAATAATAATACCACGATAACCTGATCCTCCTCGACCGCTCGTAGCCCCACTACTAGAAGCTTTAGAGGCTCCACCACCACCACCTCCATAATAAGTGGCATCACCTCCATTTTCGCCATGAATAGTAACACCACTAATATCCTCGGCTCCAGCTCCATCACCTCCTCCGTGATTTCCGCCTTTCCCTCCGGATAAAAAGCCCATATCCCATCCTCTTGTATAAGCTCCCGATCCACCACCAGCACCCATAGGATAAGGGTATAAATCAGGATATTTGTTGTTAAAAACATATGATCCATCTTGCCCTGGATTTCCCGGGGAAGGATCATTACCATCCCCTTCAACTCCATATCCGCCTCTTCCACCTTTACCGGCGATAGCCTGATATATACCGAATACACTATCCTGACCTACATCTCCAACAACCACCCTATATGTAACACCTGGATTTACGGATATAGTCCTAGTCAGTACACCACCTCCGTTACCTCCACTCCCGGCATTATATATATCGGAATATTCTCCATTAAGACCTCCGGCGACCAACGCGAACTCAACCTCATAGACCCCATCAGGAACCGTCCAAGATCCACTATCCTGAGGAGATAGCTCCTCGAATACCTCTATTATCTTCCTTTTGGATAACATCCTTCTTCTCATCATAAGGCAAATAGGATTTTACCCCCCCCCAATTTAATTTTAAAATATTGATATTCATAATATTATTCTGGTTTAATCGTCCATCTCTGGGCGTAGTTATTTTTTAGCACATATATCTTCTCCATAGGTGTAGCGGGAGACCCGTTGGACGAGCCTTTCACGAATCCCTCTGGGGCCTGCTCCGTGCCGGAAGGACGCTGGTTTTCGGTTGGATAAGTAGCAACATACATGCTTACCGAAAGACTATAGAACTGGTTCCTCTTCCCATCCTTAGCCACGGATGTCATAGTAATCTGATCCCATCCTACAACAAGGTCGTAGAAAGAGTTCACGAAATCATCTGATCTTTTTTGGCTATGAGTGGATGCATTCACGTTAAACCATGTAATAGCCCTCATCTCATAAATATAATCCGGAAGCTTATCCATTCTAAGACTATTGCTATGAGCTGCAACGAAACTAGTAAGATGTTCCAATCCCCTTCCAGACATATTATCATCATTCCAACCCGTCCTCCTTTCTCCACTTACCCAGTCATCTAAAAAATAAAAATCAGTAATATTAGGATTTATCTTATCTACCTCGAAAAAAGGAGAGGTATTTATATCAAAATAATTCCACATATCAGAAGGGCCAGGATGTATTCTCAACGAAGTTAATTTAGGAAGATCATTAAACTCCTTTATATACCTATCCAAATAACATGAAGACAATTCAAGGGTTTGAATATTTTTCATATTTTTTATATTCCTTATCCCGCTAGATTCTATATCCCTAAGATCAAGCATATTAAACATATTTAAATAATATACCTCTGTCTTACTGGTTATAGCCTCAGGAATTACGGCCATTCTTTGCCCTATATTTTGAAGATCGATATAAATTAACTTTTTGGATCTTGACAACTTGTCTACAGGTATACCGTCATTAACATACAGCGTATGGGATACGACCAAAAACTCAAGTCCTGGTATATCCACAATCGGGAAAGCCGTCATCTTACAAACTTGGATATTGGCATAATAAATATCACAAGTAAAATCTATCGACACAGCCCGTTGCACGTCCCTCCTCCCATCAGCGTAAGCATGATTATCTATAGGTACGTATTGCGATCCATCCTCCTTCCTGAACCACCACGTAGTATTGGGATTTTTCCTGTGTTGTATTGCCAAAGAACGGAATATAATACAATAATCATCCCGCCCTTGAACCTTGGTCATAGGAAACTGCTCCTTTATTCCATCCCCCCAATCCACATTAGCCATACCGGGCTTTCTGGATCTAAACTCGACAAACGTATTATAAGGATTACCAACGACAGGATCAGGTACATAATTATAATCATCGGTATAATAATTTCTAAGTGCCCTATCCCATGTAGTGAACCACACGAACTTGTTGGATGATGCCTCGTATTTATATAATGTCTTAGCCATTACCTATCTTGTTAAAATATTCTACAATAACATTCCTGTCCAATCCCATAGAATCACATAAATACTCCCCTTCTGGTTGACCCCCAAACGATAATACCTTATCCGTATCATGAGCTAAAACATCTCCATTGCCTACAAAGGTACGCCCATCGTCAAATACGATAAGCTTATATGGCTTATACGACCTCGTGTCAATATCAGAAGATCGTATTGACCTTAACACCGAAGCCTCTGGCGCCATACTAAACCTCCATCTATAATTATTCATAAGCACATAAACCATCTCCATAGGAGTCGACGGAGAGCCATTAGACTGACCCTTTATAAAACCAGAAGGTGCCTGTAATACGCCACTAGGTCTTTTATCAATAGGATTGGAAGCCGAATACATAGTTAAATACAATCCATAAAACTGATTCCTTTCGCCATCAGAAGCAGAGGAGGACATAGTGAGATAATCAAATCCCATCACCTTCTCATATAATGTCGATATAAACGTATCACATCGGCCTTGGGTTAACAAGCTTAGATACATATCAAAGCTATTCATAGACCTCATCTCATATATATAATCCGGTAGATTACTTACATCTATATTACTATAACTACGTGAAGCGTCGAGACTCTCAATGTTTTCCAATCCCTTACCGCTCATATACGGATGCCAACTCACGACAGGCCCATACCATCTATTTATATGACTGAAAATATTTAAACTAGAATTTATCTTATCCACCTCATCCATAGCCGGACATGTATTAGGATCAAATGATGATGTGGCATAACCAGGACTTAAATACAATTCTTTTAAATTATTGAATAATAACCATTCCTTAGGATATAACCTTACCCTTCCACCAGCTAAATGCAATATCTCCAAATTAGGCCACATGGAAGGGAATTTTCTTATATTGGAAGCTTCGGTATCACTAAAGTCAATAGAATTGTCCAAAATCAGACCTTTCAATTTAGTTAGTCTATTCCAATCCTCCGGGATGGACTTCAACGTACCCACACCAAACTCACTTAATCTTATACGCTCTATATTTACCGATCTCATTATCCTACCCTTTGGTATATCTGTTATGGTACGATCCCCAGGAATACTTATAATTATATTGATAAGGCTAGGCATATCAAGTATAGGGAAACCTACCATCATAATCCTATAGGATTCCATCATCGTAACATCATTGGTAAAAGACATGGATATCACACGCTCCTTATCCATGCCATCATCATAAGCATGATTGGGGGAGGGAACATACTCACTCCCATCTTCCTTATAAAACCACCATGGATGGCTATCCGGATTCTTACGATAACTTATATCCCTTCTCCTGAACATCAACCTATATTGACCATATATAGATCCACTCCTAGCCTTTACAAAAGGGAATTGCTCTTTATTCCCATCTCCCCAATCAACCTCGCACATGCCGGGAGCATTGGAATAAAATCCTATAGTCTCATTATAATTATTACCATCCAATATAGGATCAGGAACATCATCAATAGTATCATTCCTATTAACGCCCCTAAAAGCGTATTTACCCTTAGTAAAAAAGGTTATAGACCCTTTATTCGTATCCTTACATATCAGCCTCATACCTCTCCCTCCTCTATTCTCCTGAAATACTCGACAACCGGTGAACTGTCCAATCCCAGATCGTTACAGATATCTATAGCCTCGTATTTGTCAGCGAAATTATACTTACTCATATTATCATCCAATACGTCTCCGCTGAACACGGATACATGACCGTCCTTTACGCCAAGGACGAACGGGGTAATCCTAGCCTTCCCAGCCCGCCTTGCCCTCGTAAGGGCGGCCTTGGAGGCTGGCGCCGGGGCCAACACCCATGTCTGCCCGTAGTTGTTGGTAAGCACATACACCTTCTCCATAGGCGTCGTAGGATTACCATTACTAACCCCCTTGACAAATCCCTCAGGAGCCTGATAAACACCAGACGGTCTCTTATTAGTAGGAATAGAGGCGATATATAAATTTAAGATAAGTTTATAAAACTGATTCCTGTTACCGTCCACGGCGGTCTGTGACATGGTCATATGCTCCCATGACATCACCTTTTCGTAAAACGTGTTGACGAACGTGTCAGCCCTGCCGATTGTGTCTATAAACCTATATCCCAAATCCCATGTCCTAAATTCACGTATCTCATACAGCCAATCCGGAAGGTTATCCACCGGAACCACATTTGACACGCAGAATGTCGCCTGGATCTTATTCAACTTACCCGCCACCAGATCCTGCTTCCATGAGTTACCATTAGCCATAAAGTTAACAACCAGCTTATTATCCCCAACCTTATTAACCTCATCAAATACAGGTATGTTATTCCTATCACTAATAATATTTATACTAGCAGCCGGAATAGAATTAAACGCCGGGTCATACGAAGGTATATTGCACCAATTGAAATTAAACTCTGTAAGATCCTTCCATTCCGAGAACCTCCTCCAGTTCGAGTCGGGGTTGTCGGCGAAATTGAACACGCTGTTGCACCCGAAATACTTAAGATCCTTCATGTTAAGGAGCCCCTCCGGCCAGTTGCTCCACGTTCCCGGATGGGAGAAAGATCCCATCCGTATGTTATTGAGTTTCACGCTCTTGTTGATCTTGTCATATGGTATATCCCCGTTTTTCAAGACAGATCTTACCATATGCAGATAAGATATATCGGGCATGTTCATGAGCGGGAACTCGTACAGGACTATCCCGTCCATCTTGAAATCCCTGTCTATGACATTGGAGAATTTCATCGTCACCTCCCTCCTCTGGATGCTGCCGTACTTATGCGGCGGTATGGGCACGTACTGCGATCCGTCCTCCTTCTTGAACCACCACGTGCTGGCGTCGGGGTTCTTCCTCCACTCGATGTCCAGCGACCTGAATATGATCCTGTACGATCCTCCGTTCCTCACCATGGGGTACTGCTCCTTCGTCCCGTCGCCCCAGTCCACGTTCACGAACCCGGGCTTGCTTGACGATATGTCCAGGTTACGGTTGAAATCGCCACCGTCGATAACCGGGTCGGGCACATAGTCGGCCCCCCTGCCATTATAGCAAGGGAACCTGTCCTCGTTAACGTAAAACGTTACAGAGGACAAGGCCTTATCATATCCTACTAAAAATCCCATATCAGCTAATTGATGTTATATCATAAGACACCCATTCCTTGTATCCGTTAACCATCTCATATACTTTGTTGATGGTCTTACATACGACAGCGAATCCGATATCCACGTTAGGAAACTTCTCGTTAAGCTCATCTATCGTAAGCTCCTTGGTTATGCTCTCATCCCACTTACGCATCTCCTTTACCTCCATGAGGATCGGTTTACCGGTTGTGCCTACGCTCATTACCCACTCACCCTCACGATTGGCATCCGCCAGATCAGGGAAGATAGTAACGCCAAACAACTCCGTGAGCACGAACTCATCACCGTTCCGGGTAAACGACACCGCCGCTCCTGGGGTCAAGACTACCTCGTTAACCGCCAGCATACTCACCAGCTTCTTGGCTCCTCCTGATACGGTCCCATTCAACACGACAGTCACATTACCCGTAGCGCTATTAACGAACTTAATATCATTTTTCTCGCTATTTATAGCCTGTAACCTAGACCCAGATACGATATTTACGATCTCATAATTCTTGTCGTAAGTGCTCTGTAGCGTCACATTACCGTATTTAGTATCGATAAGGGTAATCCACTTAGCCTTACCACCTACTATCTCAACAAGCTTATAAAACACGTCATTGCCGTCAGCGTCAACCCATCTAGCTATAGCACCCGGAGCGAAATTAGTCACCTCCCGATCTTGAGTATAACTTATAGTGCTTTCCGTAGGCTTGTTAGCCAAAGTAACGTAAAGACATTGCTCTACATCGGCCTCCATCTTAACTATACCAGCTCCATCGTAATAATAATCAGGCACGTTTTTCTCTCGTATCAACAGGATGGTACCTTCCTTAAGCTTATCGGCGTTAGTTGGATCATCCACGAAAGACTTCATCTGGATATAAGTATCGAAGATAATAGACGTACTCTTATCCTCTATCTTCTGATTGATATCATTGACAATATTATTAATCTCGTCTTTCGTATAATAAGGAGATAAATCAACCTTCGGGCCTTCCTGCTCTAAAGCCTGAGTTCCATCCCACCAATAATCAGGTACCTCCTGCTCCCTGATCCAGAAGCTGTCTCCCACACGGAGCTTAGCCGTGTTCTCCGGAACCGCCAGCCACTCATTCATGGCATCGACCGTATCAAAGATATACGCCGTGTTCTTGCCCTCAGCTATACGTCTTACGACAGCCAACTCGCTCTCGACATCGCTAAGTCTTTCCTTTATATTATTGATCTCTCGCTCTAACTTATCATAATTATCCTCCTGATCTATAGCGTCACCGATGGACATATAAACCTCGTTAGTGAGCTTATTGTAGGTAACACGAGCCACCTTCTCGTAGGATGTCTTATACGTAGATGAACCCTTACTAGTATGACAAACAAAATCATACGTATTTTGATACACCACAGATCCACCGGTATTGATGAAATTATATCCGTCTTGGCTCATAGTACCACCCTTGTAACCCACAAGCTCAAAAGAACATTTACCTGTACCTATAGAAGCAAACCATGTAGCATAAGCCATGAATTGCGTCTCATCCGGCAATGTGGAATAATACTGCGCCCTTAAATCCTTTACCGACATCCAAACGCACTCCTTACCAGACCCGGTGTTATCACCACCCCATTTAAGCACGCTCCTTACGGACTCATCACCGTTACCGGGGCCATTATAACCAACACCAAGATTGTCGATAGTCGGGACATTCGAGTTGAGAGCCTCCGTCATCGTATCCAAGTCCCTTCCCGAACTCTCATCCCATAAATACCTGAAAGTAACATAATCGACATCCCCGATCTTAATGCCTCCGGTATTACTAGGATATGTCTTCGTGACCAACTCATAATACCATTTACCATCACGGAAAGTAGCCCTTATCCTCTCTACTTGCTTGGGGGATATAGAGACATATGATCCGCCAACGGAAACGTTATCGCCATCAACCGCACGGGAAGTCCCATCCTTTGGATCCTCAGGGTCCACGGGGGTGTAGATCGTAGCCTGCTTATCTCCGGCATTGATAACAACTATATAATAGCTGTCCCCATCAAGACCCTCATCATGAGCCATGGTTACAAAACCCTGCTCGCTATCCGGCCTCCATTCAACGACAACCATATGCTTGTCCATAGGTATACCGGAAACGCTGTTAACGTAGTTGGTTGAAGACATGAAAATAGCATGGTCATCATAAGCCTCATCCACACGCTGATGCTTAGTAGCCAGTCCATCAAGACGAGATATTTCTGTGGGGTCGGAAACCTCGACCCCGTTATAATCATACCACTTATATCCTATCATCGTATTCTCACGACGATATTTCCTTTTTCTTATGACCTGACCTCCAGCTAAGGCGTCAATCATAAAATAATCATTACATACTTTAACCATAGCCATTCAGATTAACAGGTTTGACATAAACAAGCCACGATAGTAGCGCCATCGGGGATGGAGGTCAGTGTCGTACCTACCGGGTAGGTAGGAGAGGATGACTCCATCACCGTTAACGACGTCCGCTCAACGACCATATCGTTATCCACCAACCGACTTCCCTCCACATAGAACCGGCCATCGGCTACCTCATAGCACTCTCGCACCGGAACCATATGTCTTTGGCTTTTATCAGCGTAATCGCATATCGTGACCTTAGCCCCATCAGGAATAGAAGACAACTCATCTCCAACACCGTAATCCGGATGATCTGAATATACCACATAAAGCTTGGACTTAATATCCTGCAATGCAGGATTGACCGTCCTAAAGCCCTTTAGATGGATCTTATGCCCCCCGATCTCATAACAATCATCTACATCCATGATATTGAGATCACAGCTAATAACGGTCCATCCGTCTATAACAGATTGCGTAGGTGTAGTATTTAATCTATATGCTGGATCAGTAGACTCTACGATCTTATAATCAAATGTCTTGAGATCAAGATTACCGTTAAGAGACTCTTGCCTCCTGATCTTTACCGTACCATTGCCGGTATCATAACAGGTCTCGGTAGTATCTATAAGCCGATCCATGTAATCCGGCTCCTCGCATTCGATACGAGTAAAATTAGATGGCAAAGAGATATATTGAGTACCAATCTTGATATCATTATCCGTAGAACTCAATACATGATGATTATACGACCTAACATGATTTAAAGGGTTGATAACGTAAGTGGATTTAATTCTTACCGATCCTCCTGGAGTCGAGTAACATTCTATCGCACTTCTGGTAATACGATCATCCAACCTTTCTATAGCACACCTTTCACGGATAAAAACCGATGGGATGCTATTCATCCTATCTCCTAGACCATATCCGTTATCAGACGAGTCCACAATCTCCCAGAACTGGTTTCTTTTCCCAAGATCACCATCATAAGACACCACATGTCTCATACGTATGCTCCCGTTTGATGTCCTATAACATTCCTCGATATCAATAGGCATTCTGTCTTCCATATCCGTGAAATCACAAGACACCAAAGACCATCCGGTAGGCAGGGTGGATATCCGCTGTCCCGGGGTGAAACCGCCGTTATCCGAATCCAGTACCTCGTAGCGGACGTGGCGCTCGTTTGCCTTGGCATCATAAGACACGACTCTCCTTACCTTGACATTACCCTCACCGCTATCATAACATTCCACGAAAGACTCGATATCACGATCCTCCATATCCTCCATCTCGCACACCATGCGATCCCATCCTCCAGGTATGGCATTATATATCCTATCCACGAGAATATCGGGATTCTCAGATCGTGTAACGACATAAACAGCGCCCCTTATATCTATATCTCCATCATAAGACGTTATTCTTAATACCTGTACACGACCTTTATCTGTATTATAGCATTCTTTCCTTGACTGAAGCATTCTATCCTCAAAGTCAACGAAATCACAAGGAACCAAAGAGAATCCGTCGGGGAGGGTAGCTAGGGCGGCTCCTGGGACAAAGTCTGCGTTATCGGAGTCCACTACCTCGAAACGTGTGTATCTGGCCTTTATCTTGGAGTCATACGACACCATCCTTCGAAGTTTAACGTTTCCGCTACCGCTGTCATAACACTCTATATAGGATTTGATATCTCTCTCCTCCATATCGTCAAAATCACAGACTACCCTTATCCAAGTGTCTGGCAAGGAACTGAAGCTGGCGCCCTCAGGTTGTGACGGATCGGTAGTCTCCAGGACTTTATAGCTCTTATCCCTAACTCCTATATTCCCGTCCCATGACGTGAGAACCTCCAGCTTCACCTTACCGGCCGGTGTCTTATAACATTCTACAGTTACCTCAATATCCCGGTCCTCCATATCCGTGAAGTCACAAACGACCTCAACCCAGTCATCGCTTATGCTGGTGATAAACTTACCTACCGGATTCTCAGGATCGGTACTTTGCTTGACGCGATACCATTCCTTTCTGGTACCCATCTCGTAATCAAATATCTTATATCCCTCTATCTGCACCCTTCCGGTTCCGGTATCAAAGCATTTAAGCACCGGTATTATCTCCCTTTGGGTCATGTCCGGGAAATCACATACTATACGACTCCATGTATCGGGTATCTTATCATACTCCGTACCGATAGGATTGCTATCGTCAGTCGTATTTACCACCTCATAATGGGATACCTCAGGGTTCAGGCGGGGGTCGACTGACTCTACGCCCTCGATCTGGACCTTGCCCCCTTCCGTGGCATAACATTTACTTACGAATATCAACTCCCGATCGGTCATCTCCGCTATACCACAATCTATAGCCACCCACTCGGCAGGAATCTTATCCAATTCCGTGCCAATGGGAGTATCGATATCCGATGAGTTGATGATAAATATCTTCTCAGCCAGTATCTCTCCCTTATTATTCATATAGGTATGGATACGCGCCTCTACCTGACCACCCGGCGTACGATAGCATTGGTTGACGATCGACACACGGGCGTCCTTAATGTTAATGAACTGATAATCCTTTCTAGGGACATCGCTTACAAGTCTCTTTACTCCTTTATCATCGAAGTACACGTAACACCCGTCATTCCTCATCATGACCGGATACGTCTTTCCGTCTATCACAACCCCTGAGAAGTCATCTGGCGGAACGGAGAAACCCATGCTTCCGAATATAGAAGCCAGTCTCTTTAAATACTCATTAATAGCGGACATACTACAATATTTAAGTTCTTATGCCTCAAAGTTAATAAAAAAGGGGAAAGAATTGAATCTCTCCCCTTTAGGAATTATATGAACGCAAAAAAGGTCGTTCTTATTTAGGTTCGGTCACGATAGTCGGACCAAGACCAGCAGCAGCACCGATCATATTAATCATCTCCTGAACGCCCTCATGAGCGCCGTAACGTACACGTAAGATCAAGTTGATAGGATCATCAGCGATAACCTTTCCGAATCCCTGAGCGTATCTATGAGGATTGAGCGTAATCTGGAAGTCAACGTACTGAGCCGTTTGCTCTACACGGCTATATTCGTTCATGAACGTCCGCCCCATGAAATCCTGATGTTTCGGGAATCCATTGAAGTGAGCGTACCCCTTAAGCTCATCATCCATCATATTGCCACCTACGTGAGTGCGCGGGGCTTTGCTGGACAGTCTCTCAAAATGAAGTTGATCCCACCAGATAGGAGAACCCTCATCCAAAGAATCGGGGTAACCGCCACTAGCACCTACGATCTCAACGCTATCCTCGATATAAGTCATTTGATCCATCAAGCACTCTGACGGAGATAATAACATTTCCTTACCACGGAAACGGATACCGCACTTGCAATTCGTGCCAAGTTCCTGAGCCGACTCCAATTTCTTCCACATACGGTTGCGGTAGGACGCCGGAGCCTTGCTGGTGAAGAATCCCTCGAACACCTTGTCGCACTCATCACACAACATGTTAGTATATACCGTTGTCTGGAAGCTATGCTGGCAAGCCGCAGGAGTACCGTAGTCAGTGATCTCCAGTTCCGGGAAAGCCTGTTTGATTTCCTCCAAAGCACTGTTCCCGCACTCATCATCCGGGATCGTGATATAATACTTCTCGGTGGATACCTTGCAAGAACCACAAGCTGACCAAGAAGCGGTACGAACCGTAGGATTCTCACACATATCGGATGTCTTAGCCACATAGTAGATAATAGCCGTAGGATTGGCCTCCACGAAAGTAGAGATCTCCTCATCCGTCAATTTCTTGGAAGTAGCGGCAATATACAAACCTGATCCCTTGATCTGACTCATCTTATTAACCGTATCGGCTACAACGTTAGGCAATGACTCCACCGTAGTAGACATATCAACACCGTCATCCTCCAAGGAAATAGAATAAAGATAACCACCCTTAACTTCCGTATAATTAGGAGGGCAGTCTGTACATCCTTTCATGATAGAGATAAGACGTTGAGTATAGTCAGCAGGTTTAGCCCCTTTCTTCATAACCTTATAACGTGACATGCTACCCTCAATAGTCTCTCGTACGATCTTCAACCCCGGATATTGGGCGCGAACCTCAGCCAAGGCCAGATCATCACCAGTATCACATACCTCCATACAATAGAAGTTCACGTCCTCCGTCTCAGGCTCCGTAGCCTCGTTGGTGCATCTTGTAACAGGAGTAATATCGATATAATCAGATACCTTACCACCTCCAGCGATAGGCTGGTTCTTCATCCTCTCGATACATTTCAGGACGGCTGGCAACAAATCAACCTCCTCGCAAGGATCGCACTCCTCGCATTGATTTGGAGTATTATCACAATCATCCAAAAGGATAGCGTCATTGATCTCAATACGACCTCCCTCATAACCAAGAAGCTCGAAAGCCCTGCCGGCGAGAACCAAGCGGATAGCGATACGGTCGCCCTTGGATACGGAGAAAGCCGTGTCATCAGACACACCGTTGTATCCTAAGATAACATCATCGACATAAGCATGATCTTTCTTCGGCCAAGAAGCGTAAATCTCGGTGATCTCATTCAACGAGAACAAAGGCGTGGAAAAATCCTTATCATATATAGAGCGGGAAGCCACTTGTTCATTACGACCGATACGGATCTCATAACGCTTGTCGTTACGAGGCTTACCGGTAAAATCAATCACGGCCTTACAACCGTTCTCGGAAGTATCTTTAGTATCGTAAATACCGATCTGTCCTTCCTTTAAGAAGATGGAGTCAACATCCACCATCATAGCGTGCGGGGGTACGAAAAGTACCCGGTCTTGCGGTCTGTGCAACATAATTCGTTTTTTATTAAAATTATTAAATCAGTTCATTTACTTTAATATAATTGGGTATCTCTTTCCTCTAATGAGTTTTAGCTTCTTATATGTAACATTTTTAGAGTTCTTACCATCGAAATCCCTAATGTCAAAACATCCCGATTTTCTTCTTCCATAAATAAAATTTATTTCATTGTTATACAATACTTTATCAAACAATCTAAATCCGAAAACCTCAAAAGGAGCTTGATTGTTTTTCTTCTTTCCTCCTTTTAAAATTTTCATTTTATGTATTTGCCTGTTATGTCTACGAATTAAACGCTTCAAGTATTGACGTTCAATTCGTTTCGCATTGAAGTTCCTAGAAATGACAAACGCATCGGATGTATGGGATTTTTCTATTCCGTATTTAATCCGATTGTATTTCGTGATGTAACCGAAAGTCATCGAAACGTTGTCGTATTTGGATTTCAACTCATCATATAACTTCCATTTCATAATACCCATAACCGCAGCATCACGAAGTGACTTGCCTCGTTTCACCTTCAAATCGATATTCCCTTTATGATATTCCTTATGACAAGTTTCACACAAGGTAATGAGATTGGAGGGGGAATCACCTCCTGTTTTACGAGATTCGATATGATGAACATTAAGGATATGATCTTTTGACTTACCTTTACAATGTTGGCACTTATGTCCATCCCTTGCCAGGACATATTCCCTTACATTCCAAAAACCAAGTTGATCTCCTTTCTGATATTCATTACCAGAGATATTGGGATTATTGATTTTCTGGGTATCGAACTGAGCGACCTCAATGATGATACGGGATATCGGCAGGATAGAACAGACATTGTCGATAACACGGATATGCGCATCAATCCTATGTCGTACCGAAGGTGCTACCCATCCATGATGTTTGCTTTTCACCCTATTTTCAAAACGAGGCTTCCTATATCTCAACCTATTTCGTCTCGCTCTTCTCGACTCTCTTCTTGTAGACAAAAGTTCTACAACATCATTTCTAAGAATAACCTCACCGCTGTAAAGCTCCTTGCTTTTCGTCGTAGCGGATAAACCAACATGCTTGGTTCCGGCATCGACGCCTAACACAATCTCTTGTTTGTAATCGGATGTCTTGTACGTTAATTTGATGGTAAAAGGACATGTGTTTACAACGACCGCTTTGTTATCTTTTAGCAGTCGTCTAACCTTCCCATGCCTTGTCGTAGGCATCATCGGTTTACCATCTATGTCTTGTACATACACCATTTTACAAACTAATTCAATGTTTATTCAACATAAGTCAGGATTTCTCCTGTAAGTACCCATCGCCAATGTTATTTTGAGGTTTTTCGCAAGCAACACTGTTTCGCAAATACACTACTCCTATTTAATTACTTGCCTTAGAGCAAGGAACTTGGGCAAACATTCCTTGGTAACTATATATTCTCAAATAACGTAGCCTTTGTCTCAAGGCTTAGGCTAATAACCGGACCCTTTCGGGTACATTAAAACTTTGATTAAATCATATTGTTTTAATGTTATTTCGGATATTTACCTAACGCAAACATAATAATAAACAAGTTCACGACAATAAAACAAGATCACGAGTGTATAGGCATATAAATAAATTACATTTTTTGTAAAAACATTATTTAAGCCACTTTTTCTTATACATCTTCCTCATCATATCAATAAGTTCATCGAAACTTTTTATATAACCCATATCTATAGCCCATATAAGATTGCCTTGTATTTGCTCCAATTCCTTCAGCTCAGCTTCCGTGGCCTTATTCCTTATCATACTTTCATGGATATTAAAAACAATATAATTAAGTCCCTTGGCGATCTTAACATAATCTACATCCTTAAATCTAGAAGCTGCTCTAGACAAAGCATTATACCTATCACCAGCCTCTATTCGATTAAGAATAAGCTTATCGGTTAACCACGTAACAACCTCGGCATACAACATAGGGTTCAATTCCATAGCTACAAGAACCCATATATAAGGATTACACATAGTTCTCCTGTTCTCGCCCCTACCAACAGTCTTATAAGCGCCAAACTTTTTCATTACTTTTATAAGAGACTCTTTTTCAACCATTTCCATAAAAACAGGAAATCCTGTTTCTATCATATATCCTTGTTTTTCAAGAATATAGTATATTCGCTCAGCACTTTCCTTGTTAGAAAGGATATTCTCTATCCTCTTATCATTCCATCCTTCCTGAATCCTTTTCCTGGTATAGGCTTCCTGTAAATCAGTCAACGACATGAAAGACGTTTTAGTGTCTTGCTTGATAGTAACACCAAAAAGATCCCTATCCTTGGAGATCATAACAACATTAGTTTTCATATTATATATATTTAATTATTTAATACGATGCAAATATATAAATAAAAATTTTACCGTAAAAATATATAGATAAAAAATATTCCAATATAAAATCATTGTACTAAATATTTTGTAAACACAAAAACCATACTTACAATTTCTGGAGTCGGAGAAATCTCCGACTCCAGAAAATATGCATAGAATGATAAAAAAATAAGCCTACCCATTTCTGAGTAGGCTTATCAATCAAAACTAACGTTGTTTATTTAAAGGAAGCCACATTATCCTTATCCATCCTATATCTACTTAGTTCATTCTCGTTAAGGTTGAATTGCTTTGCGACCATATCCAGAATCTCCTCCACCAAAGGATCGGGCAGCTCAGGGTCGATGTCCGTGGACCGCTCACCGGCGGCGTTGATGTACCCGGCCAGATCCACCCGTACCGGATTCCGGTAGTAGGTCATCCTGACCTCTTCTGTACGGAAGCCGTCCTCATACACCACGACCTTCCCGTCACCTATGGTGTAGAACGTTTCCCGATAGTCAAAAGAAGGTTTATTATTATCATCCCCAAGAAGCTCATGAACATTCTCGTTCTTAGCCTCCCACATGACAAAATCTCCAACCTCACATCCATTATAAGAAAACGCTCCTTTTATATTTGAGAACCATAAATAATCATCAGGAAGACCGAATGATGTCGATTCGGGGTCATCAATATGATTGATCTTATTAAGCGATTTCCAGTATACCAGAAGAGTTTGTATAGATCGGATGGTCTCATCATCCTTCCTATTAAGATAGTATCTTATCAACCTGTCCTGAGCCTCGTTGAACAAAAGCACGAACCTTCCTGGATCAAGCTTAATCCCGCCATTGGCGAGATTCTGCTCGTTCTTCTGCAAAGACCTTAGATACGCTTCTTGGATCGTCATCGTTATTCCTCCTTATCACCTTCCCCTACGTCTTCCTTCTTCTTGACATCCTTAACCTTCTTGGTCTTGGACTTATCATCGATATTAGACATAGATATGATCTCCTCATACTCATCCAATACATTAGCCTTTATGTCAATAAAGTCTTTCTTGGTAGCCAAGAACTCAGCGGATGTCCGAACGTCAGGTCCTATGATCTGGCCATTATATTGTAATCCGGATGGAGTCATATTGATACGACCATTTCGTTGAAGGACGTTTACGATACGGTAAAACTCAAGAACTTCCTTGAAATCACCTTCCAATGACCGATCCCAGATATCAAGCAGATAATCAACATTGGTCTTCTTCTCATTCATCCAGTTTGATAGAGATCCTGTATAATACTCATCCTCCGTGAAATCCGGGCGAGTTACGATACCGATGTAAAGAAGAAGATCGATGACAGCCTGACGATCGTCGCCGCCTTTCTTAAGGGCGCTGATAAACTTATAGCTGATGTTCATCTTATTGATCTCACGTTGCTGAACGAAATCCTTCATATTGTCTTTCTCTACGAAACAGAACATGGAGTTCATGAAAATAGGGTCACCATCCATTTCCTGAGGAGTCAACATGCCGGAAAATACAGCCAGATATAAATAAAATAGATCTACGGTATTAGCCGTATTATAAACCTTACCCATGAAAATCTTATCCTTAGCGTCATCCCAAAATTCTAAATTGGTTTGAGATAGATCCATCTGCGACATTTCCTCGAAAGGCTTCATGATATTATCTACCCGCTGTTTGACGAGCCTGTCGATCTCATTCTTGTCAAGACCATTATAGCATCTTGATCTTGGATAAAAACCGGTGTTATAGGCCTTGGAGAAATCATCCCAAGGACAACATACGTGAGTGGCGTTCTCCGGGAACGGAGCTTTAGCTATATTAGCGTCTTGAAAGGCCTGAGGAGCACTTCCATCGTGTTTGCCTACAACCTCATATAAGGTATCTGACATGATATTAAAACCGTTTACCTCGGCCAATACCTTCCTTGATTTTAAAATTTCTTTCATTTCCTTTTTGCGTTACTTTAAAAAAGAGGAGAGGAATATCCTCCCCTCTAAAAACCAAATTACATATATGAAAAAACTTATCCGAAGTAGTTCGGTTGAAGCTCGATAATCAAGAACTTACTATTATCCATAACCCATGCTGCGGAAGCAGAGTGGCACCAGAATTGCTCTTTCATGCCCGGCAAGGATGATACGATCTCATTACCGTTGGCTTTGTGTGCCCAACGACCGTATTCATAACCCCACCACATACTTACACCTTCTGGTTTGATATAGAATACGTTGTTGTTCATATTACCTAACTTAGCGTTAGCCGTATTAGGAATAGCGGAATACGCGTTAGTCGATCCAGCGTCAGTGATATTCTCGATAATACAAGAATAAGAGGATCTAGGATACATGCCATTCACCAACTCGCTACGATCTGTCATGTCGGCGTAATCCAAAGAAGGATCATGCTCGAACTCAACATTACCGATGCCCGGGATGAAAGCTCCCTTAACCTGAACAGGACCTAAGATCATGGCGTCGTTAGTACCGGAAATAGGATTAGAAGGCAACATCCTATCGCTTCCCATACCCCAGCTTAAGTTCTGCAAGGTAGTGAAGAACGATTCCCTGATCAACTTCTCTAAGTTAATCATAGCCATAGCTCCTACCTTGAACTTAATCTTACGCTCCGTAATAGGAAGATCTTGACGACCACGGAAAATATAAGCGGCAGCAGCCATAAGAGTATCCTTAGTAATACCCATCGGGCGACTATAGTAGATAGTATAACCACGGCGAAGCTGACGGTAGATACCCTCATTCAAATGGATAGGACCATTTTGATCCATAATAATACCACCTTCTTGCCACATCAACTGTCTAGCTTCCAGCTTAACCAACTCAGCCATACAGAATACCTCCAGCGTGGACGCTACCTTAGCCGTACGTAAATCAAGTCTACCATTAACAGTCTTGCCGATAATAGCCAAATCAGGAATATTACCCTCATACTCGCTTCTCATGGCATTCATACGACGAAGGGCAGTCTCCACGAACTCTGAAGTGCTATTCTGGGCGGCCTGCATGGACTTCATACCAGCGTACATAGTTGTCTCGCCCTCAACACCACGGTGGTTACCTAAACGGAACTCACAGGTCATGGAACCGGCCTTATCGGCTCCAGATACCTTGGAGAACTGAGTGCTGTACTCACCTAAAGCATGACCGATCTTCCAGTAACGGATACCAGGGCGTAGTTTCTCTTTGGGGAAGTATTTAGCCTTACCGCCGATAACACGACACCAATAACGTGTCAAGTCACCTTCTGTCTTAGACGGGATCTCACCTGAGATAAGGATATTACAACCGTTAGCAGCATCGTAGGTAATAACATCATAAGCCGTAAACTCAGATGTATTCAAAACGATATCAAACAAGCTACCATCAATACCAGGTTTCAGGTGATGACCTGAAGTATCCTCTGCCGTAACGACAGCGAATGTCTTTGTAACAGGAAGATCATAACGGAAAGAAGCTCCAATACCGTTAACGGAGATCGTAGCGCCGTTATTAATCATACCCATATACATCGGTACAGGGTAATTAGCGATATTAGAAAACAGATTCAAAAGACCCAAATGATTCTTGTCAGGGTCCTCATAATACCAGCTCGCCAATGAGCCTAAGTTATGCTCTACAAGCGAAGTCTTATAGTTCTTGGCATCGGTAAAGGCAATAACGTTATCGCCATTCACGGTAGCCGGGAAACTTTTTGTAAGAAACGGATTCATTTTCAATATATTTAAACGTTATACACTCTTTGATCCACTCAGATCAAGGAAGTTAGCTTCTATAGTATCGTTATCGATATTAGTCTTATTCTGCTTTCCTCCCTTATTGCCAGAAAGAAGAGTGATGGTCTTCTTATTAACCTCCATCTTAGCCTTGTTAGTCTTCTGTTTAAGGAACTCGTCCTTATTCATCAAGAACAAGGCCAAATCAGCGGCCATGTCCGGATTTTTAATAGCCTCGGAATAGGCTTTATCTATAGCCGTATGGCCTTGATTGTCTATCGGCTTTGTAACGAAATCGACAGCCTTACCTATCATCGTGTCGGTCAACTGGAACCCTGAGCTTATAGATGTCTTTAGACCTTTCTTATAGACCTTCATCTGCTCAACCAATTCCTGTTTCCTTTTCTCGGATTTTTTCTTCTCCTCCTCGATAAGGTTATCCATCTCCTTTTTCAGGATATCATGGAACTTATTGGCCTTGGACTCAATAAACTCATCGCCCTTGCCGATCATCATCTCCATATTATCCTTTATCTCGTCTTCCGGCATACCCAACATCTTATAATAATGCTGGATGACCGCAAGCTGATCATTCTTGTTGCTCATATCAAGGTTGTCCAACGGCGCCTGAATGTTCTGATATTGGTTTAGAAGCTGACCTACGTTACCCCCAGCCTTATCCACCTCTATCATCTTCTTCATAAAGTCAGACATAGAACCGGTATCAACCTTATCCTTCAACAACTCATCGGCCTTATCCTTGATCAACCCCTCCACTATATCAAGTAAATCATCTTCTTTTGTGATAGTAGAAAGATCGACTGGCTTGTCATCTACCATAATATCAAGGTTATCGATACTGTCGATGATACCTCTAGCGGCCATCTTCTCCAAGAAAGATTTCCCGTTAAACACTGATACCACGTTATTATTATCAGTACCGCCTTCGCCAAAGGAATCCGGGTCTGGGTTGGTAGCGTCGCCGCCCTTATCCCCGCCACCGTCAGCCGCTCCGCCGTCGGCAGGCTCTTCCTTGGTATCACCTATAGGATTACCATCCTTATCATATTTACCCTCGATATTATTCTTATCGCCATCACCGTCACCACGGTAAAAAAGTTCCTCGACACTCATGGTCTTAAAACCCTTAGCGAAATCACCCATGTCATTCATACAATTTCCTTTTTTGCTTTTTACAAAAGTATTATTAATCCAATTACCAATTAAATCAAACCCATTATAGTATATGACAGAATTTTACGCCAAAATGATTACAGATTTTGTAAAAATATTTACAAAACTTGTAATCAATTCTTGTTTATTATTGACGTAAACCTATCTGTATCAGAACGTTTGTTTCTAGCGTCTATCTCCTTTTCTTTTAATTCCAACTTCCTTTTCTCTATCTCCTCACGAGATCTTCGCTCAGCCTCGGCGTTAGCCTGTCTGGTTCTCATATCCTCTTCCTTGATATCAAGATCCCTTTCCTTTAAAGCCCTATCAGCCATAGCCTCGACATAATCCATGCCTTCAGAGTTGTTCTCGGTCCTAGCCGCTTGACCGGCGGCCATTATGCTCTTACCCCTTAAGTCGAAGTTGCCCTTGATATAAGCCAGCTCCTTATCCTTCTCATGCTCATCATTACGTGCCTGTTGCTCGGCCTCGGCTTGCTGCTGGACAAGTCGCTGTTGATTCTGGTATTCTTCTTGCCTTACACGATCGGCGTAAGATCTAGCATCCCTTCCGATCTGATTCATCTCAGCCGTTGAGTTGGCGCTCATCATCCTAGTGATATCAAGTAAGTCATTACCTAACGTATTTGTCTGTAATATATATTGTTTCAAATTCTCCAATTCCAGACGTTTCTTGGAATTAGAGACAGCCATAACATTAAGATGACGTAACGACAAGCTATTATCCGTAAGACTGATGTAAGCCAAGGAAAGATCGCTGTTTCTGTACATCACGGTCCAATCGTATCCTTCCTTCTGACATACTTGAGCCACGGCTAGATGAATATCCAATGTCCGTTTCTTGAAGTCATCGAAATCATTAAAGTAAGTCTGGGTCTGTAGCATAGTAGCGTTAACTCCCTGTTTTACGCCCGTAGAACTCTCGTATCTAGTTGACTGACCCATAGCCTGCTCAGATATACCTATCATCCTATAAGCCATCATATAGGCGTAAGAAGCCATTTCCATACGGGATCTTATCTGATCCGTATTAGTAAGATCATATACACCGAACTGATTATATATGCTGCTCATCTGCGGATTCTGGTAAGGATTGTTTGTGTCATTACCACCTACGCCCATAAACGAGACGGACTTCACGATCTGCATAAAAGTAGCCAAAGCTCCCTTCTTGTCCATCATATCCTTATATTCAGTAGGCAGGAATCCCAAGTCACCTAAAAAAAACTTACCGATCTCCTTCTCGGCGTTATTGTATAGCTGATTCATAGCAAGGTTATACATCATCTGGAACGGTTGTATGCGATCAGCGAGACTGGCCCCTATAAATCCCGAAACCGGAATGACATAATCATACAGACTGCTGTCACCATGTATCTGATGAGGTATTGGATCCCCACCAATATATATAGGCTTATCCATTAAATTACCTCCGGTGATCTTAACGCCAAACCTAACCTCAGGAACATACTCCAAGATGTAGGTGTTCACCTCAGGATCACTGACGGCTTCAGCCATAACCCTCTTCACTTTCTTGATACCGTTCTTCTCCAAGAACTCCGGGAGAAGCTCATCTGTCACAAGCTCCTGATCCACCATCCCAGTCTCCGTCATGTAAGTTATTAAGAATACCGGTTTCATGGATACCCAATATCCTTCCATTACCCTAAAAAGGCGAGAGTCTATCTCATATCTCTTGCCATTGGACATGTCAGAGTTAAAATAGCCAAATGGATGGAAGCGGGGCAAGAAGCGGGGCTGGGTGTGTTCCTCCCCGTCCGGCCCGAAGGTGTGGTACTCGCCCATCGGAACACCATAATAGTCCTCAGCGGCGACTATAGACTCATAATCATGGTATCCTTTCCATGGAATAACCTCATTCTCGTACATACCGGTAATAGACGGCTTCTTTTTCTTCCAGTCATACCTAGTACCGTCATTAGATACCCATCCCTCATAATCATCATCACCGCCCATAATACGACGCTTGTCCTTGGCCGTCATCTTATGGCCGTATCTTGATATCAGCTCAACACCCTCGTAATAATGAATACGGCCCACATAAGATCCGTATTGCGGGTATTTCACGTCAGGATGGAATACCTCCATCGGACTCCATACCTCCGGACGATAGTAGTCGAAGCCAACGAAATGATTACGGAACATCTTTCCACTAAGAAGACGATCCCGGAAATTCTCCCTGTCAAGCTCATCCATATAAAACCGGCTACGGTCAGCCTCGATCGTATGATCCCCCCATACTGCCGCCTGCGTCTTCCATCTTGTACTCATGAACCTCTGGATATCATCAGGGGTCATAGACGCCTTGGCCTGTTGTATTTGCTGAACATAAGCCTGACGTTCCTCCTCGGAGTTGAACTCATTATACGTCGGATCAAGTCCTGCCTCCACAAGACGCTGATTAACGATAATATCCCACTGTTCTTGTATATGACGATGAAGTAAGTTTGACATCGTATCCTCATACTCACTTATAGCCATATCCCCTACCTCGTTAACCGTATACTTATCCTGTAGGTTTGTCAGCCATCCCTCAAAAGCGTTTACGATACCACCTATGATATCATAATGCTTCAAGAAAGAAGGGATTCTTATATCACTCCTTAGCTTCTGCACGTTCCTTAGCTGAGGGATGACATCCGCCATCTCCATAAAAGATAACTTACCATCCGCCATCAGATAATAGTCACGGTACATCTGGTTACGATCATACTGTTTCAACCCTATCGTCTCAAGAGCGTCCATACAATCCTCTTTCCACTTCCTGTTCTTTTTCTTCGTGGAAATAGCTTGAGGAGGTAATCCTAATAACGCTCCTTTTGCTGGAAACGAATGATCTCTATTAAACACTTCCATGATTATTCAATTTTATTTACAACAAAGATAGGCGTTTAATTGACATTCATTTACCTAAAAGCTCCTATAGATACCGATCCAAAGGCAGAGGCATATATCTCATGGTGCTTATAAGCGTCTTCCTTGCGGGCGTTATTCATCTCATCTATCTTCGATTTAGGCATGTAGTTGTTATCGTCAAAATATCTAGCGAGAACCAACGCATGTCCGAACGCTATTATCCTATCGACGTTCAATCCGGGCTTGTACTGTATTATTTCATCCAGTAGAGCTATATCATCGATCAACTCAATACCCTTGACCGTTATATCAAGACCAGTCTGATCATCATAACCAATAACGAAATCCTGCCAGCAGTAATCCACGACACACGAGAATAGCAGGTTCTGGTTACCGGGGGTAGGGTATAGACCTAACTTGCTGTTCTGCCGGGAGCCGGCCTTCACATACTTATTGGCTATTGCCTCACCAGCAAACAGGAAGAAAGACGCTGGCATACCGCTTTTACGGTTAAGGTACTGCTCATACATCTGGTCAGCGTTCTCCATAAGACATATAGCACCATATCCCTTCTGAAGCACCTCACAAGTACGGCAAAACTGATCTATGGATGATGGGCGGGATACGTATGAAGCCACTATTCTATAGGCATAAGGATCTCGAATACCAACACGCCTTTTGAATACATAAAAAGCTCCTAATGAAGGGGTATCAGACTTGGCCTGTTTATAGGGATCTTGGCCTGCAACATAAATAAAATCATCAAACCTATTAGATTGAGGCATCTCGAATATCTGGACAGGAGCGTCGATAACACCTCCACTAAACGGGAAACCAGCTAGCTGTTTATTAGATTTAGTAGTCCCCAGTTTATTACCTGACTCAAGAAAGACATCACACAGCATGCCACTATATTGACCCGACTCAAGAAGATCGTTCTTATGCTTGATAGCGTACTCAACCGGGAACAGATTTTGAGAAGAACTTAAAAAACAGTCATCAATCGTAAAAGGATAGAACATAGTATGAGAGGTATAGGCTACCCTGTCCTTTGTAGACAGCTTCTTCCGTTCCTCATTAAGTTTATTGGTACTAGCCTCGAAATCAGTAGCGTCGATCTTGATCTTATTAAGCTTCTTGTCATCAGGCTTACCAAGATAATCGCCCAATCCTATAGTTCTCTTAACACCGGAGTTAGCCATCTGACCGGGAACGAACATCGCCCATTTCCGTTCTTTCCATGTTTTCCCTTTCATGGCTCTACGGTTTAGGATATCCCAATCCATGACCAGAAGATTATATGTCTCGGGATCGGAGAACATCTCTTGAGCGTCCTTAGACAACTCCACCTCACCACCGGTACCAGCCAAGATCGGACTGAGACGCCAGCCGTAAGGAGTGTCGTATGACGGCATGGCGGCAGTGTACGGCTTCTTGATAGGTCCCTTACCTACCTCGTCGAAAATAGCCGTGGCGGGGGTCAGACCGGCAGTCTTCTGCGTGGATGTCTTCCTACCCATGTTGATATTGGCTATGGATATTATGGCATGAACATCACGAACCCCGTTGGACATACGCTTGCCTAAGGTGACACCAGAACTCCAATCGGTCTTGGTCCTGTTAATCCTGAAAAAAGGATGCACATGATCAAGACCATACTCACAATACTCACCTATATTAGATAAATCGCTATCGCTGAAACCTACCACGGAATGACTAAGCCCGATCGTCATGGTAGCGTTCATCTGAAGAAGGGATGACATGATAGTCGTATTATGAGATACGACAAAATTGGTGGTAAGAAACTGATGGGACTTATTATCGACCTCAATACAAGTAGCTTTATATTTCCCGTAATAATCTATATCGGATATCCTAAGCCTATTATGGGTCTTGGATATATACATATCATCACCATCCATGACGCAATAATATCCCATAGACCAGAATATTCTTCTTACGAAGGATATAATATACTCACTTTTGTAAACGACCTTAAAACGATCGTCACCAGTACTTATGCCGCAAGCTATCTTCATGAATGAGCTTATAAACAACTCTTTCTGTTTTTTGGATGAATAAATAATATCATCCATCTCCTTATTGCTTAACTCGAAGATCCTGTCGGTAGATCCACAAAGGAAAGAGGCGGTCAGAGACCCAAGGAGATGGGGCGACATCAGCCACCGCCGCTCGGGGAAATCCACGGCCTCCCCTATGTCTATGGTCATCTTCTGGAAGTCAGAGTGGATGATACCCATGGTGCTCATGACTTTATAATCACCATGATATTTAACCTTCCACTGATGTTGACCGCAACATACTATACTGCGCCCGTCCTCAAACGTAACCTTATACATATCAACGAATCCTTGAGGATATACGCCTACTATAGTCGTAAGCTTACCATCATCGCCATATATGATATCACCGATATCAGCGAACCCTATCTTCTTAGATCCATAAGGAGTATATATCAGCTCCGAGTTCAGAAGGGCCTTTCCAAAACGACGGGTACCGAACATCCCCAGCCCTTTCTTCTCCTGACGGGCACGTTGGTACATCTCAGCGAAAAACCATTCATTATCACGTAACCGGCTGATAGCAGGAACACGCTCCCCGTTTGGAAGATCTTGAAATACGGGAAAGAAATTAACATGCCAATAAAGCCATGGCGGGATGAACGTACCGTTGATAGTCACCCCGTTCTTGACCTTATAAGCCTCCTCCGTGAAGAACTGCTTAACATCATCATCTTGATCCTCCCAGCCGAACAAATCGTTCCACACTGGAGGATTCTTCATGTTTACATAAAATTCTGGACTCGTGCTTAACCCCATCACTTCATACTTTTTAATACGGACTCTATACCTCCAGACACTTGTCCCTTACGTTCCTTCTTCTGGACATTGCTGACACTCCTGTATACATCCATGATCCCACTCTTCTCCATATACGAGTCATTCCATACGTTGATCTTATCGATCAGCTTGGATATGAAATCGAACGCCCTAGCCATATCCTCAGGCTTCTCCTTATCCCATGGATGCTTGGCGATATACGTCTTGGCGTCATCCACGGCCTTGGATATGACCTCAAGATTATCATTAACCCGATCAACATCCTTACTCGTCGGCTTTCGTCTTCCCTGTGGCATTGGCTTTCATATCCTTAAACTCGTTATACTGTTTCATAAGAAGCTCATAAGATTGAACAACCCCGATCTTACTTACTTCCGTCACGCTCATGTCATGGAACATATCCTCAAGCTCCTTGTCAGCATATCTAAGACGTTCCTTGTCATCATAAAACACGAATCCAGACGTTCTGTCTTCTATAATGCTCTTGGCGGTGGACGCATATGTCGTATCTAAATCCAGATCCATACCGAAGCTGGTAGCCAACTGGATTATGAACATCAACCTAGAATTGACTTTTACAGCCTCTATATTCAACATCTGTATCTTATGGGTCATCTCATGAAGAACGACAAAATCCTCCTCTTTTATCAACGAAGATGATTTAAGGGCTATCTTCTTAGTCCTATCTTCAATATCGCTATACAGACGCTTGCTCTCACGCTTTATGGCTATCCAATGCCTTATATGAGTATCCGCCTCTTCTTTAAGATAATCCCTGATCTCTTTTTTGATATCCTTATCCTCTTCCATTATAATCACACGTTATAATCATTATTATTTAATTCAATCTCATCACTGATGCTTTGGTCTATAGACCTCAATAAATCTCTGGTACTAACATCCCGCAAGAAGCGGACATTACCACCATTAGCCCTAGCTATCCTCCTTAAAGCGGAGTAAAGTATATCACCCAACGAATATTCAGGCAACTCACGGCATCCGACTTCCATGACAATAAGGGCATGGATACGGTCATCTATCTTGCTTCTTACGAGATTTCTCACGGCATTATTTATAAGCTTCCCCTATAATACGTAGCGGGAAATGTTTGAAATTACGTTCAGGATCGTCCTTAGTATAACCCATAAGAGATAGATGTTTCTCAAAATGACCTTCCGTATATTTTGAGGTATCTAACGTCATCCTAAATATAATTCTATTCTCATTGTCAGGATGTTTGTTATATGATACATCTCCCATACATCCACATCCAAGATGATGCTCCTTGACATGGAAACCATCATTATGGGTGATAAATAACACGATTTCTATCTTATCACCTATTTTCTGATCAAAAATATTTAGATAAAACTCGCTCTCATCATCCGTCAGTCCTATATCAAAGGAATCGTTAGGGCACTCAATATTAAAATCGTTATGATCGGCTGTTATCACCTCCATAGCATTCCATTTGGCTTTCTCACCCTCCACGAACTTCAACGGGCATACCTCTGTCTTCATCCAAGCCTTTTCCTTGATAAAGCAACCACACAGCGAGCATGCCTGTCTTCCCATCAATCTTTGCAGCAATACCTTAGCTGGTAACTTAAAGAAAGCTATATTAGAAGAGTTCTTAGGACATTTCTTGCATAAATAAAGACGATTCTTGTACCACTCCGGATAATCCTTCTCATCCTTAGGAATCCTGCCCAATAAACTGTCTTCCCAAGCTTGGGCTATTACTTGGGCTTTACCAATTGTTTGCACGATAATTATTTTTTAAATTGTTGTTGTTGAAAATCCTGTAACTGTTCCCATGTCATGCCATACCGACATTGGTACATAGCCTCATGGTTGTCACGTATAAGGGGATCTCCGTTCTTCAATCCCTCCATACCCTCTATCACATTTATCTTCTTATCCAGACAATCAAGCTCAATAGGCATCCTTTCGTCTGGATAACGATTACCCTCCTTGACATATATACGACGTATCTTATCACGTCTTACACGCATCTCACGGAGGTTGCATATAACATATCCGATAAACGGTATCCTGATAGATATATTATCGGTATATCTGGCGAGGTGATGGATATAAGATACGGATGCTTTCATGCACCATTCGACCTGTTGCTTGGTAAACTTCCCTCCAGATCTTCTCACCACCTCATCGACAATATCCCTGTCGAACGAAATAAGACTCCTATCCATCGATGTTAAGCTTATTTCTCTTGAATACGAATCCCATTACACGGGTGTCATCACCCTCCCCGTCAAGAACGAAATAATTACGTAGGCTTCTCATCTCAATAGACAGCTCACGGGTACGGAAATTTCCGTTCTTCTTGTCTACTAAAAAACCGCCACGCTTTAGCTCATTGTTAAGGACAGCGATATAAGATTCCTTCTGTCCATAACAATCCATATACTTGGCCCTGGTATCATCCGAGTATCCGTAGTTGATGTAGAAAGAAAGTAAGTTTATCGTCCTTTCAGTAATCAAGCTCCTACCCTTGGAATCCAGATAGCCGTTGTATATCCTTAAGAACTGCTGGATCATATCCAACCTAGTATCATAAGGCAACGCAAATACGAAAGCTTTCCTCTGTTCGGCCATATAAAATTAGTTTTCGACAAAACTACTTAAAAAAAATATCGTTGTCAAGAAATTATGCCATAATCAACATAATATATGCTGATTAGCATGTATTTACGAACATCCAAAGGGAAAAGGTGGTGGAAATGGAGGAGGAAAGCCAGATAAGTCCACCGTAAGCCACGGCAACGAGGTCAGTTGAGCACCGGCCATACATGCCTCCGAGCGGCGGTGGACAGCCCTATCCTGCCTCAAGGGACATGACCACCCCTTTTCCCTTTGGATTCCTTCTTGCTATGTTATGGGATATAAAGCCAAGGGGAAATGGGAAGCCTTGGGCGATGGAGCCTGCCGTAGAAGATACGGACGGCCGGAGCGCGAGCGATCGCACAAGACCTCGCTTTTTCTTCTTTGGTTTATGCTCCACCCGATCCCCCCTACCGGGGTACCGGCTTCCGGTATAGGATACGGCTTCTACCATGTTTAGCCTGCGGTATCCTGCCTGACGGCACCATACCTTGGCGGTAAAAAGCAATGTTTTATTAAATAGAGACTTTAAGTGGAGTACACAGGAACTCGACGTCAGGAGAGGTTCTGTGTACGGATAGAGATATTAGAAGGTAGTATATGTTTATAGAGTTAATTATATTTAATAAATATACCTATTAACGCGCGCGTAACAAGTGTTGTGTCAAAAATGATCTTCCACAAACACAGTGATTTACCCTCTCTAATTTATTACGATAATTTCGTATAAACAACAAATGGGTGACCTTCACAGGCTACCCATCCATCCGAATAACTTGTTTCGTATTGATGAAACTTGTATATTCGCAGCAAATAAAATATTCTATGGGAACAAAGATAGGAATTTTACATATAATGAAATCAAATTTCGATAAGATTCTTACCGAAAGATATACTCCACGTAATATTCAGGCCAAAAAAGATGAGCTAGGATGCGTAAAACTTCCAGCCGGGTCACTTATATGCCCAGTCGATTTCAAACCTGTTACCAATAAGGAAGGCAAAAAAGTGACAGCTATAAAATATTCATTGAAACATGAGGAGTATCATGGATCAGGTATTCAGATCAGTGATGAATGTAAGATGGCAATGATATATCTTATTATCATAAACGTATTCAAACATGTGTTTCTAAGAAATAGGATGCATGGCGGGAATAGAGATCAGATAGAGATCAATACCAATGATTTTATTGATATCCTATCAGATGGATGCGCTTATTTCTGCTACCGTCATGTGTTAAGGGATTCTCATGAGGATATGAACTACCAGCTTATAAGCTTAAAGGCTTGGGCTGAAGGAGAGATTATGATAGCTTTATCGGATATCATAAAATACAAGGATAAGGCTAGTAAGACCCCAAGGATAAAGGATATGTTTGTAAAGAAAGGAGAATCTGTATACACCTGCCTTGATAAAAAACTTGATTCGAATACCAGAAGATGGATGGCTAACAAAAGTCGTAAATTAAATAGAGTCAAGATGTTATCAAAAATAATATTCTCAGCTAGAAACAGAAATATAAATAAGATATATAAGGTAACTAAAAAAAGAACTGTCAAATTCAATGTGTCATATCTTATGGATAGATTGAATATAAAGTTATCAAAAGAAGGTATGATGCTAATATCCCAAAGAACGGTATATCGGATGATAAAAGAAGTTCTTAGTATGTGCTGTAAGACTATATCCGATTTATATGATGAGGTAAAGAAAAACAACGGAATAGTTAATACCAAAGACAGGAAAAATGTAACTATCGGACACCTAAGACTATCATACAGAGGAAAGATAATGCATATAATCATCGCCGAAGATTTTATAAAAGACGTCTTTTTAGGGGTAAAAGGGTCCGAGATGAGTAAAGCTGGATGATTTGAGTATCAGATATAAAATTTAATATTTATATATTATTCACATTTATTTTTAATAGCTAATTATAACTATTCGTATCTTTGTACCATAAACCTAAAAAGATATGGTAAAAGAAGATTTTAAAAATGAAAACGACCTCCTTCGTCATATTATGACGGTGGATAAAAACGTGGAGCAAGGTCGTGCCTTGAAAAAGATTTTCACCACTAGGGAGAATCTATTTATTACCGGTAGGGCTGGTAGTGGTAAAAGTACGTTCATGAGACGTATCGTAAAGTTCTTGGGTAAATGTGTTATAGTAGCCCCCACTGGTGTTGCGGCCCTGAACGCCGGAGGACAAACCATTCACTCTTTCTTCGCTATAAAAAACGATCCTTACATCCCATCAGTAGAGAGGAATATGTTATCAAATAAGGTTGATGTAAGTCCGTTCATGAAAAGCAAGGTCAAGAATCTTGATACTATCGTTATCGATGAGATTAGTATGGTAAGACCCGATTTGCTTGATGAGGTTGCCGATATACTTAGACAATGCAAACGAAGCAGGGAACCTTTTGGTGGAGTTAGGCTGATTATGTTCGGCGATCTGTCACAATTACCTCCTGTAGTGACCGTTGATGATTTTATTGATAAGTATTATGAAAGCCGATTCTTTTTCTCGTCAAAGGCATTAAGAGCCTCAGGATTCTCGGTAATTACCTTCGATAAGGTATTCCGTCAAAAAGACCCACAACTTTTGTCTGTATTGGAGGATATAAGATGTGGGGTTATTACCGAGGAATCTAGATCTATCCTAAAATCAAGGGTGATATACCCTGAGAATATGAATGATACTATAGTAATATGCTCAACCAATAAGGAGGCTTATGAGATAAACAAATCTAATCTTGATAAGATAGATAATAAGGTATTTAAATTCGAGGCTAAGATATTCGGTGAAAAACCTGCGGCTCCATGTGAGGATGAACTTATAATAAAAGTAGGAGCTAAGGTTATAATAACGAGGAACGGTAATGGATATGTGAATGGTTCTATGGGTGTAGTAACAGATATAGACCCATGTGATGACGCTATATCGGTTCAGCTTTCCGATGGAAGTGAGGTTTATATAACTAAAGAAAAATGGGATAAAATGAAATATAGGCAAGTAGATGGATCTTTAGAAGGAACGTCTTGTGGTTATATCATTCAATATCCGTTAAGATTAGGATACGCTATCACTTCTCATAAAGTTCAGGGGATGACATTAGACAATATATTCGTTGATATGAGTAGGGCTTTTGAGATCGGTCAGATATATACCGCTCTTTCAAGGTGTAGATCAATTGATGGTCTTTATCTAAAATCAGTACCTAATGATAACGCGATATTGTTAAGTGAGAATGTATCAAATTTCATGGAGAAGGTGGATGATAACGATGGGGTGTTCCTGCCGGAGAAGATATCTGATATCGGTAAGGGTATGATAAAGAAGCAACAGGATTTATTTAACTTTGAGGAATTTGGATTATAATGGCTAAGAAAGAACTTTTTTCAGACGTAGATGAATTAGTATCATCTTTAAATAAAGAGCTTGGAGAAGGCTCGATAATGAACTTCGGCGATGATAAGCCTATAATATCCATACCAAGGGAAAGCACTGGTTCGCTGGTGGTAGACAAGGCTCTCGGTGGCGGATGGGCGGTAGGCCGGATTCATGAGCTGGTCGGGATGGAATCTTGTGGCAAGACTATGATGTGTACGTTAAGTATGATCGAGTTCCAGAAAAAACATCCAGATAAGCTAGTAGCTATAATAGACGTGGAGAACGCTTTTGATATTGAGTACGCTAGGAAAATGGGGTTGGATATAAACCGGTTTTTGATCTCCCAGCCAAGCTACGGTGAGCTGGCTATTGACATCACGGCCAAGCTGGTGGAGTCCGGCAGGGTAGGATTTATTGTCGTGGATTCCGTTGCAAATCTAGTCCCGAAGAAGGAGATCGAGGGTGATATGGAGGATAGTAACATGGGATTGCAAGCTCGATTGATGTCAAAGGCTATGAGAGTTCTTACAGGGATCGTAAACAAAAGCGACTGTGTTCTGGTATTCATCAACCAATATCGGGAGAAGATCGGTGTAATATACGGCGATCCGAAGGTAACGACCGGAGGTAACGCCCTTAAGTTCTATGCCTCTATCCGTATGGAGATGGCGAGAAAGAAGGTTATATTAGGTGAGGACGGATCTTCAGTAGGTCATGAGGTCAGGATAAAGGTGCTGAAGAATAAGACCGCCGTACCGTTCCAGATAGCCGAGACAGCCTTATATTATGGAGTTGGGTTTGACAAGGAACTTGAACTTTTGAAGTTATGCGAGGAAACCGGTATCTTTACCCGTAAAGGATCATGGTACTGGTACGGGGATGTCCGGGTCGGTAATGGCGTTGAGAATACGTTAAGTATCATGAGAGATAATCAAGAATTGTGTCAAGAGTTAAGAACTAAATTGAATTTGTAATCATGGCAATAGGAGTAAAATTTGTAGACGTAATACCATCCAGCGTAGAGAACGCTGTCGAGGTTAAGAAGGGGGATGTAAAGAACTATCTGTTCGTAGGTATTCCCATGAGTGAATTTATCGGGAAGAGATATGAGTATGAGGGATTCATATACATGTGCCTACAGGGTGTCACCGGTGGTACGGAACTTGGCGGCGATATAGCCATAGCCGTATTAAGACCGGTTCGACCAGCGACAGGACAGGCTTCTTATCATTTGGTATCGTATACGCCTCTCACATATACGAGATCTGATGTAGCGATATTACTTAGAAATGGCGATTTTAAGGTTGTTAAACGAGACGATTGTAATCTTATCTAATATGGGAACATATATCTCGATAAAATCAACGGTAAACGCATTCAGGTACGGTATTGATCCTGTACCTGAATGGTTCGATAAGATATCTAACAAGACTGATGAGATCGATATTATGGTTGACGGTAATAAGGTAAAGGCTTTGGATATAAGGCTAGAAAATAGCATTCTACGGGCTTTTTACGGTTATTACATAGGTCTGTATCCAGACAACTCTATACAGGTGTTCAGACCGGAGGATTTTCACTCATTATATACCTTGAGAATATGAATGTAGCGATAGGGATAGATCCGGGTATAGATACCGGAGGATTGGCTATGATCCCGGAGAACGGGGAGATTAAGGTAATCATGACTCCAAGGATATCTGCTAAGGGAGATATCGACCTTAGGGCTATATCAGGTTTCTTCCTCGATGCCGCAGATAAAATCCAAGAAGGAGGTGGGGGGACGCTGGCGATCGCCGTCGAGGATGTCCACAGCATCCACAACAGCTCAGCCGCAAGTAACTTCACCTTCGGCGGACGGCGCCGGGAACCGAACGCGCTCTTCGCTATGATGGTGGAGATGATGGAACGATACGAATCGCATCCAGATGTCAGGTTCATGTTCGAGGAAGTCCAGCCAAAGACATGGCAGAAGGAGATTCACACTACCGCCGATCGGGTGTATTCAGCGGCTAAGTTAGACACGAAGGCTACATCCATCCGATGTGCTATCCGCCTTTTCCCTTTGGTGTCTTTCGTAAAACCATGGTCAGGGAAAGGAGTACAGCCAACTAAGATACAAGATGGAATGTGTGACGCTATACTTATAGCCGAATATATTAGACGTAAGTTTAAATTATTTTAATACTATTAAGTATTTATTATATTTGTATTAATATAATTATGATTACATTTGCAATGTCATGTAAAAGTTGTTTATTATGTTGATAAAGTGCTTGTCGAAGTCATTAAATGAGAAGTTGGGTAAACTGGAGACGGTGGTTAAGAACGCCGGTTCCAACTCCCTTTATAAGGATCTTAAGATAGATGTTGTCAATAATCTGGCTTATATCACTTCCGTAAATGCCAAGGTATGTGTTATAGAGCGATTGGAGGTCGAGGCTGACTCTAACTTCTCTTTCTTGGTAGAGGCAAGCTCTTTTATTAAGTTCATGAAAAAACAGAAGAATTGTGAGATTACGATACTGCTTTCGGATAGAAAAGATCAGATCACGATCCACTACGCTTCTGGTGAGTATAGTTGTCCGGCTTTTGATATCAATACATTCCCGCAGGTACATAAGATACTTGATGGAGGAATTAAGGTTAAGATGAGCGATTATGTTTCGGTTCTTAACAAAGCCAGCGATTATACGGAGGTAGATGACTTTTATCCATGCATCGAGAATGTGGTTATTGATATTGATGATATTAATATTAATATAGTAAGTACGGATAGAAATACTATTTACAGGTATTTTGTCCCTAATCAGGATAAGGTAGAGAAGATGTTTATCCCGGTATCGAACGAATCCGCGATATTGCTTGATAAGCATATCAATAAGTCATCGGATATGTTGTCTATAAAAGTGGATGATACTAAGACTTATTTCTCTACGCCTGATATGGATATGTATGAGACCAATTTTGAGGGTAATTATCCAAATTGGAGGTTCGTGGACGAGCATTTTGTCAAAACAAGTACCTATGTCTTTGATAAGGATCTACTCGTCCAGGCCCTCCAAAATAATATTAAGGTAAATGAGTTTGATCATTGTAAGTTGATATTCACTGAAAAAGGATGCGGTATTATGTCAGAGAACCCTATGTCTGGAAGATCTTGTAAGGAAAGGCTTACGGCTTTATCGCATAACGGTAATGATATTATATGCGATGTGCTATGTGGTAGGTATCTTGGTATAGTTAAAAGCATACCATGGAATAGGATCGTTATCGAGCATGACCATAAATCTCATTTCAACAAGATTTATGGGGAGGATAATAAGAATGAGTATTTCTTATCATCATCAATTATTGTTTAATTTTTAAATATATATAATATGGGAGTTCGTGAAAATTCGCTAGGATCTAATAATCACTACTTTAAGATAAGTGGTAGTGGAGTTCTTTATCAATCATCCAAGGAGCCTAAAGAAGGTTATGAGGAACATGTGAATGATAAGACCGGGGCTGTATCTTATTGGAAAGTATTTTGGAATGGTATAGAGGGATATTTATCAGATATTGAGATAAGGGAGGTTGACTATAACGGGGCAAAAACTAAATACGTAGCTATAAAAATAAGCGATGACGAAGGAAACTATATTATAAATGTTCCTTTGATGACTCAAAAAGGAGGTATTAATAATTATGTTAAGTCATTGGTGAGATACTTGCCTAATATTGATCTAAAGCGTAAGGTGGTAATCAATCCAGCTCACGCTAGGAAAGGAGATCAATATGCCCCGGGTAATTTTTTTATCTCATATGCTAGGGAAACTCCTGATGGAAGGGATGAGCTTATACAGCAATATTATAAGAATGGTCAGAATGGATGGCCTGACAGAGTTGAGAGTACTGATATAATGGGGAATAAGAAGTTTGATTATACTGCCCAAGATGCTTTCGCCTATCAGGTACTTAATAAATACATTCAAAGCATTAAGACAGATGGTGTGAAACCCGTTCAGTCGGCAAGCCAAAACAACGCTGGTGAGGCTACAACGCAAACGCCCCCACCGTCATATCAGCCGCAAGCCCAGCCGCAGACGCCTCCTCCATCATACCAGCAGGCTCCGCCTCAGACAGCCCAAGCTCCTTCTTTTGGAGGTCAGCAACAACCTCCTCAATATCCTCCTTTTGGAGACGATAGTGACCTACCTTTTTGATTAACTAATTGAAAATGAATAATTTAATGGAAAGTAATTTTAATATATCTACTAAAGTGAACCGTGTCTCGATGCCTACCCAAAATAAGGTAGATACGGTTATGAAGAACTTAGGGCATCGACCTTGTGTAGCGTATTCCGAGGAAAAGAATATGTATTATAAGGATGGAGAATGGGTAGCGTCAGATCTTGACGCTACTATCTTACCTCTTAGGGAGATGTTCGAAAAGACATCTGATTTGAAGTTAGGATTGAAGATCGTTTATTTAATAATAAAATTATAGTATGGCTACGATTGAAGATATCAAAAAACTTCTGGAGAGTAAGTCATTTACATCAGCCAGAGATCTTGAAGAATTTGAGGAAAAACCGGATGATAAGCTTGATGAGGTTCACATGAATTGCGATCCAATGGTAGGGATAGTTGAGAAAGATGGTAAAATTTTTCTCAACTCTTTAAAATTCTCTAAGGCATGGAACTCATTGGGGAAGGATATTCCTATCAAGCAAGGTAATGCCTTCCCGTTGGGTCAAGGTGATGTTCTTGATATAGACACAGGCATATCGGCCTCATTCCCGGATGATACTGTCGGGATGGTTATGATGCTCCCATCGTTCACCAACGATACAGGCCTCACTTTGGTAGGATCACCGTTCGTTTTCTCTAATAACGAGAATATTACGATCAGAGTCTCTAATGTCCGTAAGGATATAGCTATAGTCGAGAAAGATAAGCATATAGCTGAGTTAATTATAGTCGGCAAGATAAAGGCCGATATTCGTAGAACTTATAAAAGTGTTGAGGATGTTCGGATTGAAGATAGTAAAGAATAGTTATATAAATACCCTAAAAAAAGATCTAGATGAGGCTATTAGCTATTCAAGCAGATTAAAAAGGGATTATGAGGATGCCCGTAAGAATATAACGGAATTGGAAGAGAAAATAAAGTATCTTGATACGCTTGTTGATTCTCTTGATATGGATATAGATTCCAAGGATTCTCATATAGTTAAGATGGGGAATGAGCTTAGTAAATCAAGAGAGCTATATAATGAGTCGGTAAAAGAGAAAGAAACTCTTAAACGGGCTTATATGGATATTGAGAAGAAACATAAGTTATCATCTAAATTACTCGATGAGGCTAGAAGAAGATATAAGGAACTCGAGGATCAGAATAAGGCTATGTCCGATCGTATCAAATATCTTGAGGCAGAGCTTTTAGATAGCGATGTACCTGATGAGGTTGTTGTTGATGAGGATAAGATGGATCCTAATTCCGGTCATATTGATATACCTGAAAATAACGTATCTGAGGTTACTGATGCCGATGCCGGTAATGAAGTAAATGTCGAGAATAAGGTGGAGGATAAGAAGAAATCTAAGAAACGTAAAAAACCTAAAAAGTATGAATAAGATCTTGTTATTATTAATAACTATCCTTACCTTAGCGGTTGTCGGATGCGGTACGTCAAGAACCTACTATACGGAATATGATACTACTGATATATCTTATGTAGTGGATTCCATAGTGTCTTCCGGGACCGTGATGGGCCAATGGAAGGAGTGGCGGTTTACGCTAGACGACGGCCGGGTCGATAACTTTGTCTTTACCGCCCTGTACGACGCCAAGGGAAAGGCTAGGGGGTCTATACAGGTAAGGCAAAGATCCGATACGTTTAATATCAAGATAATTGATTACCATAAAAAGGATAAAAAATGAGTTACGGGTTAGGATATATACCATCCCCTGTGGATGACAGAGACGCTATCATGAATATGCAGCATGAGGCTGTCCCTGATGAGTATAAGGTCAATAACGTTGATAGCGTAGTGGATCAAGGATCTTCTCCTATTTGCGCTGCGGTAAGCTTAGCTGAGATACTTAACTGGAGAAAGAGTATAAGGGCTATTAAAAGACCGGCTAAGATCTCTCCCTACGATATATATGATCTGAGAGAGGATAAGGATCAAGACGGGATGGTTCTTCGTGACGCTATCAAGTCTATCAAGAACGTAGGCGTAGATGGGGAGAAAATAAACAGTTACGCTAGGATCATAGATCCGGTATCAGCCAAGGTAGCTTTGATGCTGAATGGCCCTCTGGTTATAGGTCTGTATTGCTATAATTATGGTAATCGATTCTGGCAAGGCCAAGGACAGAACTTGGGAGGTCATGCCGTTATCCTTACCGGCTGGGACAAGGCCGGCTTCGTCCTACAGAACAGTTGGGGGACGGGATGGGGTAGGTCTGGTGTGGAGACGTTCCCGTTTGAGGATTGGTGCTATATGCTAGAATGTTGGACAATAGTTTCATAAAGTTACTATATAAACTTCGAGAAATTCCTATCCATATCCTCTTGTGAAAGACGATGTGGAAACCATCCTGGCGTATCCCCTCAAGCTTATACCTTGTAGAAAGGGTAGTTGGTCGCACGTGGGTTCAAGCCCCTCCGCCAGGACTACGTTGTTTTTTGGGAAAAACTAGCATAGAGTTTTGTCATTAGATTTAGAGTTTAGATTTTGTTTGATGTCCTTGTCCGGGAGGATCGGGACATATGGATCCGAGGATCATTGGATGATTACCATAATATTGGAGATGCTGGTTCGATTCCAGCCGGATTCGCTAAAATATTGTTTGGTAATTATATACAATTTATAGATCTTTGAATAAAGGGGAGTTAATTTAACGGATAGAATTTACGATTCCTAATCGTAGCGTGGATAAGGGTTCGATTCCCCCACTCCCCACATGGTGTTTTCTTAAACATATTCCCGTAGGTCGGTAGTTAATGATAACCGGTAGACAGCCTACGGGAATTAATAAAATCCTACGTGCTTAGGATCGCTTTCAGTTCTATTTTTCGTGTGTATCCATAGGAGGGTAGCACGGCCCTCCTTTTTATAAATAATATTTGGTATGGACATTAATCAAATAAAAAAGTACCTGCCATTAGGATGGGATGTGGTTGATCTAATAGATCACGGCATAATTGATCTTGATATCATGAATGGTAAGATGATGGGTGAGTATGTGGCTGTGTTGATGATAAAATCTTATGATAAGACCAATGGCCATATCCTAACCGCTTTCTCGTTCCATGATAAAGATATGGATAAGTTGAGAATGTTGATAGGTAACGCTATAATGGCGGTAGGATATAGGAATAATCCTCTTACTGGAGATGGGAACACGGCAATCAAATAAAGGTACTGAGTACACTGAAAGAGGGATATTGGATATCCTGAACAGAAAGTTCTTGGTATCTCCTAAATGGGTGATAAATAACCTGTATGTATATAACTGGGAGTCCGATTATCTGGCTATAACCAGATCTATGTACGCTTATGAAGTTGAGGTAAAAATCTCGTTAGCTGACTATAACAAGGATTTCGAGAAACAGGAAAAGCACCAAGTAATGCAAGGCTGGTTCGAGGTTAGAAGGCAAGCCCTGTACGAGGCCGGAGGCTGGACTAGGTACGGCCGCCCCAATTACTTCTACTACTGCGTGCCGGATGGGTTGGTTGATCCTAAGGACATACCTCCGTACGCCGGGCTTGCTTATGTTTGTGGCAGGAATTTGAGAAAGATCAAGGACGCACCTGTCCTGCATCGTGATAAATTTGACCCCGAAGCTTATAAGATGGCAGACAAATTCTACTACAATTGGTGGAACGAGAGACGTAAGGCCAGACAGATAGAAGGGAAGGATATGAAAGATGAGTTCAGGAAGAGCATGAAAAAGGTGAAGGAGAAGATAACCGTCGATGCCAAGATCAAGGCGATGGAGGCGTTCTGGAGCGTCTGCGATTACGCCTACTGGCCGTACGGGGGAAGAGGGGTACCCGGAATGAGACCCAACTGTTCCGCTTGTGGCGAGGAATGTAAATTACAATGTCCGAAAGGAAAGGAATTTAAAAACAAGATACGATGAGTAAGATTAAAAATGTATTGGCAAGAGCCATTTCATTGGCGTCAGAACAACCAATGAGTTATAATGAGGTAGAATCATTACTTGAAGATATAGATACTTGTAAGGTCAAGATATGGCTGGAAGAAGGAGCTATATTGCCTAAGTACGCCCATAAGGAGGACGCTTGCATGGATCTGTTCGTTAAAAACATAGAACTTGACGGGGGTAGGATTATATACCATACTGGTGTGCATGTAGCTTTACCTGAGGATTATGAGATGGAAATCCGTCCACGTAGTAGCATTACAAAAACTAAGTCAATTATCCAAAACGCTCCGGGTACCGTAGATGAGGGATACAGAGGGGAGATTATGGTAGCGACTAGACGTGTAGATCGCTATGGAGATCCTTCTTATTCGGCAGGGGATAAGGTAGCTCAATTGCTTATCCGTAGGAGGGAACGTATCGTATGGGATCAGGTGAAGTCGTTGGATGACCTCGGATATACCGATAGAGGCGATGGTGGATTCGGAAGCACGGGGAGGTGATCATGAGCGGAAGGGTTAAGATAAAGATCAAGGATAAGAAACCTAAGATCGATGTATTTAAGGTAATAGAGAGCCGGTTTAAGAATATGAACGAGCTTCGGGATCTGATCGACATGGATCCAAGGAAAGGGCTGGTCATGATCCGGGACGGGGCCGGCTTTAGGGAGGTGGAGAGGGGCGGATGCCTGCACCGGAACTACCTTAACCTGTTGGAGGAAGAACTGGGCGCTAAACTATCAATAGATCTGATAGATAAGTATGTTAAAAGAAAATAGCATACCACCTGCCCTAGGTAATTCCTAGGGCAGATCCGTTTTATATACCGATGTGTCTACCACTATCTGGTTATCCAGATCCTCAATCAACTCAATGATCTCATCCCTTATGTCATAAGAAAGTAAGATCGGTATTATGGTTAGTATAAAAGATAGTATTATTCCTGATCCTATTATGATAGTAATATCATCACACTCTATATCTAACATCGGCATGACAAACATCAACCCGGCCGTGAATATCATCACGAATAACGCTGATATCTCATTTATCATATCCCACTCCATCGTATCCTTAATCATATCTCCTCAACTTTAGTATGGTTTATTATCCTACTGATATAACGGATGCTTAATCCAGTCCTGTCCTTTATCTTGCCATATACGTAGTTCCTTGACACGACAGTAGCCAAATCACCTAGCTCGTCCAGTATCTCGTCATACATCCTATGGATCTCGTTGTTGCGGATAACCGTACTGTCCCTTACATATATCTTCTCAACGTCGTCGTCGCAGAAGAAGATCTTAAGCTTATGAAATATGTATCTAAACATAATTATAGTTTTGTCCCAAAGATATGAAATTTTGAGGATAAAACCAGAAGGAAGCCAAAAATAACGGGAGGCGGAGGGAGGGCGGGGGATGCCCGGAAGGATGGAAGCCAGCCCGTTCCCTTGGATTCAGCGACATGATTCGAGAATAAATCATATATTTGTATGTACAAAATGCATAATAATATGATATTAAATAAAATTAACTCAATGGGGGGGGTATTTTCCGCCCTCCATAAAAACAATAGATTATGTTAAGAAGAAGAATGTTAAGTCAAATGCCATTACCGCCGTCCGGTAACGTGAATGACGCTTATTTTTACGTGGAAGCTCCATGGATAAAAGATCTATCAAAATATAATATGAATGTGGATGGATCTATGTATATGGATATTGATAAATATAATGGTAAATATGTATTTTCCATGGGGAGAGTAGGAGCCTACAATTCCTATATCAAATTTGATAATGACTCGAATATATTACCATGCCCTCAACCAGATAACGAAATATCCATAGAAGCGTTGCTCTATTTAAATACACAACAGGAAGGAAGATATTATCTATTCGCTCCATATGGAACCCAATCTACTACACAAGACTATTTATGTATAGGTGTTAATGTCTCATCATTTGGGACTAAACTTTTTATACCAAAGGACGATCTGTAGATATACCAGCATATCAATGGGTACATGTAATGGCGTCGTGGAGAAATGGGTATTTAAGGGAATATATTGGAGGAGTACTGAATTATGAGGATGCGACTAATGTGATGTATACACGAAACTATCAAACATATTATTTTAATATAGGAGGATATCCATCAGCATATAACATGGGGCTCCCGGGAATGTTTAGGTATGTAAGGATCTGGAATTATGCTAAGAACTTTGACTTGGATAAATTCGTGCCGGATACTTGATCATACGATATTAAGGTGGTGGTCGTGCCACTACCTATCTATTATTCCATAATAAAGATATATACCAAGGGAAGTAGCCGGCGGAAGCCCCGATGGGTAGGCCCGGAGGGATGAAGGGAGGTCTCCCTCCCTTTGGTACTAAATCCTCCTCATAAGATATCATGATGGTGCTACAATTATTATATTTACGTTATAGGTATTATTGTAAATGCCAGTTCCAACGGCAATAGATTGACATCCCTCACAAGCATTGGCTGTTATACAATAACCACTTGTTATAAGATCACCTTGCCAAGTTATACGAGCTTTATTTGTAATATGATTATACAATTTAGGCATGTAAGTGAAATTGATGATCTCCTCAGGATCGGTTATCTCCGTTATAGGAGTAAATTCAGTTGTCCTATCCCCGTATAACTCCGTATCAGCTAAATCACAATGCACACCAGAATCATATAGATACGTAAGAGTCCCTTTTGAAACACCTCCAGTTACGCCTAATAAAACGTTGTACTCATATTGTTGATCCTTTTGAGCTATCTGTCCACCTATTCTTATAACTTCTATCTTCTTATTGCGATATATATCAAGAGAAGATCCGTTAAAACTATGTTGATATGTATCTCCATCAATATATATATCTACAAAATCAGGGCACATGCTCTTGTCTATATTAATACGGTAGTGAATCTTACCGGAAGAAGAAGTCCTGCGCCTAAACATACCCCCTCCTTATCTGAGGGTTAAAATACCCCCCCCACGAAGTTATATGTAATATATTGATACATGATTAAATAATTTAAGTTACGTACAAATATAATAAATTATATTAGATGGGGGAGGGAAGATACCAAGGAAGGGGGCTGGCGTCATACCCGCCGGGAAGGCTATAAGGGATGGGAGCCAGCCCCGTTCTATTGGGTCAGTAGAGTGTATGATCACTCGATGTCACGTACAAATCGAACAGAAGAGGTTAGGCGCTTGTATCGGGTGAATGTGCGCCCATTGTTGAATAGTACGATCCATCCGGAGTTGGAGCTATGCTCTGAACTAGACCAATAATATCTGGTATCTAACGGCTGTCCACCAATAGCCAATAACGCGTTATTGACGCTAATCAAGTACATATATATCAATGAAAGCTGACCACATGATGGGATATACCAATCATCATATCCTTTAGCGTCAGCACTAGCTAAGAACGTATTAAGTACATGACCGGCTGTCGCATAGGAAGTATAAGAACCGCCACCGGTAGTCACCCCTTTTAATACATTGGAATTCGCTTTCCCATCCCAATCAGATAAAGCCCCATTCGTCCAGGAGCTAACATCATCCGGAAGATATGGAGTACCTTTGTATGAATCTTGCTCAGGTTTCAGGAAACCAAAATCATTGCTCCCGTCTACTTTGTCATAATTTGTAATGCCGGTCTGATCCGTACCATATTCACCCCAATAAAAAGAGTAAGTCTTGTTAGAAGAATCGGGCAAACCGGACGTGGCTGTTTTGTAGCTTTGATTAGAATCTTCATTCTTCTCAATCATGATCTTATGATCATCATGTACAATAGCTACGGATATACATTGATAATCCGCCTTTGACAAAGGTATTAATCTACCATCCTGTTTAACGGCATAAACGCCATTATCAACAGGGGATTTATAACTTGAATAAAATCTCCTCCTTATCATAAGAATAAATTTTTACGAAGGATATAAATACCCCCCCCTCATGTATTTAACTTCTTTATTTATAATATATTATGTTTTAATTATATCGCAAATATAACAAATTAAATGAAATGGAAGGTGATATGGTTGTGAGGAAGTATGAGGGATATTCGGGGAGGATGATATGCGGGACATTATTGGAGAGATGAGGTGGGGTATGATGGGAGGGGGATATGCGGGACGGACCACCTCCCCGAAATCGGCCCGGCCGTGCTGCCGTTTTTGGTCCCACCCCCCCCGCCTACAAAGGCTGGGAGACAGGAACGGCAAACGATCAACGAGCCGAAAAAGGAATGCTTATTTTGTATTTAACTTGTTGATTATCAATCATATAAATCAATATTTTAATATACGTTTACATTTGATTAGATTTATTACATATAATCGTCGAATTTTTATTGCAAAATATTTGTTTGAAAATAAAACATATATTATATTTGCAATGTGAGATAACAATATTAACAAACAAGGCGTGCTAGATGCCTATACAAGTCCCCAGGGCAAGGGCAAATCTAATGACAGGTAAAGATCTTAACAAAGTACAAAACGAGGTAAAAAAAGCAAGTGAGAAAACATTAACAGGTGCGGTAAAAGCGTGGTGCCAGTTATTTAAATATGGAAAAGAAATAAATGAAATATTAAAGGACAATGATATTAAAGTAGATAAAGCAATCGTCCCCGCTTTAGTCAATTTAGCAAAGGACAAGGAAATTGTAATACAACTTTGCAAAGAAATATTACCACGAGTTAACAATACCTTTTGTTCCTACAAAGAAGTTGAACGCGAATACTATGATAAAAACGACAAGGATAAAAACAAGAAGCTTAAAATAAACGAAATAGAGGATGTAGCAATACTCGGCTCGTCTCATAAACGTTTTGGATACAACGAGCCTATAGAGTTTGATTTCGGCATATATTATGAAACGTTCAATGATGCTGACAAACGTATTGTAAAATGCGCCGTGCCAATAAAGCGGTACACATTTAGTCTTATAGCTAAATGTATCACTTACTACCTAACGCATCCTAAAAATGACAGGTGATAAAACGGGCTATAATAGCCCGTTATGGTTGCACGTGTTTACCTCCTCGTGGTGCAACTGGACTAAGACTAAAAACACAATATATTGACATATTGATATAAGCATACACAAGTCGGTAGGAGTATAGCCGTTGGCGTTCGATAGCTTGTGTAAATAGGCCGCCGCTTAACAATGTGGTTTAGGTCCGTTTTCAGTCGCAATACGGACCGTTATTCTTTGGGCTTGTATCAAAACGGGTTAATACGTCCGGTTTCCGGATAGGCCGTGTAAAATAACGGGGTATATTGGTGTATATACGCATGTATATGGCGTATGTCTATGCGTTGTGAGAGTAACACGCATGGAGTGTATTACGGGGTTATTTCCGTGCTAATGTATCAATACGACGTATGTTAGGGTGGCTTAAATACCTAATATGCGTACGGATAGCAAATAACAACCCTTACAAGGGTATTTCGTGCGGTTAAATTGACGGACAAAATGCGCCTTGTCGGTACGTATCACGGGCAACGTATGTGCGTATCTGGCCGGCTTCGTTGTCGGCAAAGGGACGAAACCAAATAAGATAGGGGGGGGGCGTGCGGGCGTTCGGCTGGTAGTATCGATAACGCCGGCCGTATTGCCCCCGGCCTCCCGTTTCTTATTGGTGTAATTAAAAGAATAGATTATGTACAAGAAAAAGTTTGATAATCTGAATAGGAAATTATCCATTCAAAGAAAAAAGGCTTTAGAAACGGTTAAAGTAGCTCAAATTGAGTTTTACACGGAGCTAACCAAAGAGCTATACGAGTCTAATAAATTAGATTGTAGTAGAGATTCTGATAAATGTAGGCGGAAACGTGTTAGTTACATGGCAAACAAATTGCGGCAATAGATCGTTTGTTTTTATTTGATTTTAAAGTTTGTGCCCTTTCGTACTGTAGTGATATAGGACGAAAGGGCTTTTTTGTGCCTATATTTTACAAAATGATAGAATGTGTATATATTTTGCTTACACATAAAAGTGTTAAGGCGGCAAATTTTAAGCCTTGATCGAAAATGTGTAAGTAAAATGCTTTATTTAGCATCATTTTGTATACATATATATCCATGCGGACGGGTATATTGTGCCCTTATGTATGGTTTTGCGCTTGAATCGATCCTAAAAGGTATATAATAGGCGGTACTTATTGTATATTTTTTATCTATGTCTGGGCTTATCTTTCCTTAGAGGTAGCTCTAGGGGTTGATATATATTATTTTATTGATACTCAATTAATTGTATTATTTGCGTTCAATTTTAAAATCGTGGTTACTTATTGTATATTTTTATGGGTGTATTTATATATTTGGTGCTTACCTTGTTTTGTGGGTATATGGCGTTTGAGTTGGGGCGGTATGTTATAGCTACGGGCGACGCTCTGCCTATAATCATAGTTTCTTTATTGGTTTTATTATCAATACATTGTATTAGGCAAGTATATAAGGCAATCAAGAACAAGGATCTCGATATCCTAGACTGAACGGGCGTTCCACGTGGAACAATCGGGAGGAAGGTCTCGGGTTTTGCGCTGAAAGTTGATGGGATTGATTTGTTTTGCGGGAGGGGACACCTCTAAACAAGGGAAATCAAGGGGAATCAAGGGAAATCAAGAGGAGTCAAGGGGATCAATGTGAACCGAGGAAAAACGAGATGAAATAAGGGATCCCGGGAAACAATAGGGAAGGGGAACAAGGGTATCTTTATAGTAAGGGAATCTTATGTGTATGAAGGTATGTCTATGTATGGGTGTATGTGTTTCTTTGGGTGATGGAGGGAGTGTGGGAAACCAAGGGAAACGGGCGGCGGCGATGGCGTGGGGTCGGCCCCGCTGGTCGTCCGTCCCTGTTTCCCTTTGGCGGTAGTGTAATATTAAAAATCTCATAGTGATATGACGAAAGAAGAGGCGAAAGAAAAGTTCGGCGATAATATAATAAACAAACTATTGTCGCTTGGTGCTGAACCGACAAACGTATGCAGGGGTGACGATATTGTGGAATGGTGCAGTGATGGGTGTGTAAAAGTGGGCGATATTGAGGTATGGGCTTACTATTACTTTTATGAAGGAGAGAATCCTGATTTATGTAATTGGGAGGATCGTATGGAGATAGAGGTAGAGGAATGTTGGATTTAAAATTGACTGATATGAGATTCATGTATTTAACGGAGCTTAGAGGAAAGGATATATGCGTAGGCGACAAAAAGTGCAAGAGGGTAAAAATATATGTAGGCAGGCCGTTGGCGGATACGCCTAAAACCTATAAACAAATAGGTGGATTTGTAGCAAAAGAACTATCCAACGCTTATAACAGCGGTTGTGTTTCCATCTATGAAGCAAAGGATAAAACGCTCAGATATTCGGTTTATCGAGACGGTTGTTTTTATCCTTATTACGGGAAATTAGAGGTGGTAGAATAATACCAATGGGAACGGGCGGCGGTGTCACGGCGTGGTAGGCCACGGGTGTCTACCGCCGTTCTTTTTGGAGTGGTAATATAAAATACTAATAGTATGGACGAAATTATGAAATTACAAGATGAAGCGCTGCTTTATCTGCGTGATAATATTACAAAGGATGAGGCGTATTATATCCTTACGACCGATAAGGATATGATAGAGATTCTTATAGCTAATAAGAAGGACGGGAGCAAACGTATCAAGATTCTTGATGTGGAATATACTATAGAGAAGGATGATATGTTATTTCTATTCGATACTGATGGGGTGATAGATGAGTGTCTTTTGGTTGCCAGCTACATAGGGGTAAATATGTATTTTCGCAGGCAAGATGTCAACGCTATTTTGAATAACATCAATAGAGAGAAAGTTATGAAATATCCTTACATAGCTATTCAGTTAGATAATATACAGACTGTAGAAAAGCGTAGGGTTGTTTTTGAAATTACCGGGCATAGGATGGATGATAACAAAGAGAGAATAGATTTTATGTTTGTTTATTTTATGGCTAGAATGTTATGAGGGCGAGAAGGACTGTGAAAGAAAGAGATATTGTGAAGATATTGGTATTCGGGTATGATAGGACGCTTATAAAATCCATTAAGGATTCCGGATTCAGAAGTATGTCGGATGTAATATCGTACGCCAATAATATGGTCGGGGATAAGCCCATTGATCATATTAGGGTGTCGAATGAGGCTCGTGGGTGGTGTGGATCATATACTAATTATGGTAAAATGATAGATTAGTTTGATAGGAGGATATGATATGAGAAGGATTATAAAAGAGAAAGACGATATCAAGGTGTCTATATTTAGCGGGGGTAGGTTGGTTCGTGTTTTCATAGATTCTGGGTATAGGAATATAGCTATGGTGATAGCCGATTGCGGCAGAATAGCTAATGGTTGTTATCACATACATCATATTGAGGTGGTAAATATGGATAGGGGATGGTATGGTACATACACCTTATATGGAAGGAAAATAGATTAGTCGGATAGTGAACAACAAAGGAGGTATATATGGATAATATTATAACAAATGTGGATGGCGTGAAAGTAAAAGTAAGAGTATATGATTTTGGCGATGAAGTGGCTGATAGATATACTATAGTATGTGTAAATAAAAACATAAAGGATTGTTATGGAATGGTGTATTACCCTGTTTTTTCATGTAGTGAAGATCCATTCCATCCATTAGGAGTAGGGATGTATGCGGGAGATTATTATCCGCATAGAAGCCATATGTACAATTTTGGTAAAAGAGTGAAGGATATAGATTCACTGCCAAAGAAAGTGATTGAATTTATAAAAGATATTACACAGTGGTAGTAGCCGTAACATTCTACAGGTATTATAAGAAGAAAGCTAAAGGTGAGGTTAATTATAGATGGAGAACCAGATGCCCGGAGCTGGTGGATAAGATCGTAAAACACCGTACCAAGGTGTTTACCGGTCAACTTATCCAGTTAGCGAAAGCGTATGGGGAGAAAAAGGTTATAAAATATCAAAAGGAGGAGGAAGAAGTATGTCAAAATACGATAGAGACGCTATAGAAATATATATACTGGATCATATAGATACAGATAATTATGGGAAGCAGTTTAAATATGATAGGGAATATCTATCTTTTATGCTTAACGTGTTCAAGGATGAGTATAGAGAACATATCAAAAGGGATGGGATTAAGAAAGCTTTTGAGGATTACATAATGAGCGTTCCATCCATATTTAGGATTCATATAGCGGATTGCGACATTAGATATTTATTACGTTCATGGGGCGTGGAGTTCGATGAGGATGATGATGAGATATACATCTTGTACAAGAGGATCATAAGAGAGGTCTTTTTTAAGATGTGTGAGGATATGAAAGTTTGTTAATGTTGAACCAAGCCTTGGCGGGGCGGAAGGAATACCATGATCGTACGTGTGCGGATATGGTCCGGGGTCGGTTCCCGGCGCCTTGGCATAATTTAAATATAAATGATATGGGAGATAATATTTTAAGAAAAGCGGCTGATGAGTTAAAGAAGGCCGGTTGCAGGGTTTTCGCATGGCAGGATGATACTTATAATAGAGGTTGGAGTAAGGGTGATTATACGATGTTGTATTACGCCTTCCCTGATTCACCCAACATCGGGTATCTGAGTCATGGGGAATATGGGATGAGCGTAGCGTATAGTAGAGCTTATATACCGAGCTGTGGAAGTGGATCGGGGTGTTGTGTCAAGGAGGAAGCTACGTTTGACCTTGAGGCGGCGTTAGACGTGCTGAACGGGCCGTTACCTAGGTGGTGTAGGTCTTATGGGGTTTATCCAAAGCAGTACGATAATATTGATAAATGGTATAATAGCGATAATCATAACAAAAAATTATTTAAGGAGATTTGATATGGAGGTAAAAGATTGGGAAAATCTGGTTTTGAATACAGAAGTAGGATCACATTGTTTTGTTACGCTGATTGATAATAATGACATCAGTAGAGGTTACGCGCAGATCAGACGCGCGGAACATTTCGGGTATAACATCTGCTTCACTCGGTTATATGGGAATAAGTTTTATTTCGAAAAAATAGAGGAAGGACGTACGCAACAATACATCAATAGGAGAAAATAATATGGTGATAGAATTTGATTTTGAGATATACAAAAACGGAGATTACGATAAGGTGTATCTCCGCAACGGGAAAGAGCCAAGAGTATTATGTGATAATGGGAAGGGAGATCGCCCTATAGTCGTGATGGTTGAGGATGATAACGCGAATGATTATATTATTCTTCGTTATAACGAAACTGGCAGGAGGAATATTAATGGTAAATCGAGTCTTGATCTCATGTTATCTGTAAAAGAACGGGAGCCAGAATTATGGGTTGTCGTTATATCTTACATGGATAATAAGGATAAGAGGCAAAAGATGGTCTTGCCTAATTTTTTCTCAAGGAATATAGGAGGAAATATATATCTTCAAGGAAGCTCTAAATCGAATGTATCATATTATGTTGGTAGGTTAGAAGAAGATGGGTGCTTCGATGAGCTGTGCGAGAAGATAAGGGTAAAAAGAGATCGTATTTATAACATGGAAATAATATCACTATCAGATGACAAGGCGACAGTTTAATCAGTTGATAAATGAGCTAGACGGCAAAAGCCCGTTTATCGTATTACATAGGGATGCCGTTGCGCCTAAATACGTGGGCGTGGAGGTGTCGAAGGATGGGATGGTATACAGATATGCGATAATAGGGATAAACGATGAGTATAAGGCTAAAAAAGCCCTTATTTCGAAAATATTAGGCATAGCTAGTTACCTAAATGGCAATAAGCCCTTAAAAAAGGGTTAATTAGATGTATTTATGACCTGCGGCATCATATACGATATAATGCCATAAATGACGTTGTATAGAGGATATGTATGATAATATGATAGATAACGCATTCGTGTCTTGATATCATAATATTATGCCATTATATCCTCTTTTTGTATAAAAAAGATAACAAATGATACAAACATCTTGAATATGGATGAAATTAAGATAGGAGCTGAAATTGTATTTAATATAACCGGCAACCATAATATAGGATATGCCAAAGGGGAAAAGTATATCGGGACGGTGTTAAGCAAGGATCACCGATCACGTCTTTATGTACGGACAATAGGAATGCCTAGGGCTTGTATTGATGAGCGGGATGTAGAGTGGGTTATTGATCCAGATGGGGATTTTGATATGGATGAGGCGATCCCGAATCCTGTGGCAAGGGAGTTGTATAAGTTGATGGGTAGGTACGTTTATACGTTCGGTAGGTCTTATGAAAGTATCAATGGCTATATCGTGTACGAGTGTATGATGATGGACAGGGATTTAAGATATAATGTTATGTATGCGTTGCATGATCATGGATTTGAGATACGGCATATTGATAGTTATTCTTGGTGGATGACCAATGAGAGGTTAATGTCCGAGGTAACATACACGGAGGGGGATATTCATATAATTGTTCATGAGTGTATGGAAGATTATGTGGATAATGTGAAATTCGGGGAGGAGTTTTATAAAAACAAGGGAACGTGATAAGATACTTACTTGTGATGGCGATGATAATATTGACACCACCAAAAGGGAACGGAGGCATGCCCCTCGCCCCGAAGCCGGCAGTGGTCGAGGCACGGGTATGGGATAAGCTGGCGGCCGCCCTATCTTTCGTGGAGTCAAGGGATGACGATCGGGCGTACAACGCCACTTCAGGGGCGTTAGGGAGGTGGCAGATGAAAAAGGTGTATGTAGATGAGGTTAATAGGATATTGTGTCTTAAACGGGAGAAAAAGCGGTATAGATACGATGATAGAACAAATCCTATCAAGGCTAGGGAAATGTTCGAGATATATCAATCTCATCATAATCCGAACAAGGATATAGATCGGGCTATAAGATTGCATAGGGGACTACATTCTACTAAATATGTTAAAGAGGTTAAGCGTAAATTGAGAGAATAAAAAGAATATAGGAGGATAAAGACATGGACGAGAATAAAGTGATACGGCCGATGGATTTTGTTCGGCTTATAAATATTGACGAATCAAATGTAATTAAGGACACTAAAAACCATATAGGGCTGGTCAAGGAGGTCAGTCGGGACGGGAGAATGAGTATAATATGGATAGGTGAAACTTACAGTCAGTTGGCGTGGTTCAAATCGAGCGAGTTGGAGGTGGTGGATAACCTTGTGAGCATCCTGACATGCGGGCTGGCTAACTTTCGCGGAGACGGAAAAGAGAGCGCGGATAAATTTTATCCAATGAATTTATGTTATATAAAGAGGGAGTGATATATGAAATGGGTGATAATAAAAGGAGTTAGATATCCTAATTCCGTGATATCAGCATTTGCGGCATATAATATGGATAACCCCTTCTTGAAGATCAGGATCAGAAACAAGTATCATATAGTGCCTTTTGATGATGTTAATAAGATGGCTAGTCAGATGGTATATTTAATGGACAACTATCCTGATTTCGTTCAGATAGGGAGATGGTGGATATCCAAGAAACATGTGATGTCATGGACGCCCAAGGGGGAGGCCGTGGACGGATCGGGTTGGGTTATATCCTTCACCCTGTCCTTTGGTTTGGATAATGGGACTCAAATTAAGTTTGATGAAGAAGGTGAATACCTAAGTGAGATAGATAGGTTAAACGAGTTGTTTAATGTAATATTATAAGGGAGTATGTTGATAGATGTAAATAAATGGATTGAGAAAAACGGGAGCTTCGAGGAGGTCAATGGATTGGATTTAGTGAGACACGGATATGAGTGGATTAGACGAATGCGCAAATTCGAGAATAAGGCAGATCGTCATACTTTCCAGAAAGTGTTTGGTAATAAAAGAGGTAATGAGTTATGGGACTGTTTTTTAGAGGTAGGAAAATCTATCTTCATATTAGAAGATAACTATTTTATGATTAACGACAGGAACGTCTTCTCTTTATGTTTAGCAGAGTGTAGTGATTATGATCTATATGAGCTTGTTCATAATATTGAGACTGCTAGTGATCAAGGCAAATGATGTTGTTTAATTTAAAAAAAAATAAATTGTTATGGAAATGAAAAAGTATTTATCGATTTATCTAGAGAGTGGATATCTTTTTGACGATATGTCAGGAAAATTAAAGTGGTTTGAGATTGATAAGATCTTGATCAGTTTTACATATGGAGTAGTTAGATATGTAGGAACATGGGGAGGATGTAGGACTGAGAAGACATTAGATGGGAAATTATTTTATTCGTCCGAAGAATGTTTTAAAAAGGGCAAGAGCATCCCTAAGACAAAACTATCAATATATGATGTTTTTAAGTCATTATATGGATTCGCTCCAATAGGTGATGTGTGGAAATACAAAAACGGAAGAGCTGTCAAGGGAGAGTTGGAATATTTTGATGTTGAAATAGATAATAAAGGAAAAATTTATTGTAAGGAAACATATTACAGAACATGTGAAGATGTGTATAAATTCAATGACTTAACTGTAGTTGACAAGAATGGAGACATAAGGTTAGTGAAATCATCAAAAAGTAGATTAATGCTTAGTGATGATCAATTGGATGTTGTGGAGAGAATGAAAGGCATCATTGATGACATGGTTAGGTTAAAGATGATTATGTATATTGATCAAGACTATAATCTTTGTTTTCTGCCGGGAGATAAAATAGAAGATTTGACAATGGATGAAACGGATGGATTTGTGGATACCACCGGTATAGTGACATCTATAAAATCTAAGGATGTAGTGGAGTTTTATGTAGAAAACCCATTCGTAAAGATAAAGGATGAGTAATACTTGGATCGGGATTGTAGTGGTTCGTGAGAATAACTACAATCATATCTCTAAACGTGAACATAGATTGGGAGGTACGTATGTCATTCGATTGACGTTAGGGATCTAATTATATTAAAAGAGGAGGAATTATGAAAGAGATTGTATTAAAAGTGTATAAGTTTGATGAACTGTCAAAAGATTCACAAGAAAAGATCATAGAGCGTGAGCGCTGGAATGTAATGGAGCAATGTATGGATGCTTATGGCATAGACTATAAAAAGTCAATGAAAGCCTTTGAGGATATGACAGATACTAGGGTTTATAATTGGGAAGTTGGATACGAGAGATATGATTTTAGTTATGAGTTTAAATATAATGATCCTATTTATGAACATCCTACAGATTATAATCGTGATATATTCCCTAAGAATCTATGCGGTAAATTATTGTTCAGGTATATCAATAACAACATTATGCCACATATCACGAAAGGTAAATATTATTCTATAGGCAAATATATAGATGGGGAATATAATTACAAGCACAGACGCAGTCGAATAATATTGGAATACGAAGACAATTGTCCATTAACAGGGTCGTGTTATGATTATTATCTTCTTAAACCGATAATTAATTATTACGATACTTGGTGTACTTACCCGGGTGATTTCTCGTTTGAGGATCTGATAGGGCGATGTTACGATAGTTTCTTCAAGTCCTGGCATGAGGAGTATGAGTATTGGGCTGATAATGAAGATGCGATACGTGAGGAACTTCATCATAATCAATATGAAGATCGACTTTATTATGAGAATGGGGATATATATGAACATGTAAATTGATTAAGATATGTGTAATGTATTGATTTATGATATACCCTTTGGAATAAGGGTATTCATGCATAGGGACGGGGTAATCCGTGAAGCGAAATATCGTGGCATGATAGTAAAAGATCCAGGTATTTGTAGGAGAAATATGTATGTCGAATATATTTTTTGGTTTGGAAGCAAATTGGGAGAGGGTAAAATTGAGACAAGTACGTCTATATACAAAACTCTTGAAGATGCTAAGCGGGAAGTTAATCCTATACAACATAAGATATTAGATATAAAGTCTTTTTCTCTAAGATATCTATCATGTCTTATCTGGGATGGTATACAGTTTTATGGCTGGTTATGGGATGGATCAAGACCAATAAAAAGATCGACACGAGAATCTTTAAATGCCTGTGAGATATATAGAGATAAGATTGCTTTCATTGATTATCATGGGAATAAGTATGATACCGAATATTTCCAGAGATTTACCCAAACCGCTGAGCAATGCCGGTCGGCAAACAAACCAAGAATTGTTATGCTGGATGAAGAAGAACCTCCATATAGCGTTAATCCAACTTACATCCGGAATCTTCAAGAGATGTCAGCGGAAGCTGTGGAGAGATTAACGGAGTTGAAATGTTATAGCAGAGAAGAAGCATTCGACATCATTCAAGACTGGGCCAAAGAGTTCACAAAAAGATATAACAACTACGTTTTTGATGGAAGTTACTATAAGATGATAGATACGTTTATTGAAGAGAAATTAAGAACTATTTAAAACATATCTTATGAAAACACAAGAAGAATATGCCCGTGAGATTGACGAGATTGTTCGCCGGGATGTAGATAGCTATCAAAGTGATTGGTTTGATATAGATAAAGAAATATTCATGCTTCCGAAAAATAAGAACAAGACATTTATTTTTGGAACCAGAAAAACCGGATGCGATTTAATTATACTGGATGGCACTAATTGTAATGAATCGGTAATGGATAAAGTTTTTGGACGTTTGAACAATGAAAACTTTTATGTCTGTCAGCCGTTGCATTTCCTCAAGCCATTGCAGGAAATCAAGAACGTGAATCCCCTGTATGCTTTCAAAGTAGCTACTGATTATTTTAGGTGGAAAGGTATGGTTCCGGTATTTGAAGGTAGTAATTGTAAATTGATGAAGTTATGAATATGGAGGTAATAAGATATAGGCTTCCGATTTATTGGATTGGGGCTTTGATTAATGGTGACTACACTGGAATATCTAATGAGGAAGCGCAAGAAATTGATGACTTTGTAAAACATGCAGATGGTTGTCCAGTTGGTGTGGATTGGGAAACAGAAGGTTTTTATTCATATAATGACGCAAACGCTATTGGCGGGACTTGTGTCGATGTTATTTTTAGCAAGTATAATCAATAGTTAACACTCAAAACTTAATAGATATGAACAACTCTATGGTCGCTCATTTGTGGGCAAACGAAAAGGAAGAATCCGCAAGAGGTAGTAATCTTTTCTTTGAAGGTAGAAGTATTTATTCTTATGGTTATCATTTTGAGGTTGGAAGAATCGTAAGAAATAAGTGTGGTGAAAAGGCGTATTTGCTTAACGATAAGTATTATTCTTCTTCTACCTGTAAACATCAACGTTGTGTTCGTAGTGCAATACCAACTGGTTCAAAGGTATTTTCTGTTGGATATAATATGTCTGATGATGGCAGCATGGCTTTTATCACTAGTCGATTGGAGCTTATCAAAGAGGTTATCGAGAAATACAAGAAGGTTAGAACAAGCCTGTCTTATAGGGATGTTTGGGGAGTATTTAGAAGTCTAATGGATTATATTGAGTTCTTTAATATGGGTACTCCCAAGAGTCTTCTTAAAAAGAGTGCAAACACCTGGATCGGAACTAAACATGAGTTATCTTATGAATCGGATAAGATTAAAAGTGAATATGTCCATGAGTTAAAGCGTGTGTTTGAGGTATTGCTAAATCATCAAGCGTTAGAAACTTTAGGAACGACCAATGTGATAGTAGATGAGATTTGTGGTGAAGGAACGTGGGCTGAGTATGTGGCCAGATGTCAGAGATGGGAAGACAGTCAGGCGAAAAAAAAGGCTTTAATTTTTGAAAAAAGAAGAAAAGAAAAAGAAGATCGCAAGAAAAAATTTGAAGAACAGATTGAGATGTGGAAGTCTGGCGAGATTCCAGAATTATATCTACATTATTATTTGGAGGATGACCAGCCTAACGTATGGCTTCGCATTAAGAATGGCATAATTGAGACTAGCAAGAATATCAAGATAGAACGAGCTGAAGCTGAGAGACTTTGGAAATTGATAAAGCTCTTCCATAATGGCGGTAAATTCCAACACAATATGGCATTGGATATAACCGGTCACAAATGGAAGATCAATAGCTATAAGAATGATATATTGGTTGTTGGATGTCACAGGATCGCGTATAGCGAGATGAAAGGTATTGCGAGACAATTAGGATGGAGTTAAACAGCTATCAAGTAACATTTGAGAGCCGTGACGATCACTATCAGATTTACGGGAGAGACATCCAAGATGTCATGGGTGGCGTTACCGGTGGAGCCGGCGTGTATGGATAAGGCGGTCGGGGAAGCGGGGCGTCCGCTAATGCTTTGTGGTGCAAGGTTGTATATAATTACCTAAGAATATATCCCGGAATATGAAAATAAAGGCGATCAAGTACAGAAATGATTACAGGGTATGGTTGGACTATGCAGGAGATTACAGAAACGAAAATATAGAATAACATGAAATATCAAAATTTTATGTGCCCTTATGAGCTTGCATTAAAGTTGCATGAGTTGGGTGTAAATTCAGAGTCGGAATTTTATTTTGTGAAAGAGATGAAAGGAGGGGGATCTAAAACAGAATCAGTTACACAAAATACAATGAGATATTCATACAGAAAAGAAGGAGACCTCATACCGGCTTATATGAGTCATGAACTTGGAGAGATACTACCAAGTATGATAAATATCAGTAAATCAAAAATATGGGATGACTGGTTGCAATTGACACAATATTTCCCGAATAAGGATAGCGAATACTACGAAGCTGCCTATGTTCGTTACAATGCCTACGATTCGCCAACAGAAGTATATAGCGGATTTGGGGAAACAGAGGTGGAGTCAAGGGCGATGCTTCTCTTTGATTTGTTGGAAAAGAAGATATTGACACATGATGATTTGAATTTAAAGGAAGTGGATAGGAGAAAGGAATATGAGAACGAATTTGAATAGTACAAGTATGAGAAACACATGTCCAGAATTCCCGCTTTTCGGTGCGAATTATCCAGACGCGACTTGCATAAATGGCATATTGTATGATCTGGATAATGTAGGTGATGATGGTGTTCTAATCAAGCCATTGGAAGAGATCCCATGCCCATTCTGCCGAACAGAGGAGTTTATCAGATACGATCCATTCAATAAAGAGTATAGCATGGATAGTGAAGAGGATATAAGAGATTGGTATATGAGCTATATTAATGAAATGAGAAATAAGTATGGGGGAAAATAAGAAGAAACAAACACCATGCCGGAACTTGAAAGATTGGCATACGAACAAATGAAGGAGGTAAACGATGGAGACAGTAAGATTATCAGATTACTCTTCTTATGATAAAAACAAGGGAGGAATACAAAAATTGCGTCATAAATTCAGGAATCAAATACTTGAATATTGGGGAGAAGATACCGGAATCCTAATAGGAACAACCATGGTATATGAAAGACATTTGTGGAACGAGGAAGTTAAAGTAATATGATTATGGACGATAGTAGGATAATGGAAGCGGCTAAATTGATAGCCAACTCCTCAGCGGCCTTAATACAGGCTATGGGGATGATGAGCGAGAATATAGAGAGGGCTAACAGAGGGGAATCTCTGGCTTATACCGAAGATTCTTTTATGAAACTGATTCAAGATAATGGGATAACATATAACGATGTAATACAAAGGGGATGGAGGTTATGAAGGATATAGAAAGAGTAAAAGCGTTGAATAAGATGTTATTGAACGCACGTGTGGTAGCTTATGGGGCTATTGTTGACCTAATCAAGAAGATAGGAAGGCTTGATCTTGATGTGGATAGCGGAAACCATGTAGATGATTTTCCGGCTGAAATAAGGGTCTTTACCGATATCGGGTTGATTTGTTTATCTATAACATCCGTGTATTTATCGGGGGAAGATAATTTGATGGTTGATGGATATGATGAAAACAATGATAAAGTTGATGGCGTAAATGTTTTTTACGACCAAATAGACGAGGTTGTGTATCTGACTAAAATCATATTAGAAGAAATGGAGGAAAAAGATCATGGGGAAAGCAGTTAAAACAGATATAGAATATAAGGAGATATTAGAGAAATCATTATCAGCTATCCAATATCTAAGGATACATGGATTCTCGACATACATGGAATCGGAGGGGATTGTTAATAGGATAATGATGTTTAAGGATAAGAATGAGATGAGGAATCGAAAGATTAAATCAATTCTGTAATGGTTGATCATAATGGTAGAGAGATATAAGTACAAGTGCATTGATGCTTATGAGGAACCGGAGAATCCAATGGAATGGTTGCCGTGTCCACGATGCGGCCTCCGGCCTCTGGTCTGGGAGTTCGATAACGGGAGGGCTACGGCGTGCGGATGCGGGACTGACTGTTATACCCATTGGAGCGTACAAGCGGAAAGCATTATGTCGGTTATAAAAAGATCGGATAGTGGTCATTCGGCTGAGGCATATGATATCAATGAGCTTAAAAATAACTGGAATCATTGGGTGAGGACAGGGGAGATACTGTTTACGCCGGGAAATGGGAGATGGTAATATAATTAACAATTTAAGACATGGATCATTATTTGGCTACAATTCAAACAATATTAGATAGATGTGATGATAACAACACATCTCCTAGTATTGATGACATGGAGATAATAAAAATAAACCTATGCAGAATAATTCAGACTCGTTACGGAATAACTCAGTTATGGTTCATTCCGTTGATAGAAAGAATACAGAATGCTTGTTGTAAACATTACAATGATGTTGATATGTTATGGGAAAATTTTGTTAAAAAAAATGATTGAATAGGAGGGATAAATATGAGTACAAAAACAAGTAAAGAATATAAAGCGATAAAGAATTATATCCATAATGAGCTTGGGCTTACGAAGGAAGATATAATCAATGCAATTAGATCTGATATAAGAAAATATGTTGAGGAGTGTGTGTGTAATACTTACGGGAATGATAATAATATAGAGCAGATGATTAAGTTTATGGTGAATAATGAGCTTAAAAATAAAGATTTTAATGTCATTCCAAGAATGGTAGAGAAAGTATTAAAAGATAAGATGTTAAACGATATAGAGATTGTTGTAATAAACAAGAATTTAAATGATTGAGGATATGGATAATAAGGATATTTTAGATAAGGCAAGAATGGAGGGCATGAACCAAGGGGTATGGCTGGCGGTTCAGGAGCTGGCTCACGACGGGCGATGGACGCAAGCCGCAGAGGAGCTGGTGTCTTCTTGTGGATTGACTAAGTATGAGTGTAGAAAGCTACAAGAGGAAAGTGGGTCGTTTGATGATGAGATGCTTAAGTTTATTGATACGATATTCGGTCGTAAAATAGATTTAGATGAGGATAATCAGATGATTGATATAGATATATCTACAATGAAAGTAGGTGATACATATAGCTTCATGAACAACCAAAAGGAGATGGTGGAGATCAAGGCTGTAAAAAGATCAAAGCTGGGGTGTAATGGATGTTATTTATCAAATAGCGAGTTATTATGCAAGGGGTGTAATAAGAGTGAGCGTGAGACGAATGATAATATAATGGTCGTTAGGATAGATAAAATGGATAATGTATATCGTAATGATCGTCCTCTGGATCTGGGGATAGGCGTAGTTCACTCTTTTAGGATAAATAACAAAATTATAAAAGCGGTAGCATGTCAGATAGTCATTGGGAATGACATTTGTAGTAAATGTTGTTTTGTGGATATGAATATCTGTGGTAGCATGAGATGCTTTAGTAGTGCTAGAGAGGATGGTAAAAGGGTAATTTTTAAGAAAATAGAATTATGAACAAGAGTGAGATTGATAAGACTAAGCGGGAAGGCATAAGACAAGGAATATGGCTATGCATACAAAAATTGGTGGAACTAGAAAGGTTTGATATGGCAAAATATTTTATGATATCCTTTGGATTTAATAAAAATGAGTGCGAGGGGTTATTAGATAAAAATGGTCTAAACGATAAAATGGATGTATTTATCAACCGATTATTTAACGAAAATAATCATATAAGGTATTTGAAGGATATAGGATATCATAAGATAGGTAGTATATTTAAATATAATACCGGCATGGAGAAAATAGAATTGGAGGTAATAGAGGTTGATGATAGCAGTTGTGATGGATGTGTATTTAATAACAGGGGTTATTACTGCATGTATTCTTGTTGTTGTAATATAGATAGGGAAGACAATACAGATGTCATATACAAAGAAGTAAAAAGATCATGAGTTTAATAGACAAATTAGAGGATTTGGTGGTTAAGGTAGACACCGAATACCAGAAGAAGATGGAGGCGGTGATCCGGGAGATAGTCCCGGAGATGCCGGAAGAAAGTGTCCGACACGCCGCCGAGTGTATGTGCACGGACAGGATGGGGGCTATGATGGATATTGATCTTTGGATACTGCGGGAAGAGGATAGACCTTATAAATGCCCTTATCTAAAAGAACTGCTAGAAGATAGAATAGCCAGAGTGACTAAGATGCATGAGAATAAAAGCTATGCATACGATACGGATGATAATTATTGGTGCGCTACATGTGGTTCCCATTCTCATAAAGAAGATTCCAAGACAGGGTATTGTTGGCATTGCGATACAGATAGTTGGGTTAAAGAGGATGGGGCGGATGTAGGGATATAAAAATAGGCGATTATATAATATTCATATTTACTAGACATGGGAGAGAAGAAGATAAAAATGTGCCAAAAAAAAGACAAGTCTATTAAAAAAGTGCTTGAGGAGATAGAGAATAAGGCTATTGAATCTCGATATACGAATATGTATGATTGGCAGCGCAGGGAGCTTTCAAAAGAGGATCTGTTTGAGTATGCGGAGGAGATGAGAAAATGTCTTGATAAGATATTTGATTTGGCAATTGATGAAAGGCTTAAATAATTCAACATAAAATCATATAAGATGATAACTTCTAGGTGATTATATACCATTTTACACCAAAAAAACGAGAAATGATATACATTTGTACGAAACATCATACTGGGTATCACCAATACCCTCTACCGGTTGCTCAAGAGTGAGATCGCCGGATTCTTTTACTGAACTAAACGTTTTTGATTTTACTTACCCAACGAATGTTTTAGGGTAAAACCTTATATCAAAGACCTCTTTTGCTCAATCGTCTTGTCCGAAACAAGGGACTATATGATTCGATTGAGTGAGACAAAATTAGAAAAGAAGAATATGAAATTAAATAACATACGTATGTTTTACAACATATCTGGTGTAAAATAGTATATAATAACCAACTTCTATAAGGATAGACGACAACAAGAAGACTCCATTTAAATATATCCCAAAGATAAAAGCGTTCAAAAATGGCTCTGAGTTTATATTCAAGCCCGGCGTGAATGTGATTGTAGGCAAGAACGGGAGCGGGAAATCAACCCTCCTGAATATGATATCGAAGTACATGTTGTGCGAGAAAAAGATGTGTTCTGAATTACCGTCAGAAGCATTGTATTTCCCGGATATATTTGATGATGACAAGGTGCTTGACGGGATCGGTATTAAGTCGGATTATATCGGGAAGGTATTCCATCTCCTACAGCAAACTGAAATGAGAAAGGATGATATATTGGATAATATCAATAATTTAAGTTTGTATATGAATGGGGCATCTAGGTCCTCTGGGGAGAAGAATCTTCATGCCATGAACTCGCTTTTTGATTTTATGTTTAACCAAGATGAGTATGCGTTTCCGATACAGAAGCTTATGGAATTTAAGAAAAAGTCAAATGAGTTCTGGGCAAACAGGATCGACAATCTTTTAAAATACTACAAAGACAATCATGTGGTATTAATGGAGAAGGATTTTGAGTATACGATCCTTATGGATGAGCCGGACAGGAATTTAGATGTTGACAATATCATGGATCTGTACAATGTATTGTCATTTCATAAACCGCAAACACAAATTATAGCCGTAATTCATAACCCGGCTTTGATTTACAAGTTGAGCAAGCTGGATTGCTTGAACTTTATTGAGATGACAAAAGGGTATTTGAAGAAAATTACTAGTTTTATGAATAAAAAATAAGAAAGGAGATGAGAGAAGAATTGAGAACAATAGGATCAAAAGGACGCCATGTGTTTACAGCAACCTTTGTTAGATTTGGATTTAGGAATGGATACATTGGACCTGTAAAAACGATGCTTTTACAAGATGTGACACTTGATAGCAAAATAGTATCAGATCATTTGTGGTTCGATTTAACAAAAGGATTTAGTAGTGCTGATTTATCGCCAGGCGATGTGGTTGAGTTTTGCGCAAGGGTTAGTGCTTACGAGAAAGGATACAAGGGGCACAAGGATGATGTACTTAATAGACCGATAGAAAGAGACTATCGATTATCAAGACCGACAAAAATTAAAAAGATCGGGAAGAAATTAATATTAAAAGATGAGGGGAAATAATACATGATAATTATATGCCTAAAAAATTTATAATTTATTAAAATATAATGATATGAAAATTCAAGTAGAATTAAATTTGGAAGATGTGTTTGAGGAATCTCTGTGCAACGAGACGACGTTGAAAGAGGAGTTTACCAGCTCGGTCAGGTTAGCTGTAGTACGTGAACTTAAAGAAAAGTTCAAGAATGAGTTGATGAGGGAAATATCCAATCCGATATCAGAGAAGCTTGAGGATATAGCGAGGGAATCAATGAGTGATCTGATCGAAAACGCCAGCGAGAAGAAATATAAATTCAGGATAGATTATATGGAAGAGGAACTGACAGTAGATGAGCTTATAAGAGGCAGGATTAAGAAGGTCGTAGACAACAACATTGAGACGATGATAAGCTCAAGAGCAAAATCTTTTGTCGATGAGTTAAGGAAGAGATATGATATGGCGTTCGCTGCCTTCATCGTGGATAATATGAGAAAGCAAGATATGTTGAAGGATGAGAAGATAGCTGAACTGTTAAAGGATAACCCAAATGAGAAGTAGGGAAGATGCCAAAGGAAAATGGCGATCTGTGCTCATGACGCCGCCCGTACCGGAGAAGGTCAGGGTATTATCCCCAGCATGGTATAGGGCGGCGGTGGAGTTTCAGGGCAGACCGGAGCAGGAGCGACTAGCCTTTTGCTCGTGTTGTTGTTGTTGTGGAGGGTGTAATTTGTGCGCGGATATAAGCAAATACAACATAAAAGGACTTAAAATATATGGAGGATAGTAATATGGAGATGGAGGAACTTAAAAATAAGTATAGTTTTTCCGATGGGTTGATGGAGAAAATAAAACACTCCATTGAGGTATTAAGAAAAGGGGAGGAGTTTGCCCTAAGATTTTACGATAAGGGATATTATCTAGCTTTCAGTGGAGGCAAGGATAGTCAGGCTCTTTACCATATAGCTAAATTAGCCGGCGTTAAATTCGAGGCTCATATGAATATGACTACAGTGGATCCGGCGAACGTAGTATCTTTCGTGAAGAACAATTATCCAGACGTGATAAGGCATGTTCCGGATATCAATTTTTACCAACTTATAAGAAAAAAGAAATGTCTTCCATCTAAAACGCAAAGATATTGCTGTGAAGTCCTCAAGGAGAGAGGAGGCGGAGGTACGGTGACTTTAGTAGGGATAAGGGCGGAGGAATCCAGGACAAGATCTAAAAGGAATGAGATCGGAACCAGTAAAAGAAAGTATGATATATCATTCGATCAGTTTGATGAGCATAAGGAAAAGATGGTCTCTTGTGTTGGTGGAAAGGATAAGGTGATAATATCACCAATATTAGCATGGACGGACAAGGATGTATGGGAGTTCTTGAATAAGATGAATATCAAGCATTGCGACTTATATGACAAAGGGATGAAAAGAATAGGATGTATATTATGCCCAATGTCAAGTATCGGAGAGATGATGAAATATCCGTTCGATTATCCTCATCAGACAAAAAAGTTTTTGAATGAGATAGAAATACTTGTAAAAAATAGTCGCTATCAAGAATTAGGAGAAAATCCAAATATGGTATTAGCGTGGTATTTATCAAAGAGAACAGTGGATGATTTTAAGGGACTGGTGAGAAGAGTGCAATCCGGAAAATTCAGACCTAATAAAAAGAATAAAGAGCTATGGGATAAATTCATAGATTATTTTGATTTAAAAAACGTAAGCATATGGGAAAGATAATAGGAGCGAAAGTAAGAACTCTTTGTCCCTTGAAGAGCAAAGGAGGTACAGTCATAGAAAAAGGGGAGATATGTGCTATAACCAAGAGTTATAAAGGATATGGTATTCGTACCGATGATTATCGGGAGATAACCAGGGTGGATAAATGTTGTGTTGAGTTTATCAAGGGGCAAAATATGGTTGATAAAACAAAAGAAGCATATTAACTATTAATAATGTTTATTTAATTTAATTCAAAAACAAAATGTCTACTTTTGTAGACACATAAAAATTACATATATGAAAAAGAGTGAGTTTGTAAAGGAATTGGAGAAGATCATCGATATGGTTAAGATCGAAGATGATGGTTTCGAGTATGGTGGTAAAGTCATCTTCTATAAAGAAGATGATGATAACTATGAAATCTCGGTAAAGAACATCGAGATGGATCTTATGGTAGAGGCCAATGCTATGGCTAGTATGAATGATAAGACTTTCGCTTGTCTTATGAGTGAGGTCTATAAACAAAAGTTTACAAAGGCTATAACGATGTCGGAGGATGAGGATGATGAAGACAATTGATAAGATGACCGATCTGGAGATCTATGATCTTACTGATGAGCAGGTAGAGAAATTGATCGTAACAAGATGTGCGGAGGAAGGTGTCAGGTTCATAGATGAGCCTCCAATCATGAAGATATATGACTATAAGCCTATTTCTCCATCACATTTCTTCTACTATTTAGAAGGTTTGAATATAGCCGTTCTTGATCAGGATGATGCTATTAAAATAGCTAAGTTCTTAAGTGAATTTGATCTATATAGGACTAGATATGATTTCACCGTATCCAATGAGGAGTTATACAGTAGATTGGATATAATCAATATCAAGCATGTTCCGATGTTTGACACGAAAGATAAGGAAGCTTATAAGTCTGTCAAGGATAAGAACAACGAGATCGAGGAGGAGTATAAAGATCAGGTAAACGAATACAAAGAGAATGTAAAAAAGATGGGTGAAATCCGTGCCGAGATATGGCCAAAAGTAATTGATGTAAGGCGCAAGATTGATCACATGAATCATCTTAAAGTTCTTTTCGTAAAGGAATATCTTCCGTTGGTGGATCACGACACGGACAAGGCTATGATATTTTTCAAGAAGGCTTATGATGTGGATGATGATACGGAGAGATATATTCGTGAAGGAATAAAAGATTATCCGTTGTTTAATAATAATATAGATTAAGATGCACAATTGGTTTAAATGTACGGTTTCTTATGAGACCGATGCCGAGAACGGCATGAAGAAGAAGGTTAAGGAAGAATATTTAGTAGATGCTCTTTCTTATACCGAGTGTGAAGCTAGAATCATAGAGGAGATGAAACCGTTTATCTCCGGTGAGTTTAGTGTTGATATCAAACGATTCCGGATAGCGGAATTATTTGCCATGGATGGAGACCGGTTTTATAAGGTCACGGCTGATTATATTACGATGGACGAGAAATCGGGCAATGAGAAACGCAAGGCGTTTAACTACATCGTTCGGGCCAATGACCTTGATCATGCCAAGAAGAACTTCGAGGAGGGCATGAAAGGGACTATATCAGACTTCGTGGTAACCTGTATTAAGGAGGAGAAGAAGTTGATGGATTTCTATGAGTTTGACGGTAAGATCAGGAACCCAGAGAAGCATGAGGATAGTAAGCAACAAGGCTAGCTACGAAACCATGTCATCCGTCGCCGAGAAGTTGATGGAGATAAGTAAGATGGAGGGTACGATTTATCGTATCCTCACATTATCTAACAAGACTTATCTGGCATCTAAACTAGGATATAGCAGGTCAGGGTTCTATAAGAAAATACAGAACAGGAACTTTAATATCCGGGAACTGGCTCAGATATTCGATACGATCATCAACTTCAAGGATCAGGATTGGGCGGAGGGTAAGATTAATAGGCTTAAGAGGTATAGGGCTATGAGCCTTATGGAGTTCAATAAAAGTTATAAAAAGAAAAAGGCGTAAACTACCCGTAAACTAAAGATTTATGGGCTTTAGACGTAGAAATATCATCATGTATAGAACACGACAACAATTCCCATCTTTCATGGGTGTTTACATACCCCCATGTAGCAATATTTCTAGCAGCGTTAATGTCCGCATCTGCAATATTGCCACAATATTTACAATGGAATCGCTTCCCATTGCGAATACCTATATGTTTGCATTCATGGCATGTTTGCGAGGTATAAGCCGGAGGGACGGCAATGATCTTAACTCCATTCATCTTGCATTTATATTCAAGAAAGGAACGAAGCTGATAAAAACTCCACGAGTTACTTCTTCTTCGAAATGTTTTGTTTCGTCTTTTGGAGTTCATGCCGAATCGGATATTTTTAAGATCCTCGATAGCGATACCCTTGTTTTCTTTCTTGGCCTTCGCAACAAGCCATTTGCTAATACTGTGATTCACGATGGTAGCGAATCTTTTCTCACGTCCTCTCAACCGTTTCAGCAACTTATGGCAGTTGCGGGTGCCTTTGGACTGAATAGAAGCTCTTACCTTATTATATTTGTCTCGTATATTTTTGACCTCATTGGAAGAAATACTGGTTCCATCAGAGATAGAAACAATATCTGTGATTCCCATATCAACACCAATAAAATCCTCTGCATCCTCTTCTTCCTCATCTGGGATCTCTATCGTTTGATAGAGATAGAATTTACCCTTGATAAGGACGAGGTCGGCTTCTCCTTTTGCGAATTGCATAAGATGAGGACGATAGCAGGTATATGCTATTTTCTCACGCCCTCCAATAAGCGAGATGGAGCATATGGATTTTGGAATATTGTAGGAGAGAACACGACTATCGTATGTAATAGCCCCAAATTCACGGAAACATCTTTGTTTCTTTCTATCAAGCTTATACGCATCTGCGACCTTGCTGATAGCGCGTACGACAAGCTGAGAGGAAAGGCGATACGTTTCCTTTATTGGATAGTAAACCTCCTTATGCAGACCAAATTGCTTAAATACACGTCGCTCCCACGCTATTTGAGAAATAGCGTTGCAAGCCTTATTGAAAACACTAAATGTATCTTTCAACATTTCGACTTGCTTGCATGTTGGAAGCAGCTTTATTTGCAATGTCAATTTCATACAGCAAATATACTAAAAATATCTAATTGTCAAATATTTGAAATAAATTTATTAATCAAAGAAGGGATAGTGGTTCAATCCCTCCCACGAGATAAAGACTTGCGGGTTTCCTTGAACCTGTTTTATGAAGGGTAGGATGTTGCCGTGTGAGAGATGCGGAAGGATGGTAACCATAAGGAGTAAGGGGTTGTGTCCCGCATGCAGAGCCAAGGAGCTACCACCAAAGGAAAGGGCGGCGATACGGGTGAAGGCCAAGCCAAAGGGGAAGAGCCTAGCCGTTTTCTTTGGCGCCCATGTGGCTAGATTGAGTATGACAAGGAGATCTGCTACCGGCGCATACATACCATGCCCGGGGGTAAGCAACATATGCCACTTATACCCTAAACGGAAATATAAATCAGTTGCTGAGGATAATGATAACATTATCTACTTGACGGCTGATGAGCATACAAGATTCGATTATCTATTAGATACGATGGATTTCAGCCGGCTCTTGGACGAGTTTGGCAACGTATGGCTGTTGGCAGCCAGAAGGATGAGGGATCTCGCACCTAGAGTCGAGGAGGATGGTAAATTAAAAACCAGATTATTATCATGGATAGAAGAAAACAAAGATTACTTTTAGACCTAGGATATAAGGCTATAAGTGACACAGTATATAGTTATGGGACGATCATAGAAGTCATAAGCGATCAAGAATTGTTTGATGAGATGAAAGTTCGTTTATCCGAGAGACACAATGTGGCTATTGCGGATGATGGAGAGATAGGATGTTCGGCTTTAGGCAAGATTTTAGGCAAGATAAAGGACGAGAATGCGTCGTCATATTATTGGCGATCATCATTACCAGTATTAAGATCATATCATACAGATCCTAAATTTACCGCTTTCTTTGGCATATTAGACGTTTTATCAACGGTCCCGAAGAAAGATATGGTCGAGGAGGAAAAGCCTATTGAAGAGCCTAAAAACGAGCCTAATGAGGAGATGGAGGTTGAGTATGATCTGGAGACAGAGCAACAGTATTATGCCGCTGAATGGATAAAGGATATCCCGACACCTGTGTTATATAGAATGACTGTCGCCGGCAAACGTGTGTATTATGAGATGGATGTTGATGGGTATCCTATCATATACGATGGAGCCACTAACAATATCGCCAATGGGTATTGTGATACGTCCGGAGCCTTGGAGAAGTGGAAGAATGAGATGAGGCTCAAGGGTAAGGATCCTGATGAGTACGCTAACTACAGGGCTGATCTGGGTACTATCATGCATTATCTATTTGGGTTGTATCTGACCGGGGTTAACATAAAGCTGATCCCGACATGGATCAGGAAGGTGGTCAAGGAAGCCAAGCTAAGAATAGACAAGTATAGGATGGAGCGGATATTAGTGGATAACATTGATGAGCTGATAGAGGATCTGATATCATTCGCTATATTCTGCAAGGAAAGACATGTTAAACCGGTATTGATCGAAAAGATGCTGAGGTCAAGCAGATTGAAGGTGGCTTCTTCGGTGGACGCCGTGGTGGAGATGGATAGCGAGCCGGAGATGGTGGAGATAGAGGTCGAGACAGGAGAGCTTTATAAGGTGGGAGCCAAGAAAGGCCAACCTAAAATGGAGAAAAAGAAAGTAAAAAGATGTAGGAGGATATTCGCTATATTGGACTTCAAATCAAACAGGAAAGGCAATTTCTATGACGAGTATGCTTTCCAACTTGAGTTATATAGAAGAATGATACAGGAGAACTATGGAAAGATATTGGAGATAGAGGAGATATATAACTTCGCTCCGGGTGATCCTACCGCAAAGACCAGCCAATATAAGTTGAAGAGACAGACTGACAACCCTATATTGAATATGGCTACCGTAGTATATCTTCAAGGTAAGTATAAGTTTGAGAAAACCAATTATACGGTTACGTCAAGGATCGGGTCTTTAGATATAGAGGGTGATTTTGAGTTGAATGGTTTGATAAGAAAAGAGTCGCTGAGAGATTATATATATAGAGTGATGAGTGAGAGGAGAGGATGATGGAATTTAGGGAGTTCAATAAGAGCGTTCATCGGTATGAGCTGGATCATAGCAAGCCAAGAAGGAAGCTGACGTGCCCTCAATGCGGCAAGGATAAGTGTTTTACGCCGTACGTGGACGTAACCACCGGTCAGATCGTTGGAGAGCAGTTTGGGGTGTGTGATCATAAAAATAAATGTGGTTACTTTAAATATCCAACAGGGAGCGAACTTGGGAACAATGATCTTTTTACCGATTCAAACAAAGTATTAAGGAGGTACAGACCTCCTATGGATCCGGATATAGCCAACTGCATTCCGGTAAGCAAGATGTTTGAGACGCTTAATCCTTTCGAGACATCCGATCTTCAGGATTATCTATCCAATATCTTCGGATCGTATCATACCAATAGGGCATTTAGCTTGTATAAGGTGGGGATGATGAGATTCGGGGACTGGGGTAAGTGCTGTGTGTTCTGGCAACTGGATAAGAATTGGGTAGTGCGGACCGGGAAGATAATGGACTACGGGCCTGACGGGAAGAGGGTAAAGGTTCCCATGGATCATGTATGTTGGGTGCATATACTGGACGGTCAGGATTACCTGCTTAGGCAATGCCTGTTCGGGGAGTTTCTTATCAACTTCTATCCCAATGACGCTCCGGTGTATATAGTAGAGTCAGAGAAGACGGCTGTTATCTGTAACATCGTGTACCCTAGTAGGTTGTTTATGGCCTGTGGCGGTATCCATATGCTGAAAAGGGAGATGATAGAGACATTGGGTAGGAGGCGGATAGTCCTGTACCCGGATAAGGGCGACGCTTTCAACGAATGGAGAAAGAAGGTAGACAAGGATATGAGGGGGATGAATATAGAGATAAGTAATTTTCTAGAATCAAAACCCAATATAAATGAGGGAATGGATATAGCGGATTATTTTATTATTAAACAAATTTACAATGGCAAAGGTAGTTGACAATTACAAGAAATTCAAGGTTCTTGAAATAACAAGACAGGAGATGATGGATAAGCTCACCAGATATGGGTGCTTAGGTATTTGCGATATGTGTAACAGACCTACGTCCGTGGGCTATTATGTAGCGGTAATCAATCAATGGATGTGCGAGGACTGTTATAATGATTTCATCAAATCGGTTGACAGGTATGAGGAGGATATGAGAATAGAGAACAGAAATTTTGATAGATTCTGCAATCTATTTAATGTTGAGATAGAAGAAAAGGTATGAAAGAACTGTCTTTAGCCCAGAAAGCTATGTTAAACGGATCCGTATGTCCATATTGCAAGATCCCATCCACTATGATAAATACGGTGGAGGGGAAGCAAGTTGGGTGCGAGAAGTGTAGGGCTTGGATGAGATCCGATCCTTTTGGGAAACCGATGGGGAGGCTGGCTAAGCCGGATCTTCTTAGGAGTATGGATATGGTAATGACTGAGATTAATATATTTGCGTATAGGACAAAACGGGATGTACAGGATATTTACAAAAGCCTATCTGGTGAATTGGATATACCAATAGAACATGTATCCCCATATAAGATGTCTTTGCCATCACTACTTAATACCATGAGATATATTGAAAAGTATGGCGATAATCATATACGGATATATGATAGAACCATGGTAAAGAAGGCTTGCCATAGGCACGGAGCGGTGGCGATCGGGAGCAACGCCTGCCACGGGTGCCCGGAGTTCCTGTTCCATGTGGTAAACAACACGACCGATACGGTGGTGTGTGATATGGATATGAGCTATGGCGACTGTATAAAGAAGAGAAATAATAAATTTGGTAGATAATATTAATTATATAAAAGATGAAGGTAATTTTTATTCATAAGCCTACTGGATATTATGTAGGAGGGTCGATGTTCGACAAGTCTTATTGCAAGGATAAGATGATAGAGAAAGGAATAAGTAAGGATCGAGCCGAGAAGTTAAGTGATATAATAGGCCCATACGCATGCATATGGGAGGTGGAGAACGGAGATGACCCTTATGAGAGTATGAGATCTAGGCTAAAGGATAAAGCTTCATATCTGGATGGAGAGGATCTTATCATGGAGAATTATGATGATGAGGAGGACGAAGAGGATGGGGAGATCGACTGAATATTACAGAACACATCCGGAAGCCAGAAAGAAGAAGGCTGAGACGGATAAGAAGATCAACGCCAGACCTGAGCAGAAAGCCAAGAGACGGGAGTTGGGTCGTAAGAACTACAAGACCGATAAGTTGAAGGGAAAGGCTTATCGGAAGGGGAAGGACCTATGCCATACAGCTAAGGGGTTAAGATATAAATCAAGATCAGCTAACAGAGGATCTAAATCCGATACGGCTGGCGATAGAAACGCAAGAGGATGAGTGAGGATAGGATATGGAGGTCATCCAAGGAGATTATCATGGATGCCTATGAGAGAATAAGAAAGTATCAGTCGGGAGAGCTTCTCCCGGCTCGTACTGGATACGCTTATCTTGACAAGGCGTTGCTGGGAGGGTTCTACCCACAACATGCGGTGGCTATCGGCGCCAGGCCCGGAGTCGGCAAGTCTTATTTGGCGCAGAAGATCATGAGCAATGTGATGAATGTCAATATCAATCCACAGGCAGATGATTATGTATGGTTAAGATGTGAGTTTGAGATGAACCCAGAAGATTTGATGTTGCGTTCACTATCAAAAAAAATGGGAAAGGATATACAAGATATTCTCCTTAACGAGATGTCTGATGAAGAGATAAAGGAAATGCAGAAATGTCTTAAGGAGGAAAACTCCAGCAGAATAACATACATCCCTAAACCATCAACCGTAGATGAGCTTCAAAACTTTCTGTGGAATGAGTATATGCCAATAAACAAAGATAAAAAAATGGTATTCGTGTCTATAGATCATACGGCCCTGATACAAGGTTCAGGAGATGCCAAAAGGAATATCGACTCGTTGATAACCATGTGCAATATAGCTAAAAGGACTTTTCCTAATATTTTCTTTCTTATAATATCCCAACTCAATCGTGATATCGAAGGACGACGGGATCCAAAAGATCATATGCCAAAGCAATCTGATTTTTATCAATCAGATACATTGGGACAGTTATGTACGGCTATGGTAGCGTTAAATATCCCGAAGAGATACGGGTACTCCTCATACATGCAATTTCCGCAAGGATGGTATCCTAATCTGGAACGTTTTAAAAGTGAATCAAGACGATCCTTCCGTGTGGATGGATTATTATTCCATCATATCGTAAAGGTCCGTCAACGGTCATTAGAGGAGATTGATGCGATACATGTAGATATCATGAAAGGATATGAGCGATATTATCCTGATGGAGGGGTGGTGCGCCAAGAAAGACCGGGAGGCTCGGATGCCCCCGTGGGTAGCGGCAAGCCGGACACGACCGTGGTGACGCTGCCGCCCCCGCCTCCCAGTATCCCGTTGGAGCAACAATATATACCGCCTAGTGATGATTTCAATATAGTACATGACGAAACACCTTATTGACATGAGATTGAGACATAATTACTTGCTTGTAGTGATAAAGGTGCTGGAAATGTTCTTGAAGACCGTATTGTCGGTTGAGGATAAGATGGGGATAAAGGAAATTATATCCTCGTTAAAGGAAATGGCTAAATACAGCATCAGATATATCATAAACCGGGAACGGGAAAAGGAGATCATGAGTATCTGTGATGAGGTATCCAATAAAGTACAGGAGTATAAAAGGATAAATGACAACTCAATGATATTGGAATTGGAGAACCTAAAAAGGGAAGTTGTGGCGGTGGAGGATCTTCTTAGCTCATACAAGGGGGTTCTTGACGCCGAACTGGTGATAGCCGAGGATGATATCAGAATCATACGGGACAAGATCGCTATAAGCCTGAGGGAGGACGGAACATGTAAGAGCATGACTGATGCTGATAAAAGGGCTAGGGTGGACGTAAGATACGAGAGGGCGTTAGAGGATTATCGAATCCTTCTAAGATGCGCTAATACGGTTAGGGCTAAGATGTCGGTTGTAGGGTATCTTAACCAATCTATAAATCAATCTATATCAGTTGGTAGAGTTGGTATGGCTAATGAATCTTATACGGTAAAACAGTATGAAAAAGGGAAAGAGATTATCGAAAGCAGACGCCCTTAGGGTGTTGAGAAGAGCTTACGATCTAATAAAGAATGATAATTATACATTTATGTGCAGAGCAATAGAAAAGGCAGCGGTTGAATTATCACTTGCTGAAAGATCATGTGTGGCGTGTTATCTTATACCAGAACTGAAGATGTTCAAACCTGTAAACAGAAAAAATGGAGATTTTTGGTTTCATTCATCAAAGAAAAACATAAGGTTACATATAATAGATACGCTAATAGATATATATAACGGAAATGATCATCCCGATATAGTCGAGAGGGTAGCCAGAAAGATCAGGTCAATATTTTAACTCATTAGCTTATGTATATAAATTTTGAACAGATGATGACATCAGGATTAACGATGTCTGATGTCGGGTATCTTTTGATGATCCGGCAGAAAGAGGAGATGGCTAGCGTCATTCCAAAGGAGAAAATAGATAGTTATAAAGCATCTGGTTATATCGAGCTTCAGAAGAATGGGAAGTGGAAGATAACGCCAAGGGGAGGGTCGCTGCTGATGCTGATAGAGACACCCGGTCTGACACCGGAGGTCGAGGGGATCCGGGACCGTATCGTTGGGGTATATAACGATATGGGGAAGGATACAGGGGCTATTAAGGAGGTAGAGAAAAGGCTCGTATGGTTCGTGGCTAATACCAACTTCAAGGAAGAACCTATAGTAAGAGCCGTAATATCCCACATAGATCTTAAACGTGAGTATACGATGAGATTGGATAACTTGATCTGGAAACCATCAAATGTGTATAGCGTGCATATGAGTTTATCGGAATCAACGTTATTCGATACGATCATAAAAATGTATGGCATGACGTCTGACTTGTATCTTAGGGAGAACAAGAACAAGGAGCTGGCATGGTTGTTCGCCATAAGCCGGCTTCCGGATCCCCCAAAGAGAATGGATAAGGAATACGCTATCACAGGCGATGTTAAGATGGATATCGAAAGGATATCGGATATAAAAAAAGAATTAGGTAGAAGATTGAAAATGTCGATTTAGTATGGAAAGAAAAGAAGTTGAAAAAGTAGTCAAGGAGGCGATATTCGAGAAGATGGGTGAATTTAATGGTCTTGATCATGCCGCTCAGATAATGAACGAGGATAAGCTGGATACGGATATGGCTATGGATTCCCTTGATTTTGTAGAAGTCATAATGGAAGTGGAAAAGAAAACGGGTAAATGTATACCCGATGAGGCACTTAACGTCAAGCCTTATCACGAATTGAAGGTAGGAGAGCTTATGGGTATGTTGTATGATTATCTAAAAGACAAATAAATGGATTTCGGATATGATGATTGGGAAGAGGGGCTAGAGACCCCTCTTGTCGATGATTGTGATGACGATCATGAGGAGGAAGAATATGATTTCAGTTAAGGAGTTAAGGCCGGGCAATCTTGTAAAAGACAAAGCTGGCGATATATGGAGAGTAGGGTGCGTTACCGGTATGTGTAATGAAAGTGGATCATTAATCCTTGAACGTGAGGTTGATGATGGGATAATGAAATGGTATTCAGGGGAAGATGATGTCATGCCTATTGAGATAGACGATAACCTTCTTGATGCTATCGGTTTTAAGAGTGACAAGAATAGGGACGTATATCGTGGACACGGGATGACCATGGAGGTTTTTGGCGACGAGTATTATCTCGGACTTAGGGATATGGAGGATGACCTGAGCGAGCTTATCCAGATAAGGTATTTGCATAACCTACAGAATATTTCGATGGATTTATATGAGCGTGACATAAATACGGAGAGGCTTTATGATCGTTCCGGAGAATAACTTGCTATGTAAGACCATAGGCGGCGAGAAGGTGCTTGCCGCATCCTACTCACAGATAGACACGTTTGTCCAATGTCCGTATAAGTGGTATAAGACTTACGTGGAGGGTCACAGATCCACGGAGAAGCACGAGGCTACGTCATATGGTACGGTTATCCACCAGACGATGGAGTACTTCTTCAAGAACGGATGCAGACCTTCTTATGAGGATATGAGTAAGGCTTTCAATTACTACGCCGATATAGAACAGATTCCTTTTGATAGCGTAAAATCCCAGATCGAGTCTATGCAACATGCGGCTAGGTTAATAAGATGGATTGTGGGGTTGTTTGAGAAGGATGCTGCTGGCAATTATAAGAAGGCATGGTCCAATCTTACGCCAATGGAGAAGGTGATCCGGGGGTCGAGGCCGGCCGGCGTGGAGGAGGACTTCGTCCTGCCCTATAAGCTACCCAAGCCACTTACTTTGGATGGCGTGACGTACGATAAGGTACATATCATAGGATCGGTGGACTGGCGTGGAGAGTATAAGACAAAAGACAGGATAGCTATGTATACGATAGACTGGAAGTCCGGGAGAAAGTTATTCGATGAGGATAAGCTGCTTCACAATCTCCAGCATCCGATATACGCCTTCTACATACTGAGAAAGTACAAGGTATTGCCGGATATGTGCAGCTATTTCTTTACCCGCATGCTGGACAATCAGAACGTGAAGGTAGATAAGGAGAAAGTAGAGAGATCGGTCAAGGAACTTAACGATATTCTCCTTGACATGTATGATTTCGAGACAAATAAAATAGATAGCTATCAAGCTCACGTTTGGGACGACGCCAAACAGGGGTATAAGTACGAGAAGCGCTACCTCATGGGACGCCAGCCGGCCTGCCTTGAACCCCGCCCCAAGCCCTTGTGTTTTTGGTGCGATTTCTCGATCCACAAACAAGGGACATGCAGGTACTCATCGGATTGGGATGAGTCAAAAAGAAAGAATAAAAAAGATTAACTTTATTAAAAAGCCTAGGTAAATATCTAGGCTTTAATTATATTTGTATCACTAAAAGAGCTAATTATGTACAAAAGTGAAAAAGAAAAACAGATATTAGATCTTCTGATGTCTAGAAAGGATATCAGGAAATTGGTAGAGAAATCAAATGAATGTTATTCTAAAATGGATTTCGTTGGAGCCATGAGATACCGGCAAGAGATAAAGGATATCGTAGATCGAGAATCTAAAATCATGTTGACAAAAAGTGAGTCTTTGATAGGCTTGATGAATAATGCTGATAATGAATATAAATTCAATATGCTGGTATGGCTACATTCCATGATGTGTATGGCGGATGTATTTAACGGGATATTGGAGGATTTCAAGGATGGGGTAAGAAAAGCCAATGGTAACTCCAAGTTCGTTAAGTTCGATAATCTGGATCGGTTAATGGCAGAATGTAAGAAGGAGATTGATTACCTGATGAAAGGCACAAGTAAATCATTCCAGATATCTTTTGCCGTAAGAAGCGATGAGCTAAGGGAGATGATAGAGAATATGGTTGGCGACAATATCCGGGAAGGGTATGATATGTTTAAGGAAGAGGCTAAGATGACCAAGGAGACAGACAGGAGCAAGATAGAGGAATTTAATAAAAAGCTTGACCATGATCAAATGTAATATAAAGCTAGGCGATATAGTCCATACCCAGATAGGAGTAGGAGAGGTGATAGCCATAAGCAAGACCAAGGAAACTTTAATGGTGAAAATGGACGATGGTCGGGAGTGTGCGATAAGACTAGAGTACGTAAAAGACGTTTTTGATAACTACAAATCCAAATGATTTACAAATTAAGACCATATCAAGAGGAGTGTGTTAAAAGTACCTCCGATTACATAAATTCTGATAGACATGATCCGGCATTGATCGTAGGTCCTGTAGGTTGCGGTAAGTCACTGCTGATAGCAGAGGCGGCTAGATTGATGGGAGATAAGACGCTGATTTTACAACCATCAAAAGAATTGCTGCAACAGAACCACGACAAGATAACGTCGTATGGCATACCGGCTACCATCTACTCCGCTTCCTGTGGAAAGAAAGAGCTGTCTAACATGATATACGCCACGTTAGGGTCTATCAAGAAGGTTGTTGGTCAGCTTAAGGAGATGGGGATCAGGAACGTGTTGATAGATGAGGCTCATGCCGGGTATAGCCCGGAGGACGGCAGTGAGTTCATGACATTCATGAATGAACTGAAACCGAAAAAGGTGATAGGGTTTACCGCTACACCATGCAGGCTTAAAACGATGTCGATAGGGCAGGTGTCATATTCCCAGCTTAATTTCATCACTCGTATGAGACCGGTATATTTCAAGAACCTGATTCACGTGATACAGGTAGAGGAGATGATAAGGCAAGGATTTTGGACACCTCTTAAATATGAGACATGGGATTTCAATGGAGATGCCCTTAAACTTAATTCTAACGGCTCCGAATATACGGCCGAGTCTATTAGTGAGGCGGTGAGAAAAAACGGCTTAAACAACCTTATTTTACGTCGGTTGATGGTATTAAAAGACGTATGCAGATCTATACTGGTGTTTATGGATTCTGTTGAGAGCTGCAATACCGCCGCCGAATGGATGAACGCAAAGATATGCGCTGGCATGGCGGAAATGGTTCACGGAGGCACGCCAAAAAAGCAGCGGGAGGCTATAGTCGAGAGATTCAAGTCAGGTGGGACGAGGGTAGTGTTCAACTATTCCGCCCTTGGGACGGGATTCGATCATCCCGGACTGGACTGTGTGGTATTCGGCAGACCTACGTTCTCGTTCTCTACATGGTACCAAGCCATTGGTAGAGCCGTGAGAATCAAGGATGGGAAGGATAGTGCGATGGTGGTTGACTGCTGTAATAATTCTTCTAGATTTGGTGATATACGAGGTCTTAGTATAGAGAACTACAAGGGATATGGATGGGGAATGTTTGTCAATGACAACCTAATCACCAATATCCCGATGGGAGATAAGGTAACGAAAACGGATCTGGATATCAAAGCCGCTAAGAAAGATCGAAGGAGGGGGCTGGCGCAGGGCGTAACCGCAGCCCCTATCCCAGGGAGGCCGCCTCATCCTCTTGGCTCTACGGTAATGACATTCGGGAAGTATAGTGGATGGATGTTGCATTCGATCCCGGTATCGTACTTCAAATTCATAAACGAGACATTTGACTGGGATAATAATAGAAATAAGGATATAAAAGAATATATAGATTTTTTAATCAAAAACAACAGATTATGACAGGATGTATATATCATGAGGCTGATCTTGACGGAGTAATGTCAGCGGCTATAGTAAAAAAGTATTTCAAAGGGGACATTGATCTTCTTCCTTACAATTACGGCAAGGAAATACCTGACGTGAATAAATATGATAAGGTGTTTGTAGTTGACGTGTCATTTGGAAACAGAACAAGATTCCTTTTCGATGAGTGGAAGGATAAAGGTACAGATGTCATATGGATAGACCATCATAAGACAGCCATAGACGATATGAGGGATTACGAGGTAAAGGGCAAGAGGCGTATAGGGACGGCGGCCTGTGAGCTTACGTGGGAATATCTTTTCGATGACATCAAAACTCCTAATGTGGTAGAATTATTGAGTGCTTATGATGTATGGGATCATGATCGCTTCGAATGGAGTGACGTTCTTTCATTCCAATATGGGATGAGAGGGTATTGCGGGCTTGACGTTGACATGGTCAGGGAGGTGCTAAACAAGGCGAATGGCGAGTTTGTTTCTGATATGATAAGAAATGGCGAGGCCATAATAGAATATATCATCGAGAAAAACAGAGGAGAAATGAAGATGTTCTCATTCGAGGCAGATATATTTGGATACAAGGCGATATGTATGAATACTACGGAGTTTAACTCCACCACATTCGAGTATATGTACGATCCTAGAAAACATGATTTGATGATGCCATTTTGCTGGAACGGCAGATTCTTCAGATGCTCGTTCTATACCACCAAGGAGGAGGTGGGTGTCTCGGCGCTGGCACGCAAGGCCAACCCCGGTGGCGGCGGTCATAAGGCGGCTGCCGGCTTCCAGCTTGGTGTGGAGGATATGATGGAGTTTCTAAAGACAAAGAAAATGTGATATGATATGGGTCTTGCTTAGTATGGCAGTGATTATGTTATCCATAGCTGTAATGGTGAAAGGCTGGGATGATTTACATGGAGGTATGTTCCACGGAGGATTAATTATGATAGCTATAGGAATAATATCAATATCTGCATCAATATTTTATATGAATGAAGGAAATATTAAAAATATGGAGAATATGAAAAACGTATATAAGTTCAAAAAACTTAGCAAAATGAAGCTAGACGATTACGGCTTCGGTTTATTCGAGTACAATGGCGTTCTTTATTTCAAGGAGGCAGATGAAGGGAGATGCTTTGATGTAAGGAGCGGGAATGAGGCTATTATCGGGAAAGATAAGATTGTAATGACCTTGGAGGATTGATTATGAGAAAGCTTGACGACACCAACAGGACAAGGAAAAGGAGCGTACGGCACTCGTGGGTAAAGGCAGGTCCGGGGATCCAACGCTGCGCTATTTGCGGGATTACGAAGCAAAGCGAGTGGAGGGACGGGAAGACCTCGCATTGCGTATATCTATCATCTGGTGAGCTTTATTCCATAACAGGTGAGACACCAGAATGCAGGGATCTTAGCGAATTTTATTAATCTAAAACATGAAAATATGACATGGTATGATACTTACGAGGAAATAAAGACCAAATATCCGGATACTGTTTTTGAGGAATATTGGTTAACGAAAGATGATGCTGGTAAACTAAAGAGATATGAACCGATTAAAAAGGGATGGGTTACAATTGAAAATAATCCTGATACAAGCGGTTTTATTATATCTAGTGACAAATGTGTTATCAATGGCTTTAAAGCAGAAAAGAATGATGGGGATGAGCGAAGCATATTGCTGCATATTGGAATACTGTCTCCTTTTAATGATGATCCAGTAATAATAATAAAACAAGAAGGAATTTAAGATGAAAGAAGAATTTAACAAATACGACAAGGTCGTTTATGATGGTGAGGTATTTGAGGTACTTGAGACCGCAGACAATACGGGGATGATGAAAATAGAACCGTTATTTGATGAGACATATAAATCCATTTGGGTTGATGAGGAGATGGTTGTCTCGTTAAACAGGGCTATCAAGTTAAGGCTTATTGATGATGAGACGGCAGATGAGGTGATGAATTTCGGGAAGCCAAAAATAGGAGATGCGGTGGTGGAAAGCGGGCCGCTCGTAGGGAAAGACGGCAGCGGCAAGGATGACCGGGCCGACGGCAAGCTTCGGTGGGACCTCCTTCCTTTGGCTGAGATAGAGGACATCGTGAGGGTATATACGGAAGGTGCCAAGAAGTATGCTGATAACTCATGGCAAGATATACCTGATGGGTTCAATCGTTATCTAGGTGCACTCATGAGACACTTGGTCGCTTATACGAAAGGGGAGAGATATGATAAGGATGGGTTCATGCATCTATCCGCCGTATGCTGGAACGCCATAGCGTTATTATATTACGATAAACATAACAAAGGGTTAATAGAATGGGAGAGTCAGGAGAAAGAACAGTAGATGAGAAATTAAAAGCTATCGACAAAAGGACTGGTAGATACATTAATGTGATCAAGCGCACTATTGATGATGATACCCCATTCTCGACAGTTAAATACCTCGATAAGAATCATAAAGAGCTGAATTATGATCGTGTAAGGCATCTTAAGTTTGATATAGACATAGATTGGGAGTTGAGAAGATCTCAGATCGTAAAAGATTTATTGTCCAACGATTTCGATGGGAGGAGGTTGAGTGTAGATGAGGTAGATAACGCTATATTTACAGCGGATTTAATTATTAACAAATTAAAAACTATTTAAAGATGGTAAGAATCGATTTTTTCACGAAGAAAGACGCTGAGTACAGCGATTACATGCGATATATTATCGCCAACACGTTACAGGAGTATGAGGGTGAGGTCACGTTAAACTAGATCCCGGAGAACAAAGCCACGGATGAGGAGATATCCAAGTACGGTATAGAGGTATACCCTACTATCATCATCAGTGGAGATAATATGGATGGCTTTAACAAACTTGAGGGGATGGCTAGAAAGGCTGACCTTATCAACGTCATGTCATTATACGATAAAAAATAAGCCCATGACGCTAATGGATAAATATTTTGGCTGGAAAGATATATTCTTTGACAGGTTCGTGCATTGTTGTAATGAAAAAAGTGATCAACCACAAGGAAGTAATATACCTCTAGCCAAAATAAACTTCGATAACAAGACAGGATATGTGGAGGACGGGACTATTAATATAGCCGAGCTTCTTCAATATCTTTGGATAAATAATAAGGTCTATAGGTGTGAATATGCACCCATAGATATATCCTCTGTCTTGCAAACATTGATTAGATTGACCGAGAACGCTAAGTTCATATTTGACGACCAACCCGGCATACATGATATGATCCCATATAGAGGTTTTTTTCTTAGAGATGATTTTTTACCCGGGAAAGATTATTCACTTGATTTGGATAAAATAGTGAGCGGGATGGGAGGATGGTATGGGGAGGATGAGGATCCATGTTACTCGATGTTCGTCAGTCAAGATCAGATATGGAACTTGAACCCGATATTGAAGGTATTAGCTGATGAGGGATCTATTCTAGCCAAGGAACTTGGGTATGATATGAACTCATATGTCAGCGATAATGGATACACGATATACAACCCATATCTGTCATGGATCAATCATTACTATCATTATTGCCCGACATTTAATGAGGATAAGCTGAAACCTTGGGATAGGGTGGAAGACAGAAAGAATAAATTCAAGATGACGGATAAGGTTAAGAGAGGCGCCAATAATTGGTATTATTCAGGCGGGACTATATCTTGTGTGGATAATTTCTTGGGGAAAGAATACAGGAAAAATCTCCGAACCTTCATATATCGTGGAATAGTATTCTTTTTAGATCGGATATGGCATACACCATTGTTTGAGAAGATGGGCGTGAAAATGAAATACAACGCTTATTATTGTTATGCCGCTACTTCCGGGATATGGTATGATAAGGGATTCAAGGAAAGACTAGCCAAGAGGTTTAACAAGTCGCTGGGCGGCGACGGGGAACTGTTCGGTGCTAACCTAGCCTGCATGGTATGTGACCGTAAGGATATCGATTGGGAGGCGCTTCGTCTTTGGCTTGACAAATACGATGATCCTACTGATAAGGGCATGGTGAATAGCCCTATTCAATTTATGTATTTATATTTATATTACACTTTTAACAAATAATTTGAAATGAAGAAGATAAATAACTGGGTTATAAAAACATTTGGGTTGAGAGGCTCATGGAGCTGGGCTAAGAAACAGATGTTAAATGGAGCGATCATTAAACGTAAGGCTACTACAGGGACATACAAAATAGCTATTGATGATGACAAGAATAGGTTACTTGTAGCCACATGGGATCATCTAGATCAAAACCCTGTATGGGAAAGGTGTCCGCATAGTTTATTAGATGAAGATGCGGTTGATTATTTTGTCACAGCTCATAAGGAATTATCATATGGAGGCATAAAGATCAGGATGAAAGATGAATTTAATTGTAACGATAAAATATCGAAAGTATGAAAAAGATTACCGATAAAGACGTAGAGGCTCTTAAAGCCGGGAAGAAGGTGACAAAAGGTTTTATCCATATGCAATTGGATGATAAGGGAAGATTGAACTTGTGGAGTGATATCAATATAACTGACAATGGTGATTATATATAACTTTACACCGGGTTTATATAGTTACGATTAACAAACGATACCGGAGGTACGCCGGGAATTAAAGCACGTGAAGAGACCTCTTTAGAATCAGTTTCGTGTAAGCGGATTCAACAATGTCCCTATGAAGCATGAAAATATGCTTTTGGTGTAGAAAAGTATATAAGTACCTAACATTATAATATAATTTAAAAGATGGCAAAGAAACAGTTAAAGATCCCGTTTAAGGACGGGAGACCATGTAAATGGGTTAAGGATGTTCATGATGAGGAACGTGATAATTATGAGTTTGATGAATGCCTTGAGATACACGGATTCGTTCGTGGACGCTCTTCGGCTGTAATGATATTAAGACCGGCAAATGATCATGGGGAGGATTTTAATTATGCCAAAAGTGTCTATTACCAAGTATTCTTGACAGACAGTAAGGAAGTAATACAGAATATGATGCATGGAATCATATATGGTAAATGGACTTTTGTTAAGAGGGGAGAAAATTTTGGTATTAAATTGGTTAAGGTCTTACCTAAGATACATAAACTTGCCCTTGATATGTTCGCAAAAGATATTTTTAGGTCTGAGAATAAATAAACAATTATGATATGTGAAGGTAAACACGAGCAAAATGAGACCATACGGAAGAATCAAGACAGTTAAGGGATCTTCATGGAAAAAGGATATACATCCACCAAAAGGACACAAGAATTGGTGGGAGGATATATGTGATCCTATATCTAGAAGTATTATGAAATTAAATTTCAAAAAGGAAATAAACAATCAAATTTGGTATGAGCAAAAGCAGGGAAATGATTAAACAGGAATTAAATTTATCAGATCAAGAATATAACTTTCTTGAAAAATATCAATCTATGAAATTATCACAGAGGTTTGGTAATGTTTTCGATAGATTAAAAAATGATAAGTCTAAAGCAATTTACACTCATGATGGGTCAATACAGTTGTTTTATATACAAGGTAAAAGAGTAGATAAAGAAGAATGGGATAAACTTCATAGATCATGATAATTACTAAAAAATGGTCAATGCCGAATAAAGAGACATTCAGCATAAGACCGATAAGGGAACTTATAGACAAATATCGAGAAGAGGGGATGGTTATAGTGGATCCGTTCGCCAGAAACAGCGATATAGGGACGATCACCAACGATCTTGACCCTGAGACTAAGGCTATATATCATAAAGATGCCACGGACTTCTTGTGTCATCTTGATGATAATATAGCTGATATGGTATTATATGATCCACCATATTCTGCGAGACAGGTATCTGAATCGTATAAAAGACTTGGAGGTGCTGTTAATATGCAAACAACGCAATCTAGTTATTGGGCTAGACAGAAGAAGGAGATAGCTAGGATCACCAAGAAAGGCGGGGTGGTCATTACCTGCGCGTGGAACTCCGGCGGTATAGGGGCCGGGCTTGGCTTCGAGCAGCAGGAGATTCTTCTCGTGGCTCATGGGGGATGGCATAATGATACGATTGTTACTGTAGAAAAAAAGATCAAAGGTTAGATGAAAGAAAGGATATTCACCACAAAAGAACAGGGGAGGGTGCTGGTTGAGGCCGGCCTCCCTATCTCCACCGCCATCGGTTTCAGAGACAAGTATCTGGATCAATTACATTCTATGGAGGATGACGCTGGTCGTATAGGCCTGATCGAGGCCGTTACCCCGGATATATCCAACCCTGTTTGGGATGTAGGGACGTTACTGAATTTACTCCCATATGAGATAGAGGGTTGTACATTAGAATGTTATAAGCTAAAACATGCATGGTCTGTAACGTATAGAGATATAGATGAGATTCCTATGTATTGGAGTAGCGAGAAACTTCTTGTAGACACATTGTTTTCGATGATGATGGAATTACTTAAACATAAGATTATATGAGCATAAAGCAAATAACAAAATTAAGGTACAAAACGAAAGATAAGCCTCCTATGGAAGGTGTTCCTCTTTTAGGATACAACAAAAGATATGACTGTCCGTGGACAGTAGTGTACAGAAGCAAAGACAAGTACTACACTTGTGTGAAGTACGACACCGAATTTGAAACATATCCACCGGAAGAATACGAATATCTATATCCATGAGAACATGAAACAAGTAACAAGAATAAGATACAAAACGGGGGATAATCCGCCTATGGCCAATGTCCCTCTTATAGGATACAGCAAAAAATATGACTGTTGGGTAGCGTTAGTATACAGAAAAGGGGATAACTATTACACCAATATGGAGTGCGATGTTGAATATAAGACATCTCCTCCAGATGAGTACGAATACGTATATCCGTGAGAACTAGAAGGGATATATTTATATTTAAGCATGATTAATATTATTTTTATATTATTCATGCTTTTATTTTTGTTTAAATCTTACTTTTGTATCAACATTAAAAACCAGATTATTATGGATGGAGACAAACAAAAAGTCAATGAACTTACAATGAGGACGCTGGGTTCTCATTATGGCGGATATGCCTATGTAAAGGTAAAAAATCGTCAAGCTGATGTAAAGATAGATTGGAAGTTGTTGAGAGCTATAGAAGAAGGAGAGGTGGAGATAGACAACGAGAAATACCATCTATCCGGGATAGAGTATGTAGCTAAAAGATATCAGGACATGTTTTACGCTGGTCGTGATATTTATTATTTCAAGGGCATAGGAGGGCATGGGATGACCGATCTTCTTAGAAACGCTATAGATGATTTACTAGACACCATAAGTAGTAGAGAGGCTTATCGTAGTGCAGAGCATAGAATGTACGCCCAAATGAATCAACTTACTGAAGCGGGAGCTATGATCAGCTTAGCTATTGAATTACTAACATCTAACATCCGTCATAGTTATGGAGAAATTAATTTTGAACAATATCCAAGACCTGTGGAGGTGGAGGGAGAAGATAAACATTGATGACTTCAAAGAGGATCCTATGGCTGAGGATATGCCATTATATTTCCCGTGCGCCGTCGTATGGCATGTGAATTGGGGTGAGCATGACGCTGATAATTATATATGTTATGGATTTGTTTATGTAGCAGAAATATTAGGGATATGAACATTAAAAAACAGATAATTCTTGACGATAAAGACTATGAGCGATTAGTGCACGATGCTAATCTCAGTAATGATGAGATAAAAAGCAAAATCGCCAGCGCTCTAACCACCGATATAGTGGTTAGTTTCGATTTCGATGTAAATAAAAAGGTTACGGGGAATATGAGGATCGAAAGCGCCACCCATAATCTAGGATATAATGAATATGATAATATCGTAAGGGCTAGAGACGAGAATATTCACCATGCTGTTTATACAGCTATATATGATTATCTTGAGAAAATAAAGAGAGATAATAATGAGCTAAGCGCAAAAGATTGGATATTATTCACATCTATAATCTTATCTATTTTCGCAATGGGATTTGCAGGTGGATGGTTGGTATTTAATTGATTAAATCATGGGTAATTTAAAAGACATACAAGATATAACCGGTCTTACGTCAGAAGCTATATTCAATATACGTAAACCTGTTGATTATATGTGCAGTGATATAGACAGTCATATAAAAGATATCAGGACACAATGTGATTATATTATGGATGGGGACGAGGAGGATGTTAAATATTATTCAAAATCAATCAAATCAGACGTAGATTCTTATTTCGAGGATATACGGTCAAAGGTCGAGAATCTCCGTGATTGGGGAGAGCAGTGGAAAGCATTGGCTAAAGACTTGTTTAATGAGTTGCTGGAAATAGATAGCGATAATACTATAGACAGCTATCTGTCTTATAAGGCATTGGATAAGATTAAGGAACATTTAAAATAAAACTATAAACATGAATAAAAGAAAAACCAAAAAAAGACTCCATTTAAATAATAAAGAATTTCAAATCTTATTTCGTTCAGGCAAGAAATACTTTAGATATGCGATAAATAATCTATGTCTTGCTTTTGGATGTTCTTCATTAGAATATTGGATATACTTCTTTGAAGGTAAAAGAGTTGATGGGAGTATATATTATAAAAGCATTTCACGACTAGTTCTTAGATAATGATAAATTAACAAAATAAATAGACATGAGCAAATTACTATTTTTTGATTTAGAGACGATCGGGGTTAAGTTCTGGAGAAACGGGATACACCAAATAGGAGGGATCGTGGATATCGACGGGCAGGAGACTGAGAGGTTCGACATCCGCCTAGCCCCGAACCCTGCCGCCACGATAGAGCAAGAGGCGCTGGATGTGGCTGGTGTTACCTTGGAGCAAGTGCAGTCGTATCAGCCTATGGAAGAAGGGTACAGGCAGTTAGTTGGTATATTATCCAAATACGTGAATAAGTTCGACAAGAGGGATAAAATGTATTTGGTGGGGTATAACAACGCCGGATTCGACAACAACTTCCTACGGGCTTTATTTACCCAATGTGGGGATAAGTATTTCGGATCATGGTTCTATCCTAACTGTATGGATGTATATGTTATGGTGACACCGTTCCTGATGGGTGTAAGAAACGATATGGAGAACTTTAAGTTGATGACCGTAGCCAGAACTATGGGTATTGAGATCGACGAGAATAAGCTCCATGACGCTACTTACGATATTGAGCTGACTAGAGATATATTTTATAAGATAATCAACAAAATGGATGTTAAGTTATGAGGGGAATTTTAGAGGCTATGCATGATTACCCGGATGAGGCGCTTGGGTTGTGTTTCTTTTTGATAGTGGTTATCTGGTTATTATCAGGTATATTTGAGAAAAAAGATGAATGATAAACTCGATGAGATACTGAATCTCCTAAGATCTCAAAATGAAATGATCAAGGATATTCACGACTATGTGAAAGAAGTTACCAGCGAGAAGTATATAGGAGAATCTAGAATGACAAGCTTCTCTATTAACTTGGCCGCTGATATACTTACCGAAGCCATTAGCCCTAAGATAAAGGAGATGATGGTGGATCTATTGAAAAAACAAGGATGGAAAACTGAGTGAAATATGGGGACTTATGAGAGAAAAGTAAATCAATTAAAGGATTTGATGAGAAGGAAATACAAATCAGCTTACAATAAATCCAAGGAAATGGACATAGATATAAGCTCAATGACATATCTTCCATGCCCAGACGCATTTAACGTCATAAATATTGAAAAAATGCATGTTATTCTTGATCGGGTCAATAAGATCATAGATGAGAATAAGGATAAGCTCAAGAACCCAACTTGCGCCACTTGTGTACATCTACATGATCGGGAATGGGCGAAAAGATACGGGAAAGTATGCTGCTCCATTTGGCAAGTGTGCGACCATTATATAAACCCTAACAGGAAATATGATAGGGAGCAAAAGACTTATACGAGACGCCCAAGCAATAAGGCTTGTCCTAATTATGAATATGGTGATGATAATTTTGAAAACAGAAAAAGATGCTTAAAGAAAAAGAATACCCGATAAACAGCTATGGCCCAGTACGCACCAACAAAGACCGGACGTGCGTCTGCTGTGGCGATACGGTTCCCGCTGGTAGCAGCAGGATGATGCCGAGGAACGCCAAGTCCAGTTATTGTCTATGCATATCTTGCTTCAAAAAATGGAAATCTGTTGGTGGAGATCTTAAACTGATGGACAATCTCAGCAATGTGAAGAAAGAGCATATCATATATATGTCTAAGATCATGAAAGGTAATTGTGACATTGTTAAAGGTCATAAGCTTTATATAGCCCTAAAGAAGGCGATAAACGAGAAGAAGGTAGCCGTTATCAGATTCGATACCGACCAACCGATATGTATATCGACAAGAATCATGAATCCTTCATTCGGGGTGATCATGGACGAGTACGGTAAGGATATATTCCAAGGTAACCTTAAGCTAATTAATGTCCCTAAAGGTGTCAAGGATCTAATAGTTAACTATATAGAAAAATATCGTAAATTATGAACTTCAAGACATTTGTATTCATGATCCTTACATTCAGGAGAGTAGATCCTATACCTAAGAACATAGGTCTTATGTTGAGTATAACATTCTGGATATCTATAGTATGGATAATATCCAACTTTGCTATATTGATAATGAGATTAATAAAATAGACAAGATGAAACAAGGAGACGTGATATACAAGAATGGCATGGAGCTGCTTGTAGTATTAAGTTACGACCATAATGAGCCATGTAAGGGCTGTTTCTTCTACAAGAATAAGGCGTGCGGATCAGAAAAACTGATAAAATGCTGGGATTGTAAAAAGGAATATATATTCACGGCTATACGTAAATATAATACGACTGAACTGTGCGGAATAGTAAAAAGATATAAGGAGACGTATAAGATAATACTTAAAACAATCAAGAAGATTGAGAAAGAATGTCAAAAATATGTTATCTGGGATACTGTGCATGTGATGTTGAAAGATAATGGAGAGCTTATTATAAAAGCCTTATCCAAGGATAAGTCCGTGCTTTTAAATGATTTCATTATATATGTCAACAATAATGGGAGTATAGATGAAGAGGACTATGATCTATTATTAACTAAATAATTGATAGTACAAATGGACAAATCAAACAAAATAGAGAATCTAGCAAACAAGTATGTTGAAAGGCATATAAGAGATAGACATCTAAGCGATGATACGATAAAAGAAATAAAAATAGCTTATATTATGATTATAAAAGATTTTATAGCTATTGTCGATAAATCTACATCAATGAATGAAGATGATATAATATACGTCGTTAACAACATATCATCAATATTATATGAACCTGTAGAAATCTCTAATACCGATAAAAAAATATTGGAGATAGGGATAGCGCTAGGCCTAAAGGGCGCCATATCATGTATATTTGGTTCATTATTAAAAGATGACTGTAATGTAAAAGATACGATAATTGACATATCTAAATATGTAAAAGAAAATTTAATATCAAATAAGATGAAATGAATCACGCTAGTCTTTTCTCAGGTATAGGAGGCTTTGATTTAGCCGCTAGAGAGGTAGGATGGAACAATGTCTTTCAATGCGAGATAGATCCATTCTGTCAAAGTGTATTAAAATATTATTTTCCAAAAACAGTATTATATGAAGATATTAAAAGAACTGATTTCACTTCATGGAAAGGGAAAATCGACGTGCTCACCGGAGGTTTCCCTTGTCAACCATTTAGCGTCGCTGGACAACGAAAGGGAGCGGATGATAACCGTTATCTCTGGCCGGAAATGCTTAGAGTCATACGAGAGACAAGACCGCTCTGGGTTATTGGCGAGAATGTTGCTGGAATCACCAATATGGTTCAACCCGGTAGTGAAACTGACGTGGAAACGAAAAGTGATCAAGATGAAGAAAATTACAAGGAAACGATACTTGAGCAAGAATATATCATCAATACCATCTGCGACGATCTTGAACGTGAAGGATATTCCGTCCAACCGATCATTGTTCCAGCTTGCGGTGTCGGAGCGCCACATAAACGGTATAGGATATGGTTCATTGCTTCCGACTGTTCAGACGCAAGGGTTGAAGGTTTGCGACAAGGACGGGAAGACAAGATTCATGGATTTGAGTTCACTTCCCAAACAAGGGATAAAATACGGAGACTTATTACCGACACCAGTGGCCTCAGATCACAAAGGTTCTTGTACGATAAGGAAGATGACAAAAAGCAACGGAGCACCGAGAACAGACTCTTTAAGAAATATGCCTGCCGTGATTGGGATGGACGGGGATCGACTCAATGGAAGAGTTTTCCAACTCAGTCCCCTATTTGTAGAGGAAATGATGGGCTACCCTTTAATGTGGACAACCTTACCATTCCTTACGGGAAATGGAGAAAAGAATCAATAAAGGCTTATGGTAATGCCATAGTGCCGTTGATAGCGGTGAAAATATTCGAGATGATAAATAAAATAGAAGGATATGAACAACAAACAACTTTATAAAATAACATTGACAAGGGAACAACTGATGCTGATATCCCGGTGCGTGGAGGACATAAGCAGATACGCAGCCGGAGACATGGATCTTCATCATACCACGGAAACTTTGATAGATGATATGGACAGGACGGAGTCGCTGGGGATAAGAAGCTTTATAGCAAACAACTCGATGGCTATAAGAAGAAGGCTGTTCCCGGATCTCGAAGACTATGAACATATAGGGTATGATGGAGGTAGTAAAGATATGATCAATAGAAAGAGACTTATCGGAAATACCTACCAGATATATAGATCAATACTGCATCAATTGGCTATTGACGAGAACTGGAATAACGTGTATAGCGATATTACGTTACCTTCAGGTGATATGGGAACAATTAAAGTGGAGAGGGTTGATGATGAACGGGAAAGTAAGGGCGTTTAACGGGGATATGGGTATGGCGATGTCCGTATTCAAGGATATGGTAGAGAAGGTAAGATTTGTTTTTGCCGACCCTCCTTATAAGATAACCCAAGCAAGATACGACAAGGAGGGATTTGATTATAAGGCGATGTGGGAGGTAATCCAAAAAATGCTGTGTCCGTACGGGGTGGTAGCCGTCACCTGTTCCCTCACGGCGGCGGTCGAGATCATGAGGGTCGCCCCAGCGGGATGGTACCGGTACGACCTTGTTTGGCATAAGACTACCCCTACAGGTTTTCTTAACGCCAAGAAAGCTCCATTAAGGAATCATGAGTTGATACTTATCTTCTCACCTATGCCACTTGGGAAGCATACATATAATCCCCAAAAGACTTATGGTCATGTCAGGAAAGTATCCAAGGCCTCCAGTAAAGCGGGATGCAAGGAAACGGAATTATATGGCAAAGCCGGTCTCACTACATACGATAGCACGGAGAGATACCCGCTATCGGTCATGACATTTAAGACAGACAGGCAAAAATCAGCCATCCATCCCAACCAGAAGCCGATGGAGTTACTAAGATACTTGATACGAACATACACGAATCCGGGAGATGCGGTAATGGATCCGGTAGCCGGGAGCGGAACGACAGGGATAGCGGCTTACGAGGAGGGAAGGGACTCCCTGCTTGTGGAGATAGACCGTCAATTCTTTGATGAGATGATAAACAGATTTAATAACAATAACATTAAAACAGATAGAATATGAATAAGATTGAAGAATTAGAAGCCCAATTAATGGCGGAAAGAATAAAAGTACAAATTGATCTAAAAGAGAAATATAAATGGGTTATTGGAAAATATGTTAAACATGACGATTCTTTTATGATAAGAATAGATGATATATGTCATGTCCATACATCTTGTATGAATGGCTATGCGGATAATTTAGAACCAGATGATTCTATTTACATAAATGGTACTGTAGCTCATTGCGATGTCAAGAATGATTACTATTCTTTATCAAAAGATGAAAACATCCAAGTACAGGCTAAAGATGTAATAGATATACCTGATGGGGAATTTGAGAATATGGTAGAACGGTTGTTTAATGAGGCAAAAAAGAACTTACTATGAGCCTGTTTGTATGCGCTAAATGCGGTTGTGTCGATAATACCGCCACGTCTAGTTACTGGATGTTGACAAACGAGTATATGGTGGACAAATTCAAGTATGCCAAGGAGCTACAGCCGTACAAGGGCATGGGGCTGTGCAGCGAATGCGGGAGGCTGGCTACCAGTCCCGACGGCCGTGATGTCGTGGTGCCCGGTAAATGGCACGGGAAGTTCCCGAAGGAGAAAGCTACCGAAGAGCAGTTGAAACATGTAGGATATAAAAATCTAATAAGATGAATAAGATAAGAAAAGGAGAAGTTAAAATATATAAAGGAAAAGAATACATAGCTATCCCTGAGATAGAAGAAGAGAGTTGTACGGGATGTTGTTTTTACGACAAAGGGATTTGTTTAATAGATCATGCTGATGATCCTAATTGCCTTCATAGCGGCATGATCTGGGAACAAAAAGAAAATAGTATGAGCGATATCAAAGAAAAGGCTATCAAATTAGCAATAGAGGCCATGAGACCCATCCCAGTATACTCATCATCATGCTATAGCGTAAGTGATAACAGATCGCCGGAGGAAAAGCATGAGGAGGAGATGAGATTTTGTAGGGAGTTTAACGACCTCAGATGTGAGATGCTTATTGATATGGCTAAGAAAATAGAAGAGTATTTATTACAAGATATATAATATGAAGAAAATAATAGGGATAGATTTCGATGGGACATGCGTAGTAGACTCATTCCCTTATGTAGGAGACAATATCGGAGCCGCTAAAGTATTGAGAGAATTGGCTGATAAGAATCTTCTGATATTATATACGGTAAGAGATGGTAAATATCTACAGGATGCCGTAGACTGGTTTAGATACAATCATATTGATCTATATTCGGTAAACTACAATCCTGAGCCAGTATCATCATCACCAAAAGTGTATTGTGATTATTATATAGATGATAGGAATATCGGCACTCCACTTACGGATAAAGGATATGTGGATTGGGATAAGATGCTGGTGTTATTAAGACAAAATAATTTATTATAAGATAGGTAATTATATATCATTTAAATTTTGAATCATGAAAAAGTGTAAATTGTTAATAACAGATTTAGATGGGACACTGATTGAGACGGTATCAGGGGATACATTCCCTAAAGGTATATGGGATATGAAAATCAAACTCGACGTGTTTGAGGCTATCAAAAATTACGCTCCTGATGATATACTAATCATATCAAATCAAGGAGGTATAGAAAAAGGATTCGTAGACAGAGAGATGTTTGAGTATAAATTCGATTACATATCAAACGCCTTGGAAGATTACACGGATATATCCGTAAGCGCTTATTACTGTGACAGCAATAATAAACGCAATGCCAATAGGAAGCCAAATACAGGGATGATAAAGCAGTATATGGATTTCGTAGAATACATGAACGATGATGAAGATGAGGAAGAAAAGATCGTATACGATACTATCTTGATGATCGGGGACGCTTCCGGAAAAGAAGGACAGTTCTCCGACTCCGATAAGAAGACGGCGGAAAACTTCGGGTGCGAGTATATGGATGTGGATGATTTTGTGTATAAATATAATAACCGATAACGAAAATAAGAAGGATAGGATGATAATTTCCTATCCTTCTACTATCTTAATCAAATATCTTACCCCCGAAAGAGATGAAAGACTCTCTTGATTGAGGTTTGTTCTTGATATTATATAACGTTTTCTCAAATCCCTTCCTAGTCATATAAACCGTATTCCTGATCCCGGTATCCGTATTGTATCTGTAATGCGCGTAACCCTTCTTCATAACATTCTCTGTCAATATCCATTCTCTCTTATTCTTGTAAAAGAAACCTTGCTCTTGTAAAAACTCTCTTAGAGATCTTTCCGCTATATCACATCCATGAGACTCAAGTTCTCTCCTAACATCACGAATCAACATATCATCACCTTTGTCATTGGCCATAATAGCTGTTTCGGCGAATCCTACCTTAGGGGCTTGTTCTTTAATAATGTTATCGGATATCATCTTAGCCTCCTCCGCTGCTTTCTTGGCTTCAGCTAATGTCTGTTTTTCTTTCTCAGATGCTAATAACGCTTCTAATGCTTCTATATAATTATGTGGAAGGTTCTTTTCTACAGATGCTTCCGTTTTATTTAAAGCATTTGCTGTGCCGTGAAATACGCTTCTATATACATCAAATACTCGTCTTTCTTTCCTTGCTATTAAATATTCCATGCAAGATACAGATATCATATATATAATTGTTGGTCTTCCCCCGGTAGGGTTTTTACCATTTTTGGTAAAAACTTTATAATCAATATCTTTAATAAACCCATTATCACCAGTAAGAACCCTAACAGCCTTACCCTTATCAGAATATATCAAAGGCCAAACCTCATCTAGGTTAACAGGGAAATCCTCTCCGGATTTAACTAACTCAAGAACCTTCTCGAAATACGATCTGATAGATAAATCATCATTCAAAACAATATTACACATGATATAAAAAATAGGCCCAAAAGGAGATGTCGGATCTCACCTCGACAAATCCTAATGAGCCAAAAATATCTTACACATTGAATGACCTTGAAGTGAGATCCCGTCATTCATTGTTTCATAATGCAAATATAGCCAATCAAATTGTCTTAAACAATTGACTGGCTATTTTTTTTCGTCATACTATATCAGTTATCTTCCCCTGTCAAAGTACCAATTAGCGTCCTCCCCAGACTCGTCCTTATCCCTGCCTCCTAAGAAGAATCCCATCGTCATGCCGTTGGTCATCAACCAGTAGTCGGATGTCTGCTTAATATCCCTAGCCGTCTTGATATTATACCATTGCTTACCAAATGAGAACTTCATGAGCTGCCTCCATAGCTTGCTCTCGCCCTTATACACGCCGGTCTGGACGGTAGCGAACGGATCCCAGTTCCGAGGATCGGTGAGATCGCCTAACTTCCGGGCCGTAACCAGCGGATCTTGCAGCATATCTATGGCGTTAAGCTCCATAAACGGGGATGTCTGGGAAGCGATCTCATTGATCGTCCTGAATCCTATATAGGTAATGAACTGCCCGAACCAACTGTCTTCATTATCCTCCCTGTATCCCATCAACGCCCGTCCTATGGCTATCATTGTAGCGAATACCGCCATATTGATAATCGATCTCTTGATATTGATCTGCTCGTAGGGGGTAAGCTTATCATACTCTTCCTTAAGCACGTCATATGCCTCCCCCATCCTACCCTCGGACATCGAGCCATAGACATTTCCGGCCAATCTCCATAATGTTCTCATATATCCTTCCTCGAACTGGTTGGTCTGGAAATTGAAACCAGCTTTCTTATACGCCCGCTGTACGGCCAATATAAACCATCCACGATGAGGCAGCACCATATTAAGGATAGCGTTCCGGCTAGCCCCCACCCGGTTCTGCTCGTTCAAGGCGCCGTCGCAGATCTGCTCCATGCTCCTGACCCTACTGGACAAGGTGGGTATATATCGGTCTATAATATCCTTGTTAGCCTCGTTCTTAGCCACAATCTTTCCGTCCTTGACATCTACCATGTTCCACATAGAATAATCCCTTAAACGCTCCCAATCGCGTTTAGCCTCATTAGCGGACATATTTCTGTCTTTCATCATCATCTCCTTGAAATTGGAGTATGACCAGAACTGACCTTCGTATAGGCGGGTATCATCCATGACCGAGATAATAACCTGCGGATCCAACGGGGAGTTAAGAACCTCCATCATCTTAAACGGCAGGTCCCGGAATAAGGTTCTCCAGATCTTGTTGTACGCCGCCGATCGTACACGGTTGCGGACATTAAATACGCCTAGAGCCTCTCCGACGACATATAGCTTGTTGGTACGGTTTATATCCCCGATCTCAGACACGTACGTACTCAACTGCTTCTGGGCTTCCCCATAGGCGTATTTCATGGAATCCTTGCTTATATACTGCCCCACCATACCCTCCAAAAGGAAGTTGGCCTGCCCGGTAAGGGCGCCGGTAGCCGCCACGAACGGGGAGAAGCCTAGGTTGGATTTGGATACGAATTTGGTAAACATAAGAGCCAGCTTATTAAGATCGACCTTATAATTACCTATATTCCATTCAGCCCGCTTATTGTTTATCCTGACGTCATAGATACTGGCGTTAACCCAATCTTGAAACATCCTATAGGCATGCGTTGCCTCCGGATTCTTACCGCCGTCGTATTGTGTCTCCAGCATCATGTTCCTGTATCCCATGACATCATCCAAAGCCGCTCTCTTATGCTTGTAAGCGGCTGCTTGTAAGGATAACATGGAATAGGAGTACGCGAAATCATGAGATACGTCATCGGCATTCTCTAGCTTACTCAGATAGTACTTGGGGATCATGCGATATTTGTTATCGTTCTCATCAAGCTCTCCTAGGTCTTGCCCTTGACCGTGTATAGGGTCATCCACCCTCTCGCCAACAATATCACGCACGGCGTTGCCGATGGCCGCCTTCGGGTCAACCCCGGCCTGCACCATCCTCTCCACGCCGCCCTTGGATATTTGTGGTATCTGGTAGATGTTCCTGAACCGCTCATCATAGTCCTCCATAGCCTTACGGCTTATGTTAAGCAGCTCCTTCCTCATCTCCCACTTATCCTTATTGATCGTAGCTTCCTCCCCTTCGTTGGTAATACCGTATTTCTTGAAAAAAGCCTCGTTCTTGTACTTATCGAACCTAGGCGTATGATATCCATAACCCAGATCGGGATTATAATTAGGATTCCGGAAAGAACTCTCGGCGTCAGCCTCATCAAGCCACTGGTTATTGATCGTCAGATCGATCATATTAATATCAAACCCGAAACGGAATACGCTCTCTTCCTTAGATATACCATTTTCTATGGCATCAAAGAACTCGGATACCTTATACGTACCGTTATTTATCTTCCTAACGAAATCAGAATATCCCTTGGGAGAGTATCTCCTCATATAAGGATACAGCCGGGTCCTGGCGTACTCGACAAGGATCTTATCAGTCTTACCCATCGCTATGTCGTTAGCTAGCTTATTATTGAAGTCAGGACCGTATTTCCTTCTCAAAAACGATACCTCCACGGTCGTCCATGACGGGTTTTTCCGAGATAACTTGGCGGCCATCCTATCCACCTGACTCCGGGAGCGGGCAGACATATGTTCCTTGGCGAATTTAATCTCATCCATACCCTTGTCGTATGCCATGGCATCCCTTAAAGCGTTACGGTAAGAATCCGTGACTCCACTCTCCACCGTATCAGGCATATCCATCTCAATAGCCTCAGCGGAAGCGGCGGCGTTAATAACGCTCTTAGCCTCAGCCAGACGATCATATAACTCGTTTATCTTTCTTAATGAGGCGGATCCACGTAACCTATCGAAATCATATTCCCCGTATCTCGTGCTATCCCGGTACTGGATAAGCAAGGGCCTTAGCTGGTCATTGATCTCGTTTATTGTCGCCATCGCCTCCTCTACCTTCTCTATCCTTGATGATGATACAGATTGCTCCGTGATCTTATCAACCAGATTCTCGTAATAATCACCCTCCTCGGATCCCCACATATCCTTGGAGAAGCCAAGATGACCGCCAGCTAGCAGGAACTCAAACGCAGCCTTGCCTCCCTCGGACCGCTCTATCCCACGAAGTATCTCCTTGAACTCGGCGGAAGCCTTACGACCCTCGTTGGTATTCCCGAACTCCTCGGCCCACGCCTCGTCCCATGCCTTGATCTCCTCGGACATCATCAGAGCCTCGGATCCCTCTTCCTTTGGTGTCCCATCGGAATACCACTCGCTCTTGGCTATAGCCCTGTCACGTAAAATATCCAGATAAGATCTCCAAGCTATAGGATCGGATTGAAACGCCTTCCAATCGACCTTCCCGTTCCTCACGAACTTATCCATAGCCACATACCGGCTCCTGCGGATACGGGTCATGAAATCGGACGTAGCTTGCGATACCCTACGACCCAGTCTTTCCTCGACCTTCTTATTAACTTTATCGATCTTATCGTAATAAGCCTGCACCATAGGTTTCTCTCGGTTCTCATCCAACCACCTATTTATCGCGTCGAGATATCGTTGCTGATCCTCGAACGTCATGTCCGAGATATCAAAATTCTGGATGGTAGGTTTGAATACATGATATATCTCCTTCGTAATAGGCTTATCCCCGTCATATCCTACTATGTCGTCACGGGTCTTCACCTTAAGACCTCTATCGGATAGAAGAAGATCAATAAGTTGTTTCTCGGTCTTACCCATGACATTCTTAAGATCATATATATCGATAATAGCCTTAGCCTGCTCGGTTCTGTATAGTAAATCGTATTTGGCGAAATCACGGGACGAGTCAAGGTAATCCGAGTTCTTCCCATTTATCTTCTGTATAAGATCCTCATTATCCTTTATCCCCCATCCACGCTCTTTCATCATCCTAGTCATCTTATTGATATTGGATATACCCTCGGTATGGGCTTCATTATGGGCCTTGGCTAGACGTTGGCCTAACATACCTAAAATAGCGTTACCACTATGCTCCAGCGTACCAAAGAACCGGGACATGACATTGATATCCTCATGGATGTTATTTACCAACTTCTTTATCCCATTCCAATATCTTTCCGGGATATTAAACATCCTGAGCTGTCCATCCAGCCAGTCCTCATTACGATCACTTCGAAGAGCATTTATATCAGACATGGATGTCTCAGCCATACGTAATATATCATCCATATCCTCTACCATGCCAACCTTATTGCTGCCATAATAATCAGCCGCCTGATTATTGACGAATCCACGAAGGTTCCTGATCAGAGGAACTATCTCCCCATATACGTTATCGATAACCTGTATCGTCTCATAATCCAATCCTTTTCCGCTCTTACGTAGGCTACTGGCGACAGTGACCAAATACTCCACCTCAGCCTTGGCGGTCGCTATGACGCTCTTGGTGGATAATAGGTTGTTATTCTTATTTAGCTCACCCCCGACTTGTCTTACCTTCTCGCCTATATCACGTAGAAGGGAGATACTCTCACCGATCCTCTGGCTTTGGCTTGACCTCATCCTCTGCAATCTGGTATATAGTCTTTCCAATGACCTACCGTTCTTGATCAACTTATTAGCCACATCAACATCCGATAATGAGTACATGAGATGGTCGCTATCCTTTAACAGAAGCACGTCAAATGCGCTTGGATCATCAGCTAACGCCGACTCCTTTATCCTATCAAGAACCTTATTCAAGTCTGATCTTTGAGTAGAGAAGAAATTCCTTATAGCCCAGATTATCCTGCCAAACAAGGAGAGCTGGGAGTCCTCGGACGAGGTCAGATCCTCTACCGCCTGTTCCATCCCCGGCACGAACCGCTGGGCCAACGTCTTGCCTAGGATCTCCCGCTTCACCATCCGATCCAGTTCCTCCCCTTGGTATTCCTTCCCATACACCTCATAGTAACGACCGGCGAATTGATTCCATAATGGCGTGCCGACAACAGAGTCCAGAACCTCGTCAATCTCCTGTTGGTTACGGTAAGTATCGATCAAGAAATGAGCCACCTCCTCATTAAGATCCTCTACCGTAGCTCCCTCAGCCAAGGCGATAACCCCATTGGCCATATCGGACAATGCCCTAGCCGAAGGCTCGACACCATTACGCATCTTATACTTATCCATATACTCAGACATACCCATCACACGGATACCTAACGTGGATAAGATGTTGGTGATATCAGTCCTGTTCTGAAGATCCTCCGCCTTCTCGTTCTCAATAACCCCACGGACATTACTTCCGTACAAGGCGTTATCCTCCATCATCAACGACAAGGCTAGCTCTATGAACCCATCATACTTATTATTAAGCTCCTCAAACTTACCTTGCCTTAACATGCCCTTGATCTCCGATCTGCTTACCGTAACCTTCTCCCCTGATGTCGTGATAAGATCAAGATCATTACTTACCTCCGTATCAAAACCTATAGAACCCAATACGTTCATTTCGGAGGACTGACTTCCAAACCTATTCCTTAGCCTAGACAAGGCATCCATAGCGTTATAGATCTTAAGACCATCGGAGTTGCCGGCACCGGTAAGATAATACCTATCCCCTAACCTTGTACGTTCCCCACTCAACAGACCTTTCTTGATAAGGTAATTGACAAACCCTCCACGGGTGCTTATATTAGAGTCTGAGCTGATACCAAGGATCGGGATGAATGACTCGCTGTTATTAAGGGTTATGGAGGACGAGCCAAAGGAGATATCAGCCGTACCGGACGGGACGTCGCTCTCCTCGACACTGCCGGCTAAGAACCCGGCCTCTACCCGCCCGCCGGACGATCCTTTTATGGCGTTGGCGTAAGAGTCGTGTATCTTGCCGTCATCCGATTTAAAGAACAGGCGAGGCTCACCGGAATCATATACCAGTCTTGAAGATGGAGGCGTATAATTCTCAATATCATTTAAAGGCAAGACATTACCAGAAAATATGATCTCACCATCTATATTTCCACCCTTCACCCTGATATTAGGTCGTTGCCCGGTAAAAGCGCTTTCCACGGTCTTCCATAACATACGGGCTGTTTCCTTAATATCTATATTCTCCCTGATAGCCCTTATATCATCCCATGACGCCTCTTTCAGTATCGTATCGCCAATATTATCCTCGTTTATGGAATCCAGATCCACTTCCTGTACCGTGGATGTATCTACCACAGCCATATCATTGACATCACCTACCTCTCCGGAGGTAAGATAAGCCACGACATTGTCGCTATTCCCAAGGCTTCTGGCCAACGCCGGGGCATCCATATCGCTTGTGGCGGACAAGACCTTGGCTGACATAAGTTGCCCCCACTCGCTGGAGCTAAGTCTGGCGCTTATGGATCTGGCCGCCTCCTTATTCCTTGGCACGGATCTAGCCCAGTCACCGAACTTGGACCTGAACTTGTCGTTATAAATAGTCATATAAGCCTCAGCCGCCTTATCAAGATCACTTACGGCGGCTATACCCGCTATCTTATCGAACAAGGTGGATACCTCGCCGGAAGGGGTCAAGACACGGGTTATCTTACCTTCCTTATTCCTTTTAATTACGCAACTCGACATAACTTCATGTTTTTGACAAAGATAAACAAAAAGCCCCCACAAATAAGCGGAGGCTGATATTCTTATATTCCTTATAGAGTTTATGACTTAATCCGTATTCTTGCTATTGATGAACTCACTAACGCAATCACCAGCGAATCCGGCTATATACGCTGCGTGTTCATCCTCTCCAACCTTAAATCCAAGAGACATGTTGCAAAATTGGCATACGCTCATTGCTATATGGAATGACTCGTGACATATATTTCTCATTATTAAATCATCGTCGCTCGAAAAATTCCAAAGTATGGCAAATTTATCATCATCGTCCCTATCCCTTACCAAATTCGCGAAAGACGCCTCCTTATCCATATCATCTTCATCTCCCCATTTCCCCTCGTGTTCAGGTTCCATATTCTCGAAACGATCACACAACGTCTTATAATCTAATCCAACCGTGATAATCAAATCCAACGGATATATCACGAAATCAAATTTCTTTTCTCTCACGTTACTAAAATTATTAATTTTATTTATCAAATTCACATTCGTATCACAAAATGTTTACTCTAACCGGGTTAAACGCCAACCCACTATCGATTATCTTACTGACGTAAGAATCACCGAATACTTTCCTACCAATCCCGATAGCTCCATTGATATCAGCGTTAATCAGCTTTCCAATAGAGCTTTGAAACAATCCACGTTTCTTTCTTTTGCCTAAGTAAACATCATGCTTTCCCAATTTTTCAAAAGCCAGATGATCCACTTTGGAGGTATAGGATTCCTCGTGGACTTGAAAGTCTATTCCAACCAACTTACACTTATAGGATATCTTTTCAACAAGTTTTGAGAATGGAATCTCAACGAACTTCTGGTTTATCCTCTTCCCTAGATTTACTCCATTCTTCCATCCTTTATTCAAACCCACAACAAGATTCCCAATATTGTTTTCAATACAGATATTTACAATAAATCTGCTAACCTTGTGGATTTTATCTTCAATCCAAAAATTCCTATAATTATTTAGCCGTCTAAGTCTCTTTGAAGTTCCCTTATCGCCAATATACGACATCAATCTAGCTCTCTTCTTATTATACCACTGATTGAAGGACTTGATAATCTTGCCGTTTACAATGAAAGGCTTGATACCTACATTACTGATGCATGTGCATAAATTATTCAATCCCAAATCAATCGAAAGAAAATTATCCTTATCAAGATTTAAATCCTGTTCCTTCTTCTCATAAATAACCTCAACCACATAGCAAGTAGCTTGTGGAATTATTCTAACCTGACATAACTTGTTATCTCCTATTTTAGTTTTGATTGGCCGGATTATGTTTTTGATGAAATGAATACATCCATCTTCTTTCAGTCTGCAAGAATTTTTTGTAAAAACTACCATGTTCTGCTTCTTCCCTTTCTTGTATTTAGGCAATTTAGGTCTTGATAGAAATTTAGAAGGATTCTTCTCATATTCCTTCTTTGATTTCATCCAAGACTTTGTTACCGAAAACACTTGAGCTACGACTTGTTGGGACACTACTGATGGTAGATTCCTAAAATCAACCTGATTCTCCTTACATAATTTAGTAGAAAACTCATATTCATTTATGTAATCTCCGGAAAATATACCTTGTCTGACGTTGAAAAGAACATAATTATACAACAACCCGGATTTGAGGCATACATCCTCAAATCGGTTGTCTTTTATGATATGTCTCTCAACTAATCTCATTCTTAATATCTTATGCCATAAATATAAACATTCTTTATGAAATAAATAATTTATTCAACTATAATCCCTTTAATTTTTCTATAACCTCAAAACACATCTTACACTCAATCCTACGATACAACTGCCTTACGCCATCTATCGTAGTCCAATAACGACCACCCTCTCGGTGCAGGAACTCACTCATTACCTTAGTGTCAGCCACATCATGTAGATCGTATGAGTCAAAACATAACTTACATATATCGTCAAGATCAAAATAAGTAACCTTATTATACGACATACAACGGATTTGTCTCCCATCAGGAACCTGAACATCGAAAACATTTATCTTCTCCATATTAAAAAACAGAGGGATGCCGATCCCATCACAGACCGGTATCCCTTATAATAAATTAGCGACGAAAAGCATGGTGATGGACATGCGCCACAAATGTAATTACAAAATTCGTAAAAACAAAATATCAAGGACAATCACCTATGCATTCGCACGGAGCATCGCTTTTCAAAACCCCATACACCCGATTGTCGCTAGTCAGCCATCGTTTGCCGTCGCTCGTGATATAAGCCTGCCGGCATCCCTCCTGATTCACCGTGAGCGTCTTCTTAACACCTTTTGGAGTTGTTATCTCCAGCTCAAGAGTCCGATCAAGACCGTTGTTCATCACCGAGCCAAAGGAAACGGGGGCGCTTCCGGTCCCGGACCCCGGGCTGACGGTCAGAGGCTGGTCCGTTACCTCGCCTACCCCATCCTTCCAATTAATATTCAAATCATTAGCCATAGTTGTATTATTTTTGTTCTATTGCAAAGATAGCAAAACAAATAAACCCCAACCGGCTTTAGTCGATCGGGGTCTGAGTAAGCGAAAAGAAACTGATTATCGTCCCATCATTCTCAATACGGTTCTAGCCGCAGCTTGCACCCATGTCCAGCTGTCATTAGATGTTACGTTAACCGTCTGTTGAGTACCATTTACATCCAAGTTAATAGTCTCCTTGTCAAGCTCGATAGTAGAGTCTCCAGCGGCTTGCGTTACCGTCACGTTGGCTGTCTGGCCACCAGCGGCAGTTACCTTCAATGTAGCTGTCAGTTCCTCGATCGTGACGTTGGCCGGTACGTCCGAGATCGTGATGCTCCAAACGAACTCGCCAGCGGCTCCGGGATCGTCGGCGATAATCGCTCCGTTAGCCGTAGTCTTTCCAGCCGCCGTGTAGTTAGCCGGGAGCTGTAACGTAAGCCCGTTCTCCTCAGCCGGCGTGACCGCGAACGTAAGCTTAGTACTGTTAGACTTACCGGTGATGGTAACATTACCACCTGTCTTTTGTACGGAAGCGTTAGGGCTGTCTGATCTTACCACCTCAGCAGCCGCTGCCTGATTAACTACCAACGCCTTCTTAGCCCCGCCGTTCGTGGAGACCGTAAGGTTGATAGTGCGTTGAATACGACCGGTGTGTTTATCACCGGAGAAATTAACCGCCTGATCTCCTGATCCTGATACCGGGTCTACGGTTACGAAACCGAATTTTTGTGATGCCATACTTAAATATATTTATAAATGTCCTTTTATTATGCCAAAAATAACTTGTATCATATCACAAGCCAAATATAGGGGGGGGGGGTAGATACGACTAGCCCTGTACAACCTCAACATACAACCCTACTAAGTCCTTTAGATTATGACTAAGAGGAGTTCCGCTATCCCTAGTGCACTTATATACATCAGCGTTCTGGATGTAATATTTATCCTTGAATATCTCCATTGGAGGGAAATACGGGATAGGATCCCCTATGGTCCCGGCATGCTCCTTATCAATGACCTTGTATAAGGAAGCCGTATTTAATCCGGGTTCCCATTCCTTTGATAATGTATGTTGTTGAATAACCTCATAAAGGATATCCGTATCGTCCTTCACCACCCTGAGACAGAATCCGGCATCCACCGACAACCCGAACTCCGCCCCTTCTTGTCCCCATATAGGGAATAGAACCTTAACATCCAGTTTCTCATTAGGGGATAAAGATATAGTCTTGTTATTAACCACCATTCCGGAGAATCTGACAGCCACTTTCTGAGGATCGGAGACATCTTTCTCCTTTGCCTGTTGCCGGACATAAGTCATGGTGATATTTACCTTATCTGGATAGCCGGACTGAGCGTCAATAGCCCTCACCTGCTCTACGGTAGTGGCTAAGCTTACTTCCCTCTGTTTGGCTCCTAACGCCGACATCAGATCATTATCATACTTATCCATCATCCCGATCAAGATCTTGCCTTCCGTCATATCGAACTCCAGACCTATGATCGTTATCTTACCAGCTATAGCCCCATCAGCCAAAGCGTTACGCCTATCATATTCAGGGATATAGATATTTTGGTCATCCAAGAAAAACTCATGAAGATTCTCATTCTCATAAGTCCTGATCTCCTCATACTTAGCCGATTTCTCCTCATTAAGAAGCCTTGAGTCATCCAATTTAGCCTCGATAATCTCCTTAACCGTAGCTTTAGGATTAGCCTCCTTGAACGCCAATTGCTCCTCCCCAAACTCTATCCATGGGGCGGGATTCCCGTTAATGTAATCATCATAACTATAGCCCTTGGCGTAATTATCATCAAGCGGATCGTCCTGAACTAATTGATTGGGATATATTTCCCTGTTTATATATACGTAGCTCATATCTTATATCATTAATCTTGTTCTTTAACGGCGATACTATACTTACCTGAAGCGTAACACCAGATATTTATCTCGAAAGGCTTGTTAGCCGTAGTGGTTATAGAAGTACCACTCATGCTTACATAAGCCCCGGAGTTGGGTATAGCCTGCGTGAAGGCCGCCGACGGGACGCACCTGATCATCAGCTCCTCCCCTATCTGCATCCCTGACTGCACGGATAGGGTGGTAGCGGATGATAACGTGGCCGTGATACTTCTCTTGCTAATAGGCAGGTTAGCTAATGTCGTGACCGTATTAACCCCTATAAGCCTGTTCATGGTCTTCTTATCGGCGGCCGCCATCAAACCGTTAGTAGACTCATTGGCTACGGCGTATGTCGTGTTAGGAGGTGTAGCCCAAGTGCCATCTCCACGCATGAAACTGGATGTACTGCCATTAAGCTGTCTCAACAAGCCGTTAGCTGTAGTAGAGGCCAATCCGTATGTGGTATTAGTAGGTACGACCCATGTCCCGTCACCACGAAGAAAGGACGTCTGCTTACCAGCGGCGGGAGCCGGAACTAATCCCGCAGCACCGGCGGCAGAAGCCGTAGCCGCCTTCATATTGGCGTAGGTAGTATTCGTATCCTTATAATAGGGGATACCACCCACGATAGGACAAGCTGTATATCCAGAGGCGCTTGTCACGGTACTGCCGTTCTTGACCAACCCCGTGGACCCGTTAGCTCCTACAACACCATACGTTGTATTAGTATCCGTCCAAGGCACGTTGACATACATCTTACCACTACTATCCAACTCCACCGGATAATTCTTGCCATTCTCCGAATATCCGATCATCACCAATCCTAAGGTCGTGGTATTAGCCTTAGCGTATGTGGTATTTGTCGGAACCACCCATGTGCCATCACCACGAAGGAAAGAGGTTTGCTTGCCGGCAGCCGGAGCGGGTACCAATCCCGCCGATCCAGCGGCTGAGGACGTCGCTCCACCCATGTTGCTATATGTGGTATTAGGAGGCGTTTGCCATGTCCCGTCACCACGAAGATACTTGGCTTGCGCTCCGGCAGCCGGCGCAGGCACCAAGCCGGCCTTTCCCGCCGCTGAGGCAGAAGCGGCTCCCATATTGGTGTATGTCGTGTTGGTATCCGTCCACGGGACATTCACATACATCTTACCGTTTCCGTCAAGAACTACCGGGTAATTCTTCCCGTTAGCCGAATACCCGATCTTAACAAGACCCAATTTATCGCTTGTAGCTTGGGTATAAGTCGTGTTACTGTCAGTCCAAGGGACATTGACGTACATCTTGCCATTAGCCAAGAGCACAGCGTAGTTCTTTCCATTAGAAGCATAGCCGATCTTAACCAATCCTAAGGTGTCGGCCGTGGCTTCATTATACGTTGTGTTATTATCCGTCCACGGAACGTTAACGTAAGCGTTGCCGGACGAATCCAGTTGCACCTTATAGTTCTTCCCGGAAGTCGTATATCCTACCTTAATACCGCCAAGAACGGTAGCGGAGGACGTGGGAGGGGTGAAGGTACTTGGTTTGCCCGTAACCCCGGACCAAGGCACGGAGGAAGCCTGACTGGCCGTGTAAGGCTCATACCCATCCTCACTGTTTAATTTAGACTCGTCTTTTATCAGATACATCTTACCTGTAGACGTGACCTTTACCGTATCACCGCTTTGAGCCGTAGCGGTGGTAAGGGCGAATCTAGCCGTATCATCAGCTACCACGATCAATCTCTCCAAAGCCGCCTTAGGTAACCTATCTATGCTGATGGTTCCGGACGCGATCTTAGAGGCATCAAAATTAGCCAATGTCGTGGAGATAGTTACGTTGCTTCCGAAGTCCGATGAGACACTACCGGTAACAGCCCCGGACAGCGCTATGGTCCTAGCCGCCTGTAATTTCGTGGCGGTAGGGGCATTATCTGTCTTAAGAGCATATTTGGTAAGATCAATATCATTAGCCTTATCCAAAAGCTGCTCTATCTGCTCGCCATTGTATTTACCTTGAAAATCTGCCATATTACAATTATTTTTTTCAAATATAGATATATGTATCAACCCAAAGAAATCGAAGGGGGGGTAGATGCGGGCAGGTGTTAGAAGCTGCCGTCCCCATGCAGGAATCCGCTACGGAATATAATAGCCTTGTCTTTAAGTTTCTGGACAGACTCCCATTCCCACTCGCCCTCACAAGGTCTTATAACATACTTATTGCCCCAGATCTTGAATTTCCGTTCAATAACAAACATCTCCTTATCGTTAAGGACATGAAAGATACTCCCGACAGGGAAATACTTATCAGTTCTCAATATAACTCGATGATGTCTCTCGTCATATTCAGGATCGCCTACGATACGTGCTTTATAAAACTGGAAGTCGTTTAACGTCCGATCCACAGGTTCTATCCAGTAATATCCTTTAGCCATTGATATTCTCTATTTAATCGTTATATTCGCGGAAGAACAGTAACTCATAAGGTTTTTAGGTAATTTTCAACCAAGGGGAAAGGGTGTCCGTGAGGATATCCTTTTTTCATTCCCGCCCACCCTACCTATGAACAAAAAGATCTACTCCTGACAAATATAACGATAATAAGATACTTGACAAAAAGAAACCCCATCGGTATTCTATTGCCGACGGGGTTCTTCCAACGTTGTATCAAATCATATCATCTCACTCCATTTGATTGTGTCACCGACGAAGCACCGCACCGCCAGATACCTTACAAACGCCGTCCCTTCCGGAGCGTCAGGGTCTTCCAGATAAGCCAAGACAGCCTTGACTATTTTCTGGTCGCAGTCCAATACCTTAGGAAAGTAGTCGCTATAGAACATAGCGAACAGATATTGGATATCTCCCCAAGTGGCGTTATCAGGTTTCTTAGCCCCGCATTTATCGAACATCTGCTTAGCGTCCTCCATCGTCCATCTTCTCTTGGATCCGTCGGCGTTAAGCATCTTGTCAGCGGCTTCCCTAGCCAGCTCCTTGGAAAAGTGATATCCATGGGTGTCTATATACCGCTTATAATCCGGGTCATCGGCGTCTGCTCCTCAGTAATAACGACTCCTGCGTCCCCTGCGCATATACGGTTCAGTACCTTCGTACTCGTCACGGATGCCGCGCTCACCGAACCATCCCCTGCGATACATCTCGTCCTCGCGTTCATGGAGTCTCTCACGCTTCTCAAGCTCACGCTCGTCACGTTCCAGTTCCCTCTCACGTCTTTCAAGATCACGCTCACGGCGTTCTAGCTCATCCATCCTACCGTCATGCTCCTTGCCATAATGGTCATATATTCCACCACCATAACCCATGTAAGTCCCATCCGAACGCCTGCTACGTCCACGGCCGCCTCTACGATCGTAGATCTCGTCATTGTAGTCCTCATCGTGGCCGCCGCCTAAATCTATAACTCTCATCTTAACCTAATTTTTTAATTAACAACTCTTTTAGCTCATCGAAAGAGGATCCCATCCTATCGACTTTCTCCTCAAGATTCTTGATCTTCCGGTCTTGATCCTTAGTCTGCTTAAAAGCCGGATTGATTTCCTCAAGGATCGAATCACAAGCCTCTAGTGTCCTCCTATGCTTATCGATACTATCGAGAATATCGGAGCTGGTTCTCTTAGCGGCGTTAAGCTGGTTCATGATCGGATCGACCGAGCAGGCCAAAGTTATGTTATTGGACATAGCGACATCCCTGCTCTCCGGTACGACATAGGTCATGGAAGACCCGTTTATCTCCACGGTAAGGTCTATCACCCTATCCTGTAGTTGCTGATATTGCCCCATCTGACCCATCTGGGATTGCTGGAACCTAGGCTCGGACACGTTAACCACATTCCCCATCCTGAACACCGGAACATCGGACGTATCCAGCGTATATACTTGAAATCCTTTCTTTAAGTCTCTAAACATATCTCGATTTTTAAGCGGGAGGGAATACCCTCCCATTAGACATCCAATCTAACCTATTCCTCATCAACAGTCGTCTCCGACGCCGAGGCGGAAGTTGTAGGCACACAGCAATCCATGAGCCTCAATACACCCCTTACCTTATTGAAATAAACAAGGCGTTCGGTGTTGTTAACCATAGCCGCTCCGGTCACAGCCACGTTGATCGGGTTCACCACAGCCACGCCGGTTACCGGGCAGCATGTGTCATCACCTACCGTGGATACGGTGCTATTCGCTGGGACAGCTATCTGTACTGGCAATGTCTCGCCTGTTGTCGGAACCACCTGCCGGATTTTCAGCAGCAGAAGGCCCTCGCATGGCAAGGACAGCCATATCCTTGGGTTGATGCCGAAGATGGTGTTGGTAGTAGTCACTACCACGTTCTTCGTGACCAACTCATAAAGAGACCCTATTTTAGAAACACAAGCCATAATAGCCTCCTTCCTTTATAGAGTTAAATAGCGGCGTTTCCGTTGTTGCAGCATCCATTGTTGCACCCACATCCGTAATTACCTCCATAAAATGCTTGACCCCATCCATAAGTCTGGTAAGGAGAGCATGAAGGATAAGCCGGCACAGGGGTAGGTCTCAACTGGTTGATCAAATTCTGAGTCTGTTGCTGAGCCAACGCGGAGGCTTGGTAAGCCGACCTTTCATCACGCAACTGATTGATCGTATTCTGCATCTCACGCATTTCCAATTGACAGAATTTATCATTAATCAAGGTTGTTTGAGCATCAATCTTAGCGCTCAAGATATTGAACCGACTCGTGGCTTGCTCACGATTGTTCGTCAATCCTTGATTAATAGTGTTTTGTAACGTGTTAGTCTGATTCAATGTCTCAAGACGATTCTCATAACCTTGATTGTTGATCATCTGCTGAGTCTGGCAAGTGCTTTGGTTGATCAAAGAACTCAAATTGCAGCAGCAAGAGCTAATTTGATTACCGATCTCACAACCTTGTTGCTGTACGGCGTTAATAACAGCCTGAGAGGTCATACCTACCTGACCAGCCACCTTATCGATAGCGCCTTGTACGTTACAGATAGCGCTTTGCAATTGAGTGGTAGTACAGTTCAAGGCGTTAGCGATCTGATCGATAGCGCTTCTATTACCTTGGATGGCCTGCATCAACAACTCACGACCATAGTCGTTATTCAATTGAGCGGGAAGACCATTAGCGCAACACTCATTACCATTGCCAAAACCATTGCCAAAGCCACGGCCGCCCCATAACCAGAACAGGACGATGATCCACAACCACCAACCGTTAGCCCCGCCGAAACCGTCTTGGTTGTTACGACCGTTCATCAAAGCCGCCACCAAGTTCGGATCCATCTTATTTCCGCCTATTAAGTTGGCGAACATCCCCGGAATCATAGATAATAAACCGTTAGTGGCGCTTCCACTACCGGAACCCATACCGTCTAACAAAACGATTTTGTCTCCACTTGTACCCATGTCTATTTATTTTTGAATTAATAATAACCCCACCTGATGGCGGGCGTTACAAAGTTCAAAAATTAACAGCCCTAAAATCGTGATATGTGTCATCATCAAAGTACGTCATGTCTTGTAAATGGTATTAATAACGACTGACGAGAGACAAAAAATCCGGAGCGTATCACTACGACCCGGATTCATGCAAATCTATAAATTCAATGTTTCAATGCTCGAAAGAAAACGTCTCACGACGTCAAAGAGAGATTAACTACACGAAAAATCTCGCATCAACTTATTTGTATTAGCAGTGTATTCATTAACTATCTTACTGGATGAGGGATCATCCTCTATCCTTGACAGGCGGTTATCGTCACTCCTTACCGTAACGTCACCCATCCTTCGTACCATGTTTTCTTGATATGATGATGGATCGGAGTATATAAGATCATCAACGAACCTGTATATCGCACCATCAACCGTCTCACCTACCTTCTCATATAAACCGGATTGGAATGACACGAAATCATCATACCTCCCACGAGCCAAGAACGAACCGTCCGATCTCGCCTCGACGCCGCCGTTGACCTCCCGGAGCAGGCCCGGATTCCTTTGGTACAGATACCTGTAAAACCCGACATCCATCATCCTATCCTGACCATCCAGATAGAAAAGGTTTCTCATGCTACTGTCACCGGACTCGATAGCCACGTCAAACAGAAGATCCCTTACCTGACCTTCCGGCAACGACATCTCCATGCTTTTTAACGTACCTCTGTCATGGTGGTTCAAAGATACATTATAAAATCCATTAAAATCAAGGAAACGTAAGACATTATTATATAAATCCGATTTTTTTAACCTTTCCTTGATCTGGATCTTCCTCAACGAGGTACAGGATTTGATAAAATCCCGATCCTTTCCCTGCCTAGCCTCGTATCTCCTGAACTCCCGATCAATATCAACATCATCCATCTCAGGAGTCACGGGATGTTGGTATATTAATCTGGTAAGGATCATGTTCTCGGTATTCGAGGATGAGATGTTGGACATAACTAGCTTCTTTATATTATCCTTGACCACGCCAATATCGGAACGGGAAGCCCCGGCGGGGACCACGCCAGCCGGCAAGTACGAGGGCCGCTCTATCCCGATATCGGCCAACATCTCATAGGCCTGATCGGTGTCGGTTATCGGAGCCGTGTTATGGTACGTATTCCTACTAATATACAACATGCTCCTATCATACATATCGGAAGGGGATGTATTCCCGGACCTTACATACACCATCCTATCCCCAGTAGAATAAGTATCCTGAACCTCGTATATCGGGTTCCCTTTTCCTGTTATCCTATCAAGATCGGAGATAAAGCTATCGTATACCGAATTGCCGGCCTGTATGGAAGACAACATGACATCCAGCGACGCCATAAGATCACGGATATCCTCAGGTCTGGATATAACCATCTCATCGCTGATCGCCTCGCTCATATCCACGCCCATGTCGGCAAGATCCATGGCTATGTCATGCAGACGTCCGGCAACGTCCTTGATGTCCTTAAAATCATCCATATCGATTATCTCCCCAACCTTATCCCTTAGACCCTTCATATCCTTAGGCATACTGATATACGGTGTGGTACTATTGAAGTACGAGTCGGTAATCGTATTTCCGTCCTGACTCCGAACCTCCATACGGGTCATATTACGATACGTGTCATACATCCGATCTGCGTAATCCTGATCCTCCTGATACCGGAGTGCCAAGGAAGGGTATGGGATGGAGGCGAAAGCCTGATCGAACTCCCGGCGGTCACTGATACCGCCTACCGCCCTCATGATCGTATCCCTTACCTCTATTGGATTCAAGCCCCTTCTCTTTCCTAACGAGTCATATGTATCCTCATATATCATATAATCATCACCAAGGCCTGACTCGGAGGACAGGAAATACATATCCTTCTCATTAAGATTCCCCTCAGACATAAAATCGACAATCCTCCTCATCATATCCCTTACCCGCTCATACGCCGATCTGTTGGTCATGATATTATCAATCTCATCGGCGTCATACATCCCGGATCGCCCAAGATTATACCTATTGAGGAATATATCACCGCCTGAGAGGAAATTAGATACAATCATATCATTAAGATCATTGATATTATCAACCCCCAAGGAAGTAAGGGTGTTATTGATATCCTTAACCTCATCGGCCATGAAATTACCGACGAAATAGTTCTTCCGCTTGATAAAGGACATGACATCATCATACCTAGGTTCCCCGTTACTATCTAGGTCATATTCCGATGGCATGGACATCCAATCGCCAAAGAAAGACACGAAGTCGGGGGAGTAGGCCGTACCCCAGACCGATAAGGCCTGCTTCTGGTCGCCCAGCACCTCCATCGCCCTTTGGTATAATCCGGATGGTTGGTTGTTAGGGGCAAGGACATTATCTACCCCACCCTCCTTATTTTTTATCACATAACAAGATCTTCCCATTGCTAAATCGTTTTGACACAAAGATATAAAAAATCCCGCCTACTCTCACGAGCGGACGGGAGCCAAATAACAATAATAACAAACCTTATGTTTCTCCGAAAAGTACAAATCTTTTTGCCGATCCTCACGGACAGGCAAAAACTCAATCCTAAATTATAAAAAATGGAGTTTATCGTTTAGCGAAAATATCCTTATCTGATCTACTGAGAACCCTGCCTTTTAATTCCAAGAACCTAGGCATCCATTCCCTAGATATCTTAGACACGATCCACTGGAATCCCTTAGGAGTTACATAAACAGTGTTAGTTCCATAAAACTCATCGTCATCACGATATCTGTAACGAGCATAACCACGATCTATCATCCTTTGGGAAAGCAACCACCTCTTACCGGTCTTAGCGAAGAACTTATTATCCTCAAGCAATATACGAAGATTCTTCTCCGCTATATCATAACCATGAGCCTCCAACTTCTCCCGAACCTCTCTGATCAACATATCTGTCTCTTGGGCTATTTCGGCTGTCTTAGCGAACTCAACCATAGGAGCCTGTTCTTTGATAATATTATCAGATATCCTTTTGGCTTCCTCTGCAGCTTTCTTCGCCTCAGCTAATGCCTTTTTCTCCTTTTCAGATTTAAGTAACGCCTCTAATGCCTCTATATAATCAGATGGAAGATCGTTTCTGCTTATATCAGAGTTATTCCTATTTATTGATGTATGCCCTTTCAATAGAAGTTCCTTTATCTTGTCTGCACACCATAACTTAAAATCTATACTAAGCCATTGAGCAAAATCTATAGCTATATCTTCATGCAGCCATACTCCACCTCCAAAAGCTGGCATTCCAGTCTTCTTTATAACTAACTGATTTTCAGATTTACCAGTTTTTCTGGTAATTGCACTAACCAGCTCATTTGCAGATGTTAGCGATAAATAATCATTTGGTCTTCTATTGAAGTGTTTAGCCATCTCTGTGGCATTAATATAAGTCGTTCCATTGATCGTCTTAAAAGTCACCTCATTTCCATCATAACTAAAAATCTCAGATAATTCACTCATAATATAAAAACAACGAGAGCCACCAGCGTCCGTTACTCCACTGATGACTCTCATCTATCGCCTACGTCTAGGCGAGTTAATATCTTCTTCTGGTCTAGCAACGGATAGACACCGCAAATATAAGACCTTATTTTGAAACTACAAACAAACAGGAGATATTTTTACAAAAAATGTAATCAGTTATATTTATCTATCATATAGACGAAATATAACTGTATCTATCCTCCATCATCATCACCACCTTCTTGATATCAGATAAAGTTAGTTTCTTTATCTCCATATTCCTACTATCCATCCTGACAAAAGAGTTCTTGAACTCCTGCTCGGTTATAGCATCCAACCTAAATAGATTGTATTTTATAAGCAACTGGCTTACGTCAAATATCAGGATATTAAGATCAATATCATCCTTCAACTCATCAAGAAGATCACGCATCATGGCTTTGATAGCATCAGTATCAAGTTCCAGCTTCTCGGCTTCCTTCATCAACTTCTTGATAATACCATTGTGCTCGATTATGATGTTAGCATTATCATCATCGGTAGGTAAAAGGATATCCATCGTACATTTTATACCAACCTTATCACTAAGCCTTTTGTTGAACTCAGTCATATAATCAAAAGCCTGATCCCTGCTTAATGAGTATGTATGATCAAGCAACTGCTTTTGTCTGACCTTGACAAAATAGTTACTGGTGTATAACATCATCAAGACCTTCACTCGCTGGATGCGTAGGTCTTGCATGATCTTCCGATGTAAAAAAGAATCTAGTTGCATAATATAAAGAGTCCCCACCGGGGCCATCACACACCCGACAGGGACCAACTTTTAAATATCTTACTCGTCAGGTGATGGACTGACGCCGCAAAGATAAGTCAAGATATTTTGTTTAGCAAGGATTTTCCGCCTCATTTTCTCCGGATACTACGTTACCGTCGGAAACCAAAGACTTGTCCTCGGCCGCCTTCGTAGGCGAGGCGAACTCCGATGGCAGATCCGGCAGGTTAGGGAACGAGACTTCCGTCTCCTCCTTGGATACCTTGTTCTCCTTGATACTCATCCTAAACTTAGGAGCTATGAAAGGATCGTTGTTAAGATCGATGTTGATCGTAACGTCATTCATCAAAATATCCTCCTTAGTTCTGGAATCACCTATCCATCCTCTTACGTCAGCGGTCATAGGCATCCTGCTAGCCGCTTCCTTGACAGCTTTAAGCCGGTTCTTGATAACATCCACGTCTCCCGCCAGCGGAATCATATATGTCTTATTATCCAACCCAGATCTGGCTATAGCGTTATTAAGATCCATTATATCATCAATACTTACGCCTCCGCCTAGACCCTCCGTAATCCTATCAGCCATCGATCCGATCATGGATGAGAATGACGATATATCCTGATTTTTCAATCTTACGGGGTACAGGTAATTTCTTCCATTTCCTGTCTTTATAGCTACGACCGGGATACGTGAATCTTTATAGTCACCATACTTGTCCCTGACGATAGCCGTACAGAACGGGAATATATTATACTTAATATCATCCCTCATCGTAACCTCCCCATTCTCTATATATCCTACGCTCTCGACCTTACCAACCGTCTCGTTGGTAAAGTCATTCTCGGATACCATCAACGTACCATTATCATCACTTACGCTAAAATTAGGTCTTCCCGGCAAAACACTGGTAACTGTACCTACAAACGGTATATCAATCTCGCCAGCGACAGATCCTACATTATCCCTATACAACTCAAAGGCCATACTCCTTAAATCAGCGTTACTCCCTTTTGAGTCTGGATCATTGGCTTTTAGCACCGAGACAAAATTACCATCACCATCCACGATCTTAATAACCATATTATCAACCAATTCTCGGTAAGCCGACTTAGTCTCATCAGAATTAGGGTCAACGGCGTTAAGGCTATTGTATTTATCATACAATTCCTTGGTATATGGATCTAACATATCCATCTTAAACCTTACCATATCACCCTTGCGGAGGCTAGCCGTTGCTTCCTGATTCACCGACTCGTTGTTAGATCCAAACGTATCACCCGTATAATAAGGGACAATAGATCCATCCTGCCCCTTGCGATACACCATGAACCAGTTGGAGGTCGACAAGGCGGTTTGCCGCCCCAATATGACACCGGTAGCGTTCTCGAAAGCCTGAGCGTCATCCTCGCTAATCATCCATCTTGAGTGGTTATCTGACTCTATAACAGTAAATATGTCGGTTCCGTTGGTGAAATCCATCACCCTTCCATTATCAGTATCAGTGGCATCAGATCTTTTAAGCCCAAGACTGTCCATAAACCTGTCAAGTCTCATTCCGCCAACTTCATAATACATAACCCCACCGATCTCTCTCTTCTGGGCCATCAACACCACCGGATTCTGGGCGGCGTTAACTTCCGTCCTGCCGGTGGATGTCCCGGGTTCGCTCTCTGTGAGGACATCACCCATAGGTATAGACTTATTGTAATCCTTGACAACCATACTTCCATTATTATATAGCCTCATCCATTCCACGAATTGAAGAAAAGGACCATCGGAATAATTATTGATAATATCAATAGTCTCATTAAGCTTATCCTGATCAACCTCATTGCCATTGTCAGCCTCATTCATAAGATCGTTATAGGTCTTTATAGCCTCCTTAACCTGATCCTGATCAAGACCATTAATATTCATATCTATGATATCATCAATATTATCCTTAATATTATCTGATACATTATCATTGATCTTTAATCTATCTATCATTGACTTAGCCCTATTTATCCTAGCTATAGGATTATCGCCAAATCCTTTTACAAGATTATTAATACGATCCTTATTGTTATCATATATCTGCTTTTCCCTAGGAGATAAAATATCCTCATTACCGTTCCAGATCTTTATGGCTATATCATTGGCTCTATCATCTGAAGGATTTATAATATCCTCATCATCAGGAACCCTCTCAACTATATTACTTTCATCAGCCTTAATCTCATTCTCCATAGATCTGGCTATCATATGATTATATGTCTTGAACATAAATGCCTCATCCTCCCCTATAAGACCATCTTGGTAAGCCTTATCTATAGCTTGGTCATTAGCGTAAAGAGCATTGGCATCAGGGTCATCAGTATTCCTGAAATCATACTTGCTGTCATCCTCCTCATAAGTCTTCCCCCATGCGTTCGATAATATCTTCATGAACCCGCGCTCCTGCGCCCGGATGAATCTCCTGTCACGCATACGACGAAGTGACTCGTTTATATTCTTATAAGCCACAAGATTATGACGATACTCACTAAGCAATGCCATAGCCTCCTTATAATTATCAACCCCACGGATAGATACGACGTTCTCAAAATCAGCTATAGTATCATAAGCCGCCATAAGATCAGCGGCACTGATCCTTGAATCATTTCTATTTAAGAACAACTTAGATATATCAGCCTCTGAGTTAATTAACGTAGTTAATTTCCTCTCCAATGCGATCCTATCCTCTGTTAATTTAAGAAGCCTATCATTCTCCTTGACCAACTTAGCCTTATCAGATTCAAGAGCGTCCTTCGACGCGACACTTTGTTGAAGCCTCAAGATATTCTTCTCCATCCTCTGTATATCATCCGTAAGCTTCCTAAGTTCTTCAAGATCCCTGCTCGAATCAGGATTAAGACGAGAATATATATCAAGAGCGGGACCTATATCCGTATTGTATATCCTTCTTAACTGATTGGCAATATCGTTCAAATTATCCTTCGCCTCAAGGCCATTATAAGCCATATTGGAGATATAGGCGTTAAACGACCTATTGGATATACCATCGGTAAGGGAGTCGGCGAATCTGTTGGCCATAATGAAATTATCCACCTTCTTATTAAACTCGTTGACAAGATCGGCTTTATACTCATTGACCTGCTCATCCGTCATATTCATATCGGACGCTATATCGCTATTAGGTATAGATTCGACTACCGTCCTGAAATTCTCCTTCGTATCATCCAGCATCCCCATCTCCGAATCATAACGAAGACGATTGAATACGGCGTCACTAAAATCCTTGTTTATAATCCTACCATCACTCTCGTACGATGTATCTACGCCGGATAATTGAGCGTTAAGGGCCATACTGCCACGAATAGCACGGACAGCAGCCTCGGTCAAGGCGCCGGCATTGGCGTTGTAGGCATCCACCATCCCCTTGTTCCGGGACATGTCTTGGCTCCATTCCTTTATACCCCCAATGGTCTTTCCACCCATAACCGATCCGATAATCATACCGATGCCGATCTCCTTCCAGCCTTGGCTAGATCCGTATGTCTCCTTGAATCCGTTCTTTATAGCTTCCATATAACCTATATTCTGACGGATGGCCATAGGATTATATCTTGATTCCACCCAATCCTCCGCGGACTTGCTGGACACACCTTGAAGACCCTCCTCGAACAAACCCTCAGATACCGGTCGCTTGATGATATTAAACGTATTACCAGCTATTTTCTGCCATTTCTTTGGTGTTATAGCCCTTAGTGCACCGTTGTCCATTCTCTCGGCTCCTACGCCAAATATATTGCGTTTTATAAACTTGTCTACACCAAGCTCTATACCAAACATATCACCAAACATAGCTATGTTGGATAATGATAATATGCCGACATTTGCGGCGAATACGGCGTTAGCGGCATTGGCATTGTCAGCCCTGAACCTCATAAGCTCCTCATACGGGACTTCCCTCCCATAAGCGTTACGATAAGATTGCCTGAAGTTCTCCTCGGCCTCCATCAACATACTTCTGGCTTCCACTGAAGCTTCCCATGAGGTAGACGTACCAAGAAATAGGGCGGTATCCAGCCCCTTGCCTACCCTCTGCCCTATACGGGCGGCCCTAAGGTAAGCGCCGAATGCTTTCTTGGTGTCCGAAGCGGCCTTGCCTATCCTAGCTAAAGCCACCCCAGCCCTAGCTCCGGTACGAGCAAGGTTCATCAGGCCGGCCCCGGAATATACGGCGGATGATAACATGGCACCAGCGGTAAAAGCCAGACCCGAAAGGAAATCGTTAGTCCAGAAATTAGCAGTTCCAAGACTACGAAGAAATCCCATATCTCTCTCTTCTTTATCATAATAATGAGCGAGCCTATAATCTCCTCGCTTATCCATATCATCTAACCAACGAGTAAAATCGTTATTGAAAACGGATTCAAATTTACCTTTAGTGACTCCCTCGTAAATACCATAAAAAGGCTGAATAATACCTCCTATACCATACAAAGCCGTCTTATAAACAAATTTACCCAATCCCCTAAATATCTTCTCTCCTGTACCTTGATTTCTAGCTAATCTGGAATCATTATCAACGCCAGCCTGAAATGACTCGTATTTAGGTATCCAAGTCCCATCACTTAATCTAAATCTTGATTCATCAAGACCTATACGAGGACCGGACACATCAAACCTACCAGATGGGATACCATTACTAATAATACTATCCTCAGGAGTTTTAGCCCTTAAATCATCATAATAAGACGATTTAACACGTCTTTTTATTCTTTCTGATAAAGCTGGTATAGCCTTTTTAGAATCATCGACCAAAGAATTTGGATCAAGGTTAGGTAAAGGTGGATTGTTTATATCGTCACCTAATGAACTCGGATATACACCAACTGCCCTTATCTCCATTGGATCCATAACCGGATACCCATACTTTTGAGCTATATCCCTACCATCGGGTAAATTATTATTGCTCGTTTCCATTCCTCTTTTTATTTATAATATCCATTACCGGTAACATAATATTATACAGATCCTCATTAATATCCTTCCTTCCAAAAGAACTATTCACAGAATTAGCCTCTTTAGTCATAGCCTCTTTAAGAGCCTCCACCAAATAAGCCTGAGGAGCTATATTCATAACCTTAGCTATATTATCAGCGTAATCAACACCTTCTTTATCTATAGTATATAAAGGGTTGTTAGAAGGATCACCTCCATAACCTTTCTTATATATCTTAATCTCCACACCATGCCGTCCATACCCTCGATCATATCCCTCAGCCTTGACCTCATAATTGCTAGATCCATCTATAACCGCAGATATTATCATAGACATATCATTATGATAATCATCCGGGAACAAAGGCAAAACAAATGAGCGTATATCATCTTTAGCGTTATCAGCCGTAGCATAAGAACCAAGACCTAAATCGGCTACCGATCTCCCATAAGCCTTATCGGAGGCAGAAGAAAACCCTGCCCCAGACACCCTCGACTTGTATGAGACTGACGGGATATTTCTTGACTTAGTATAGGTGGTAAATCCTATCCCTGCCAAATCCTGTTCTGATACTTGAACCCGTTGAGCCTTATCCTCTCCTGCATCAGCTATTATCCACCAATTATTATCATCATCCTGTTCAACGGACAATGTATGAGATCCTTCTTTTTTATCTAATTTCAATCCGGATTTATTAGCTAAACTATATATACTATTATATAATCTAAATTCCTCCGAATTGGATTTTGCCCTCTCATTAAAAGTCCATCCCTTTCTTCCGAACTCATCATACCTAGATTCTATATACCTATTATAAGCATCATCCATATCATCAAGAACCCTGTTGATAGGACCTGAATTAGACCATTTATGAGCAAATGGAGAACCCATTTCTCTATTTATATTTCTTAACGTGATATAAGCCAGATTAGCCTTATCTTTATCTCCATCAAACCTAACTAACAGTCTATCCCATGTCTTATTATCAGTAATATTATCCTTCAATGCATCGTCTAATTCATCCACGGTAAAATCTGTACCCAAAGATTCATTTATCTCATCTAATATCAATTCAGCCTTACCCACGTCTATAACACTCCTTCCTTCTATCAATCTGCCTTGACCAGAAGGATCGTAAGACGGTCCTATAACATCTGAGACAGTATCGACCAATCTTGACATCAAAGAAGAGACTTTAGCGGCAGTAAAAGGATTGACGGATTTACCACCCATACGAACAGATGATAATCTAGACATATCACCTACATTGACATTCTCTCCATTATCTAGATAAATATCCATGCCAGGGTTATTTGATATTTCCTCCATAATGGCGTTATCAAGATTCTGAGACACTTTTTTCTTGGCATCCATAGCTCCGTCATAAATGGAATAATATGAATTTCTTTGGTCATACGCCTCTGCAAGATCCTCATAAGCCTTCTTCGCCTTATCAGTCTTCAAACCATCATACTTAGCTCCATTATTATTCATAATGAATTTCATGACGGCATCTTGATGTGACATACCCTTAAAATCATCGGGGTTATTATCTATATAAGCATTTATATTAGACATCACATTGTCACCTATAGCATTTGCCAAAACATCAAATTTAACTTTTATACTCTCCCTGTTAGAAGCGATATTATCCATCAACCTTGTTGATGGTTTTACCTTTTCTTGCGCAATAGGAACAGTATACGATGTTCCTGGAACACCAGTAGATACTGACCCTTTCATTCCACTTCCTCCTCCACCTATAGCCCTAGCCCATGCAGCATCAGCCTTTGATTGTTCTATCTTAAGCCTTTCCTTATCCATTTTTTGATCCCACACGAACTTGGCGTTGCGAGCTAATCTCTCATCTTCTTTATAGTAATAATCATCAGCCTTGCGGATGACAGATGAATTATTATAAGACCATCTCATAGCTGCCCCCCTAAGAAACTCCTGTTGAACCATAAAGGCACCCGCTCTTTCTGCATCATAATTAGGTCCTATAAACGAATTAGCCTCATCTATGAAAGTCTGTTTCTGATTACGTAAATCAGCCAAACTAGTCTCAAGCATTAATTTACGATTAGCATCATTACCAACACCCCCTAATTCCGCCTTTATAGCTTTTTCCTTAGCATCAAAATCATTCACATATTGTTGAATAAAAGCAGAGGTAGATTGTTGATTGAACATATGAGGATTGGTGAGAGCCATGTATTGACCTTCCAATTGTATTTGAGCCTTAGCGTTTTGGGACATACTGGATGCTATAATATTCCTTATCTCAGAATACCCCATCTCATCAATTGTCTTTTCAATAATCTCTCCCGTTCTCTCGCCCTTATCATTGAGAACCGGGATCTGTATTTTCTGGCCCTTATGCTTGGTCAAAAAATCCTTCACCTTACCATCTATCTCAGCATTATAATCCGTATATGGAGTGTAATGAAGAGGTTCTAATCTAGTTCCTACCTGACCATCATTCAACCATTTATAATAAGGCATAAGAGCCATTGATTCATTTATGGGTCTATACATCTTAGGATTATTCAGCTTCATATCCTCTAATTTAGTAGATAGTTCCCTAAACTCACGCGTTCCAGCGATGGCGTTCAATACACGGGTATCTAAAGCCTCTCCAAGACGGGCTTGTATACTTCTAGCTATACCATCAGAAGCTAGATTGGATTTACGATACACGTTATTCACATCCTGTATCAATCCATTTAATCTATTCTGAAGATATTCCCTATCCTGAGGTTTAGCTATATCAGAATTAATAATATAATCAGCGTACTCATTAATAGCTTGCCGATTCGTATCTATCTTCTGTTGCATGTATCCCATACCCTGCATCATGACATTCATGTTGTAGGGTGATACGTACTTACCGTAATTCCTTAATATACTGTATTGTGAAGCCATCCTTTATCCTTTCTTGCTTTTAGTTACTTCCTGAGCGGGATATAATCTCCTATAACTCAATATATCTCCTTGAGGATCAGCGATCAACTGCCCATTAGGACCGATCTTGACATCCCCGAATATAGACCTTAATGTATTCATGGTCGTAGCCGTATTCCACTTCTGCTGGATCTCATCATTTACGCTATCGAAATACCTAGCCCAGTTCTCGTCATTAATAGCCAACCCCTGCAATATCCGTTGTTGATAAGCTTGGCGTTGGGCTATATTCTTATCATACGTGTCAGCCCAAGTGCGAGCGTTTATATTATCAGCCCAAGTTCTTTGAGCCACGTTCCCTTGTTCTACCTCATTTATATACTTACCTATATTGGAACTCATGATAGCCTGTAGGTTGGATGATAAAGCCCCTCTCTGGGAATCCGGGACATTACCCATCTGATCCAATTGTGATTGGAAAGCACGATTAGCCTCAACCATATACTGATCAGCAGATCTCAATACCGGATCCACGGTAGGAGCGTAATGCCTTTCCAGACCTTCCGTTGTCACGGCTCCCGGAGTCATCCTGAACACCTCAGGGAAGTCAAGGCCGCCACCCACTATATTCCTGTTTCCGTTACCATTATTAGTCTTACCGGTGTTAGTACCGGTATTGGTATTGGTATTAGGGAGTGTATTGGGATCAATCAGCTCAGGCATATCCAACTTAACATCAGGATCCTCCACATCACCTATATCCATAGGACCGGGAACTACCTTATGAGGATCAAGTATAAAATCAAGACCTTCCATTCCTTTCATGGATCTCAATGCCTGCATCTTAAGCATATCCTCGCCAAGTATCTTATTAACGACATCCTTGTTCTTGTCAGAAAATAGTTGACTAAAATGGGTGATACCAGCATCGTTAAGAGCCTTATGCTGTTCCTCTGTAACAACGTCTAGACCGATCATAGGGCGAGATGTGGTAAACAAACCTAATTTATTGTCTCTCATCCTATCATGATATGCGGCTTTCTTGTCTTCCGGGTAATTACCTTGACTATCCTCACCGCCAAAGGAAACGAGCGTCGTGTAATCCCGAAGCGCCTCGGCGTTGGCGATGATCGGGTTCTCAGCCGTAGCCAAGCCCATCCAGCTACTTGTCTGACCGTAGATAGCGTCTTGCAACGCCCTAGCCCTAGTGCCCTCTGAAGCTCCCATATAAGCATCGTAAGCGACCGGATTGAATGTCTTATAATAATTCAACCTCTCATCCGTATTAATACCTCCATAAGAGCCATCAGTTCCTTGGCGCTGATAACCGAAATAGTTAGGATCATTGTTGAACCTATTCTCGATCGGGCGGAAAGTTAATTTACGACCGAACAAAGACGTGCCTCCTATCTCCATCTTCTGGCGAATACCAGCCACTTTCTTAAGCAGCTCTTTCTTAGCCTCAGCTATATCCTCCTCCGTAAGACCGTATTCTTTCATGGATCTGGATATGATGTTATCTATCTCACCTCCCTTGGCGAAATACGTATCCTCATCCTTCTTCATCTTCCGGTCTTCCTGCTCCTTGTATATGACATTAGCGAAGTCCGTAAACCTTCCCTCTAAGCCATTAACGGTATCGTTACTATCATTTATAGCCTTAGATAATACGGAGGCGTTTAAACGCCTTGTATTCTCGTCATCTATCTTATCGTTTTTCTTCAGCTTCTCCAGCGCCTTTTTCTGATCATCGTAAGCCGATTTAAGACCGATCTTAGCCTTATACCTGTCCATTAACGTAGCATACGTATCCTTAGGCGTGGCTTTGATCCCATACGTATCTCTGATGTATTTAGCGAAATCCGGCTCTATGGTTGTGTCGTCGGTAATAACCTTCGTTCCCTGCTCCAAGGAAACGGGGGTTCCACCATCGGCGTGCTTCTGCCCCATAGCCTCCATCGGCGCCTCTCCGGGCTGCGTCACGTACTCACCCTTTTCGACCTCTACGTTGGCTTGATCTTCCATCGACTTAGGTAACGGATACAGGTACTCACCGGTAAGGCTTCCGCTATCGAACCTATTATTAGGTCCCAGATAAACGCCCCCGCCATCCTTGTACTGCATTTGGGATTGCCTTCTTTGCCTAGCCTCACGTTCCTGAGCTAACCTAATATTGGTACGAGTACCTTTCTCTGACGCTATCCCAGAAACCACGTTACGAGCCAACCCCATGATACCACTAATTCCTGAGGCTATGGTGGTTATCGTATTAGCTGTTTTAGCCCCGGTGGATAAATCTCCATATCCCTCGCTTCTCATACGCCCTATACCACGACCCATCTGAGTGAATCTAGACCCTATATCATCAGCGCCATAGTAAGGGATGGTAGTAAAATCAAAAACATCCGTCTCGCCTGAACCGGTCTTAGACTTATCAACATCGTTAACAGTTATGTTATTAAGCGTAATACCATTGTCCTGATAATTCTCAGCTATACGCTGTAAACTACCCTTGAAGCTAGCCGGAAACACATTATCCTGATCAAAAGCATTAGCATATTTAGTCCTCAACTGATCTGGAGTATCCAAAGAATATATCCCTAGCGGATTGACCGGCGCGGGTAATCCTTGGTTGGTATTCACCAAAGGTTCTATACCTAACCCTTGTATACCGTCCATATTACCAAGCATATACGACCCGACTTCCCCGGCCTCTTGATATTTAGGTATCTTCCTCTTGATTACGTATTTGCTCATGTCTAATTAATTTCGTTCTGACACAAAGATAATTTAAAAAAACAGAGACTCATCATTTCACAACGATGAGTCTCTCAGCAAATGCTATTATTATGTACAGAATTAAATTCTTTTTATGAATAATGATCCTATAGCCTTAACCAAATCATAGAAACCGGCAGAACTGAGACCTACAGCCACTCCATATAATAGAGCCTCCCACCATTCACTCCCTATAAGCAATGGAGACACCTTTAGAAACCACGCTAATATACAAACCAGCATACCTATGACTACGGCGGATAGGACTTTAGCCCACTTATGGGTGTCAATATACGGCACAACCTTGGCTAACTGCGTAGCTGACATCGTGACGAAAGTCATGATGCCGGTGAAGGTAGTTAAATCAATAGTGATAGCCCCTTCTGATGGGATTACCTCTTGCGCCATCAAAGCGAACGGCGTTAATAACATAGCAAATAAAAATAACAATCTTTTCATATCTAAAACGTTTAATTACTTCGCAAATATAACACTAAACTGATTAGATATATAAATATTTATTGGAATATAGATATACGACAATATCCAGAGCCTATATGTCCCTTTCCTAAATCATATAATCCACCCAAAGGATTAGGCATTTTTTCTAATTCCCCTTTCATATCTGTCCATACGAACCCGTTCCCATCTATCATCTTAGTGTTAGTAAATACATATTTATCATATTTCACGCATCCCGGATGACCGGATATATACGAGGACCCTCCACCACCAGCTTGAATAGCGTTCGACGATATCCCGCCGCTTGGTCCTCCATAAAAGCCTCCTCCTCCACCAGAGGAATACGAACCGCCATCAAAACCACATCCTCCTCCCACTCCTAATAGACCCCCATTTCCGTTAGTTAAATTATTGCCGGAGTTAGATCCTCCCGCCACTTGGGATGCAGGAGTTCCCTTGGCATAGCCCCCCAGATACGCCTTCAACCCTCCCGCTGATCCTCCATGCCCAATAAGATAATACTCACATCCTCCACCGCCTCCCCCGGCTACCATAATACGGGTCTTTAAAGAATCTACGTTTAGAGGATCGCTATTGTTGGACAACCTCAAATCTGTAGCTCCGCCCCCGGCTCCCTCATAGATATACCTTCCAGAACTCTCATTAGTCATTGAATGCCCTGAACCTCCTCCATTATAATTATATTTTACAACATTACTCGTCTGCTTAAGTCCACCATTTCCACAATACACATAAATGATATCACCACCAACTAACTTGATAAATCCAGCCACATATCCACCATACCCAGGGTCATTAGATCTGGTAAACCTATCTTCGCTATCATTGTAACCATAATTACCTTGACCACCCCAGCACTCAACATAATAATACGCCGACTTTGGAGCTACAAATGTATGGTAATTATTACTATTATAAGTGTATGTATACAATACATCCAAGCTTTTGGGGCCTGTCATTACACGTCTTCTCATAACATACCTCCCCTTAGATATTTTACTAACAATGCTATAACCATCCTCCTATCATCAGCCATAGCATCTACCCATCTATTCCCCCATCCTAAACTACTAGGGGGGGGGGGGTAAAACAAGTCCCCTTAAATAACACATCAAATAAAAACAACAACTTATTCATAACAAATTATTTATCATTAAAATACTAACTATTATTTCTACTCACACCTTTTATGTTAAGGCTTAACCCCGGTATCATATTAAGAACCAACTGCCTTTTTGCCTGTTCCCTACGCATACGCTCGGCCTCCGCTATCTGCGCCTCCGATTGAGGATCATTCTTAATGTTATTGGTGATGTCCTCTATAGCTTTCTTGTTAGCGCCGGATTGAGCTAGCATCTTATATAACAGGTCTTGACCTTCCTTCTCCCACCAGCTATCCATGGAAGAGCGGGAAGCCAAAGAAGGATCGGCAGGGGCTACCGTCTCAGGTACGGGCTGCTGACCTCCGTCCCCCGTGCCCGAATCCCGCTGTCCGAACTCGTATCTCATTGGCTCGTTCTCCGGAACACCATACCTATTAGCGAACATATCAGCGAACTCAAATCTCTTCTCATTTCTCAAGGTCGATCCAAGAGGCCTACCGTATCCTTGATTCCATGCCACGGTAGCGTCCTTGTAGTTGACGGCGTTATCGAAATCGGATTTAGAATACATATAGTAATTATATACATTACCTTGAGCGTCCTTGTCAAAAAACTTTCCTTGATTGATGTAATTCCAACCTAACCCCGGGACCTTGCCTTGATACTCATCCACGAGATAATCCAACTGCTGTGTCAATGTCGGTTTCTTCCCATACCTGCGCTGTAGCTCCTTCTTCCTCGGTCCAAGCCATTGTTGGATGCCAAAATCACCGGCGGCTCCTAGGGCTTCGGTGTCCCCTCCGGACTCGGCGGCGATGTTCGATAGGATGCCGATAGCTTGAGTTTGTGGTATCCCCTTCTTATCGGTCAGATAATCCCATATCTCATCATACACAGCCATCTTATTATCCTCTGATCTATCAGGATCAATTACATATTTACCATCTCCATAAGCCCTACCTATGCTTACAGACCCGCCCTTATCTTTCTTCTCCTTATCATCATCCATCAACATTTTACCAACTATAGCCGCCGGCAAAATAGCAGGAACGTTTTTAATGGCTTTTTTTATTTTATTCGATGATTCTTTCAATACCTCTCCAGTAGCTCCAAGCATGTTATTAGAATAATCACCAGCATAATTGCTACCTATACCACTCACAAGGTTATACACATCAATCTCATCCATGCTATCGATATACTTATCAAGGTCATCAACAGATGGAGTCCTTCCATATGTATTATAAAATTTATTCCACAAGCGAAATCTAGCTTGAGTATTAAAAGCTATTTTCTCTGATATCTCATCACTTGATGAGTTTGGTTTAGCCCTATAAGCGTCTTTTAATAATGACTTATCATTTTCGGATAAATAAATCTTATTATAATTATTACTTGAATCATATTTATGTCTAAACTCATGAGATAGGTTAGATAAACTCTCATCACTCCTAGTAACAACCTTATTGTATTTACTAGTATAAAACCCTTTAGCATTACTATTATCCAAAGCGGAGGATACCTCATATCTAAAATCATCAAAATCAGAATCCGCTGATACCCTTAGATTGTAAGCTTCTTCCAACCGTTTCCCATTATCATCAAGCATAGAATCTATCTTATCCTTAATATGCTTGTTAGACACATCATTTATATTTTGGAGATCAACACCATTATCAATCATCAAATCCACAGCCGCCTTATAAGAATCAGGAAGATCATTATAATTCCTTGAAATTCTCTCATGGACATCCTTGTTAAAAAAATCCCTAACCAAAGGTTCATCATGAACATATTTATCTACAAGATCATTATCTACAAGAAAATCATACAATTTACGTTTATCTTCTGGCAGAGGAATCTTCTTTACTTTATTAGCGAAAGAAAAAAATTCACCTAATACCGGGAATAGCCCTAAAGCTGATAATGTCATTCCTAAACCATCCCCAGCCTTCGATGACTCCACAAAATCTCTCACATCCATAACATCCCCAATAATAGGGATACCTCCAGCTATAATCTCGGTAATGTCAACTCCATCGTTTATCTTCTTGCCATATTCAGTATTAAGATTTATGCCACTAGATCCAACGGAGGTGTTATCCCTTGAAGCCACATATCCACCCCCTTGTTTCTTATCCATCTTCTCTCCCCATAGCCCATATTTCCCCCTAGGCCATATACCGTCTATGGCATCCACATAACCAACGGGGTGCTCCCCGTCCAGACGCCGATCCCGTCGCTCGTCCGCTGGGTACAGGGCGTTGGCCAACGGCTGCGTGATATGACCCAACCCCTTATCCTTGGAACTCGACATAGCATCCACCACAGTCCGATATACAGGTCTTAATTTCTCAGGTAAATATAGCCCCGCCTCATCAACCAGCTCACCTATCTTCTTATTTATACCCCTGATACTAAAATTATAATTACCCATGCCGTTATTCAACAGGGACAACGTACTTCTTATCCCATTCATGCCCTTGACGGCGGCTCCTCCGCTAAGGATATCAAACTCCGGGGACACGTTTCTCAAAGGACTATCATCCATACCCCTGAAATACATAGGACGCTCGCCTCTTACGACACGATCAAGATCCTCCTTATATAAATCCTTTATCCACGATGGGATTTCCTCCGGTTTATTCTTCTTAGACATATACTACATTTTTCACAAAGATAACTATAATCTCATAAGCCTAAAAACACGAAACGGGCACATAATAAATCATGTACCCGTTTATACGCTAATGCATGTGATAAGCAGCCAAGGCTCCTTTAGCTTTCTCCTTAGACTTGTACTTAGCCGGCCATAATTTACCGGTCTTGTTACTGACCACTCGCCAATCACTCCCTACTTTCTTGATACATCCTGATTTCGGGCATTTGCCCTTCTTTTTACTGCTAGTTTTCCCTGCTGCCATAACATCAAATATTTAAAGGTATATAATCACCTCAATAAACTTTCTCATCGTTGCTAAACCAACGTACTATCATCTTGAACCGGCTCTCAATGTCATTCACGAACCTAGCCAAGAACCAATCGCCACGAAGACGATCCCGCCACCTCCGATGATAATCGACAGCCCTGGGGTCGATCTCCCGGCCAATGTCATTCACATCCTTAACCCATATCGGAAGATTGTTCGTATCGTCTTTGACCTCGTTAAAATAGTCATTTATATTTATCTTCTGATCAACCTCCGTCACCAGTATCTCACGGCTATCATCATTGGTTATAGGATACCTTAACCGCTGGCTCATATCGTTCTTGTCGGCGATGGTCATCCTAAGCTCTCCACTGTTGTTGGTATCGTTATAGAACCATGCCTTATTAAATCCAGTTGTTCTTCTAACCTGATAATTAACCTCATCCTGATACCTTCTGGCATCCATCCGATATTGGTAGTTCGTGAGGATCTTATTCACATACTGCTCACGTACCGGGACCTCTATAACGAACGGATATAGCTTACCGTAAAATACTTGATACGATTGGTTGGTCAATCCATGAGACCATAACCCTATCTCCTGACTTTCACTTGAGTAGTTCTTTCCAGACTGGAAATAATGCTGGTGCTCGATATAATAATCAGGGGTGTAGGATAAATATGATTTCCACTCACCCTTCAGGCAGTTATATCCAACGGTGAACGAGACGTCCGTGAAATGGCTGGCGTCCTGTAGCTCCACCGCCTGCCCGTTCCTGTAGAACCGACCGCCACGGAATTGGTACTCGCTTGGATTCCCTACCGGTATATAATCTTTCTTGGTTATCAATACCCTCTTGAACCTATTATCCCAGCCCATAGACAGCCCTATACCAAAGAACTTGTTATCGATATCATAATAAGACAACTCAGCGTCCGTATCAGCGTTATATATCCGGCTACGGATGATCTTCATCTGAAGATGTTCCTTAAACCAGTTCCTAAGCCCCGGTGTGACCTCCGTAAGATTCCTACCATTAGAATCTACCTTGAATACCTGACCACGCCTTAAATCGACCCAGAAATGCCCGAACTCGCAACTGATCATATCCCGACTCTGGGTCCCGGAATATCCTAATGTCGTGTTGTTATATTCAATGCCACGAGATGCGAAAAGCCCACCTGTCCCTAGTTCGCTATTCTCCGGGGATATTCTTTCCGCCAGCACGTCTATAGCGTTATATAGTCCTACCTGATTCTCGAAGCGAGCCAGTATCTGATCCGACTCTATTCCCTTCATGCTTATAAGCTTTCCGAACGAGGTCTTGAACTCATGGTAATCCATAGGCTTGTATGACAGCCAAGGATCGGTCATGCCGTTCTCCGACACGTCGGCGGTGCTCCATATGACGCCGTTGGGTCTTTGGTAGGCGCAGTCCCAGAAATTGCTATCATATGTCTCCGGCAACGACCTACCTCCTAACGTAAATCGATTCTTATACACAGGACTCATCTTAAACACATTATCCCTTGATATAGGGACATTACGCTCTTGAGTCCATGATATATAATCCCCTACCTCCGGATAAAACCCCTCGTAAGGCTCAGGCCCGGCTATACGGAAATTGCAATTGATCTCAGACTCCACGAGGAACTGAGGTATACCATAGAAGTATAGGAAGAAACGACCGCTAAGATACATATCTCCGGTCTTGCAAACCATCTCATAAGCGCTCTTCCGGCTAGGGAAAGAGTATAGCGATCCGGTATCCGTATCGGTCTTGTTAAGATAATCCTCCCCGGTATCGTAATTAACGAAATAACGGGGATACCCGATGTTTCGATAATCGTAATAAGGGAATGGTATCATGTCCCCCTGACCGAACTGAGTCAAATAAAACATAGGCATCTTCCTCTTAAGCGAGAATCTTGATATAAATACATCACCTCCAAAAACAGGTTTACGCTTATTCTCATCCATCAACCCGCAACCGCCTAACGATACCCACCTGATATCCTCTATCTGCCCGTATTGAGCCGGAGAATATTTCTTTATCCTCATATAAGGGCAGGATACGAAAGATTCACGTGTCATAAAATGAGGCGTCATACCAGCCACCTCATCGTTACGAATATTACACTCATCCTGAATACGGCTGGTATCGTAACTTGAAACCAACTCCGGATATTCAAGCATATACTTATCCATACCAAATGACATGAACAACGAATGCTCACGATCGAGGTTGTTTATGATAATAGGCTTACCACCTACGGTTCCCCCTTGTGACGAGATGTCTGTAACCGGATACAACCCGCTCTTGATATATTTGGCCGTTGACAATCCACGTAGCTCCGACGCCCCTATTTTTTGGTAAAATAAATTATAATGAGCGACAGAAGTATAATAATAAGCATAGTTCCGTCTAGGTCCCCTATCTATCAATGCCGTTAACCACTGATATCTGTACTTGCCTATATCCACCACGGACTGGGCTGTGGCCTTGGCGATACCCGTAGCCAGACGGATAGCCGTCAGCGCTATGCCGACAGGGTTGGCTAAAAAGAACACGCCTCCACCGACATATTGCTGTGAAGCCGACTGATATGTATACTCAGCTATAGCGGATATTAAATTAGCCATAGCCTCCACCGTAGCCAATGATGTTGCCATACTGTAAGCCTTACTCCCTAATATCGTCCATTTAGGGTGATCCTCCACCTCCCTGAATATACCGGAGGATTTACCTAATTGATAACCATCAACAAGACACTCGGTGGGAGCGTCAGGCTTGTTAAAGGCAATATCAGGACTTAAGAATGAATACCAGATATTACCCTTCCTGTTAAACGGATGCGTTATAAATTTCTCACGATTAATATCCTTATAGATATACATATCATCAGACAAATCGTTGTAAGGGTAATTAGGATAAAGGTTAGCCGATCCGTCGGGATCATCGTACTTAAACATATCATAAGCCAGACCGGTCCCGATAACGCTCTTATCCAACGTCCTATCGCCCCTATACAACTCATATCCTATTATAGAATCTCTTCTAGCCTTATCTATAAGACCGTTCTCTACCGCTATATCCAGAAACTCATTAACGATATCGTCATCAAGCATCACCCCCATAGGATAAATATAGGAGTCAACTCCATATTGACCGGTCAGTTGAGACGGATTACCCATGAAAGGAGCGACAGAGTTATCCGGAAACTTGTAATGACGTATAGGTCTCTGACAAAACGTGGTTGACGTATTGGGGTACTCAGCGTTATCCCCATTACCGGTGAAATAAGACTTACCCCCAACGGATTTAGGAGACCCATAGTATTTCGTCAAAGAATCTATTATATCCTTCCTCTTTGATCCTCCCGATGATATCCCGATCTTGCTTGAATCATACAACTCAAAATTAGCCGGATACTTATTGGCAGACTCCCAATATCCGAAATCACCGTACTGATATGGTCTGGGAGCGCAATCAGCGGGTTTATCCCCACATGAAATACATTTCGCCTCATAAGTAACGAATCTCCTTAATTTCAATTCTTTCGTGAAGAAGAACACGTATTTCACCTCCAGTGGCCGAATGCCAAAACAGAACGGGGCGGGGAAGATGGCGGTGCCGGCCGTATAGAATCCGGCAAGCTCCTTCATGTCCTGCCTCATGGCGAAACCGGTGAAGAACACGCATACCGCAGGCTCGATGCAAACATATATCTTATGGAAAGTAGTCTTGTCATCATTCCAGAACAAGTACTTTGGCATCATAAATATCTTATGATCCACATAATTCACTATAACACCCTTCTTGGCGTCATTAGCCAAAGGATTAGGAGCCACGGTACCTTCCTTGTCCGAGAAAAACGTTATACGAACCTTATTGTATGATGATGAGTCGCCGATCGGATAATTATAGTTACCCATCATCTCTATATACATAATACCGTTATCAGGATCGGATAAACCACTTATGTATTTCTCGTAATCCAATTCCACCCATCTGGCGTATGAGGATACATGTGGATAGAACTTGAAATAAGTCAAGTTACTTCTACCGAACCAATTGGTCTTGGCGTCAATATCATTCTGCACAGACACACGACCTTCCCAGTCAGTAGTTATACCGGTATTAAACTTAGAATTATCACCATCGCCAAAAAGACACATGGCGTTCTCGATACCAAACTGACTCTCATATTGGGGGAAATAAGCCTCCATCGTATCCATTAACTGATCAAGCATCGTCTCCGTATGCTTCTTTCCTTCCCATCCGGGATATTGATACAAATATGTGCACTTACCCAATGACCTACCCCCTTGGAATGTAGGAAGTTGAACATCGTTAATAGTAGGATTCACGTGAGGATCACCTACCGAACACCCATTAGTACATATACCCTCATCATATAACTGCCGGACATTAGACATATCCTGACACAAGACCAAGGCGGAGGAGTCTATATCAGACGGGAATTTATCCTCATCCTGACCATCCAGCCATTCCTGAACCAGATCTATGATATTCTTACCTCCACTGGAGTAATTATCGAAATCACACAATACAGAGAATTTCCTTTGTGACTCGGCGTTACTTTGTATTAAGGTGGTAGGCTCGGTCTCCGTATAATCACTAGCCAGCTTATATGTAAAATCAATCCTAGAATCCACCAAAGAGTTTTTATCCAATATAGTCCTGGTCTCTATCCTCTCGATATCATCACATCCACTAGGGAAATCGGGAGCCTTTATACCGTCTTGATCCTCTGGCAATGATATAGCAGCGCATAACTCGTCAGTAATACCTACATTAGATTCTATGATATCACACAGGTTCTCTATATTATCAGCGATATAATCAATAGCATCATCTACCGTAACATCTTCCCCCATCGTATTGATAACGAATTGGGTCTCTCCTACCGTGGCATATTCCTGCTCTACATATCTGAGTTGCTTGACATCTAGCTGATTCTTGCATTCTCCTCCAAAATCATCAAATCCCCAAGACGGGTCGTTTATGATCTTTGCCGTATTCTTAAACTGCCAAAGATGACGGCGGCTGTTCCCGGCGCACTGCGGGTTGTTCTCCAGCACCGACGCAGCCGACAGGTCGTCAGAGTTACCGTCCTCATCAACGATAACCTCCATCTCCTCCCTTGTGGCCGGACGAGGGATAAGCGGGAATCTAGCCGTCCTGTATCCTGTATTGGTAAAGAATCTTATACCCAACGGATATACCTCGTCACGCATGAAAGAGGCGTATTTAGAGCAAGCCACACCGTCTTTATACAAATTCTCCGTGGCTATAGATGTCTGCCATTTAACGAAATGACCCAAGAAGTTAACGACCGGTTGAAGATTCCATTCGTTCTCCACGGTCAAGCCGTATTGAAGAAGACGATTCCCGACAGACGTCATGCCTCTGGCTGTCTTATATACCGGTATTTCCTTGGATAACTTCTCCATGGTCGTACGCTCGCTATATTGATCCGTAAGATAATAGATAGTCCTTTCCGTTATCGGATGTATACCTTCTATGAAATACTCAAGAACCGGGCTTTGCTCACCATTAAACCCAACCGTGTTCTGTATAACACCTATCTTATAATGAGATACCTGCTTATCTATATTGGACACGGTAAGGCGGACACCCATGTTGGTTGACTTACCCCATAAACCATCGCGGATAACCATATCTTGACGATCGAATAACATGATTGGGTTGGTCAATGAGCAATATCCAGTCTTCTCAATCCCGAACTCATCGCACAACGCCACGCAGAACTGATAGGTCCCGGCACGCAGGCTCCCCCCGAACTCCACGACCTCAGGCTCCACGCACGGGGCCGTCAGCAACGGGAACACCAGCAGCTTCTCGCAGGCCAGCCTACACCTCTCTATTGGCTTGTCATCCCCACATGTCTTATACCCATGGTAATGATACCAAAAGTCACCATCATCATCCGGGTTAAGGGCCTTATCGACCATAACATATCGCTGGGGATTATATCCATCGGTCCAGTATATCACCTTCCCGCATTTCTCGTCCTTGATCTCTATATCGAAGATCGGATGATGAATGGAGAAATTAAGACAAGGGTCATCAACCCAGTCCTCTATCAGGACCTCCATCAAATCACATATCTCATCAAAACGACCATCCGACTCCTCAAGCCTCTCGCCAAGGATACGATGGATGTCCTTTCCCGATCCAGCCAATTGATCCTCCACGGTCTTGATATAATCCAATGACCGCATGAACGTGATCTTAGACGTATTATCATCCGGATTAGATAGAAAGAAATAAGTGTTATCACCAGCTATGTCATTCTTATACCCAATAACCTTATAGCCATCAAATCGCTTACATAAAAGGGTACTAGGCTCGTTCTGGATCTTAAGCTGGCTTCCATCGTCACCCTCTATGGTAGCGTTCAAGGCGAAACTATATTCAGACGGGGATAGATCCTGTGGATGCTTATCCCTGTTCATCCCGGAGTCGGGAACCGCTATGTTAGAGTTATTTTGCACGACATTATCTTTTTCGCAAATATAATAAATCCACCAGATAATCACTTATGTGGCGGATTCTAATAAACAGTACGTATTATGCAAAACATTCAAATCGTACAAAAATAAAAAATCCTCCAGACTTTCACAAGTCAGGAGGAGAACTAAATACTTTTAAACGCTCGTGTAAAGTACAAAAACACAACAATTACAAATTTTTACCCATGTAGTTCGATTGCTTATCGGCATCCTCTACAGATATGTAAAAGAAACCGTTAGTCACGTATCTCTCATTGACATCCACAAAATCGGTAGATCCTTTGTCCACTCCTTTCTTCGATCCCTCATCACACACAGCTACCAAACTATTAAAGTCATTGGAATAACCTACGATCACACCGTGTATATCCCGATTTCGAGGATCGAATACGTACCTCATCTTACACCTATCGTAAGCTAACTCTAAAGAGCTTTTGCTTAACCTCTCATCTAATCCAGCACCCGCTACCAAGGCCAAAACGCTCTTTGATATGTCACTCATGGTGGTATCCTTGGTCGGAGCCTTAGGCATAGAAACGCCTTCCATGACAAAATCCAACGCCTTATCTACAAGGCCATCGAAATCATCATCTCTTATATAATCCTTAAGCACCTCCAGTATATATAACCGGACATGGAGTTCGTTATTTACATCATTTAAAGTTATCATGATCCTAGTTTTCGGCAAAGCTAGATTATTCCCACGCAATAAAAGATCAAATATGTCATAAGTGAAGGATTAAAAAAAAATAAAAAAACTCTCCTATCCTCACGAACAAGAGAGCCGATGTGTTTATATTATGAAGAAAAATCTATTCACCTATTCTTACAATACAGTCACGAGATTCCTTGTTATAGATCATCGTGCCTACCTTAGAATACAAGGTCTTTATATTTTGCCAATTATCCTCACCATGGGCGGATACGTTAGTGGGAGCGTCACCGGTATAAACCTCCTCGCCTCCGATATTGACAAAATCATATCCACGTTTCTCCATAGAACCGCCCTTATATGCCGTGAACCTGATAGTGACATTACCTTTCTCACGACCACCATACCAGTTACCGTATATACTACACCTGATCTCAAGAGGTAATTTATCATAATTATCGCCATCCAACAACGGCCCCATCTGGATCAAGGCGGCCTCATTACCTGATTCCATGTTATCACCACCGTGGATAAGATAATCACCTACCCGCTCCTGCGTGGTCTGGTACTGTTTACTCCAACCAACAAGCTTGCCGTCAACGTCCGGGAGGCCGGTGTTATCGAAACCGGTAGCCGTGTCAAAGTCAATGCCGTCCTCGTCAGCCCAGATATACCTAAGAACAAGGTAATCGAACTCCGGGATGATCACCACCGGGACGGACTCCTGCCTGCACACGAACGTCTTCTCTTCCTTGGTTCCCTCTTTTATAACCTTGTATGTTACCTGACGTATCTCGCCGGTCTCATTAATATCAGCTGTAACCTTAACCTCAGCAGGGCCAGTACCACTTGTCTTATCTAAATGTATCCAATCATTTTTCTTTGCCATATTATCTTTTTTTCTTTTTAAAAAAACGTATATTCGCGTCATAATCGCGGGGTGGAGAAGAGGTATCTCATTAGGCTCATAACCTAAAGATCGAGGGTTCGATTCCCTCCCCCGCAACTAAACCAATTTGATATACTTATCAAAAGCATTGGGCCACATCCGCTCATAAGACAACATCCTTCTCCTATTATCCTCAGCCAGTTCCCGATAATCATTTAACGTGATCATCGACATCTTAAGCTCCTTCATAGCCCTAGCGAACTTACCCGGTTCCTGTTGGGCGTATAGCTTATAAGCGTCACCAGCGCCCTGTACCAAACCGTTCACGGCAGCGTTCTCAAAGATCTTCATCTTGATATACGTCTCAACATAATCCTCAAGGTATCCTAACGCCGTTTCAGGTATATATGGGAGACCGTCATCATCCTTGGGTGTAGCACGATATATGATATAAATAAATCCATCAAACCCGGTATACATAATATTGCCGGATATAGTTATATCATAATTATCCCAATCATACTTATCCCGATACTTGTCGGCGGCACAATCACGCCTCAACCCACGACCTATCGATAACCTTACGGGATGATGGTAATGAAAACGAACCTCGTGAGACCCGATATATATCCTCTCCGTGATCGTCTTCTCAAACTCCTCCTTACAGCACTCGGTGCAGGAGTTCCAACGGAAACCGCGCTCGGTGCGCTCGACCCAGCCGATCTCATGTTGGAGGTCAGCCTTAGCCTTGTCGCCGCCCGGGATCTCACAGACAAGAGGCTCACACCTATAGGCGTCAAGCATGTCGAAAAAATCGGAAGGCAATACCGCCTGTTTATTACTGGTCTTGACAACCGCCTCGGACATGACCGCTATAACACCCCCGAACCTTTTCAAGGCGATCTCAGCCCACCTATAAACAGACGAGGTATCTATAGCCCCGCTATCATCGTATTTATGTAAATCGGCCTTGATCTCGGCCAATAGCCCTTTTATAGTCATATTTAAGTCTTTTGCACAAAGATATGTATTTGAATCCGTGATACAAAAAAAATCCAGTCTACCCTCACGGGCTAACTGGATCACAAAAAAACTTCTACAGCTTGTAAACCCATTTAACTCCAAATACCTTACTCTCCGACTCAACCTCCCGATACAAGAACTTATATCTCCTACCTGATTCCATAGCCAACCTACATTCTTTATTCAAGGCCGGAGAGATATATAGATGAAAATACTTATTCCTAGGCATAAAATCCATACACGTATGGACGTAAGAATATCCACCCGTCCCACGCCTATTAATAGTACCGGTAAGTTTATTCAGATATATCTTGCGGTTAGGATTAATCTTATGACATAGATAACCGATGTTGTTTATATAAACCCCTCCCTCATCCTCCAGATACCTATCACGTATGACTTTCCAGATCAACGACTGGCACTCAAGGATATCATTCTTATCCACGATCGTATGCTTCCTCCTTTTCCCGTTCTTAGACATAATAGATCTATAGAATCGAAGAAAGTATTGATCAAGTATTTTAAATGACTTTGTTTTCATGTCGCAAATATAATAATTTCATCCTTATTCAAGAAATATTTGATAAGTTTTGGTGTAAGTGTAACGGTGATAAGGCCGCACTTACCGCCGCAGCACAGGCTGACGCACAGAGACTAGCGCAGGAAAAAGCCAACGCTATGGAGTGCGATTGTCCCAAAACATGGAGCGCTAGTGTAACGACGTCTAGCGGAAGCGGGAAGACGATAAATTACACCATACAATATAATAATCCATGTGGATCGGAAAAGACGTCTAGGATGACTATAGGATACAAAAAAACGAATGGTCAATGGGAGTATGAGACAAGAATAGTTCCTATTCCTTCCGGATCAGGAACTTTCTCTGATTCTACAACAACCAACTACGGGATATCATCTAGAGCTTATGCTTATTATGAGGATGGTCAAGGAAGTGGATCTTGTTGACAATAAAAAAAGGAGAGGCTTATATAGTCTCTCCTTTTTGTTACGATTAGATGAATCTAAGATCTTTCCTCCTAGTATGATTCAATATCCTACTAATATGTCTGGTACTTAATCCTATTCTTTCCTTTATCTTATCATAGATATAACCTTTGGATACGTAAGCTGACATATCTCCTAGATCTTTTATGATCTTGTCATACATATCATGCACCTCATTATATCTTATGATTGAGCTATCCCTCATCCCTCTTTCACCTATACCATCAACTATGGCATCATTGAAACCGAAGAAATTAATTATTGATCTTATTATATCCATTATCACTGAATCTTTTGAGTTTTCTTGTTAATATCCATATCCGGATTCTCGTCCGTAGGAATCTGCAATTTGGTTATCGTCTCTCTTAACGTCTCTGAGACAACATATTCTAGTAGCTTGTCAGGACATATGAAATCATAATCCCATTGAGATGTACATGGCTTATCTTTTTCAGCTCCACATCCCCCTAGCTCTAACGCCGCTTTTCTGTCGAGAGTTATAAGATCAACATTTATAGCCTCTATGTTAATATCTGGTATATAGATATATCCATCATTGACATAATAATAGTATTGATCTATATTCCCGTATTTACGTTCCTTGTTGTTAGCGTATTTTCTTAACGATATGGAGGTAAATATAATATCATCCATGATGTTTGATACTTTGATGATAGCCGGACCTATACGGGTATATATCATATCGGGCAATCTTTTCTTGGATCTCATAAGTATCCTGCATAGTTTAAACTCATCAAAACAACAATCAATTTTCCGAACCCTCTCCATCTCCATGCAATTGATATGAGTATACAGTGATTCCTCGCCGAACAAGGTTCCATCAGCATACTTCTGGGCTATATATGATCTTGCCTTTTGTCTTCCTATGGATAATATCCATCTCCTACTGACATGAGCGTCCTTATTGATGGAGTTCATATCATTTATGATTCTAGATACAAATTCTGAATTTTTCATATGCTAAATACTGAGGAGGGGATATACCCCTCCGGTTATTACTTCTTTTTCTTAACCTTGCCTCCACATTTCAGTTGAGGTTTCTTTTTCTCGGAGACCTTGCCTCCATTAGCCATTTTCTTTTTCTTATTGCAAGCCATAACTTAATGTATTAATATTAACGATACAATATTAATGATTTTAATTAATAGATAAACAATACGCATTGAATAAGCTAAATTCACATCAAGTCAGACGGTATCTCTTACGCTAATGGCTTGGCGCAGGCCGATAGATGCGATTGCGTGGAGCCAACAAAGACGTGGTCATGGTCGGTATCTATGAATAATGATTGCATGAGCCATGAACAACTTGTC